TTGCATTGCTTGAACTCAACATCATCTGCATGAATCAAAAGACTATCCCAATCATCACACCAATGCCACCCATCTTTGAGTTCATCTGCGGTGAGCATGACGCTCTCATCGCCTTCAAAGGGCTGCATTAGAAAATCAAATCGCTCCTGAGTCATTCCGTGTTTTACAAATTCTCCATTAGCCATTGGTGTTTTCCTCTTGTGCTAACTTCTGAAAAGTAGTGTGATATTTGGTGGCAATCTTTTCGTAACTCTCAGTGACAGAATTGTTAGGAATAACCATATCCTCAACTTCTTTTCTTGCAAGATCATACAGGAGCTGATTAAGACTTCCGTCTTTAGCACCACCTCCTTCAAAGCACCATACGATATCATGCAATATCTTCTGCCTTCGGACACTTTCTTTGTGCTTAAGTTGATCGAGTTCCTGAGCAAAATGCACAACATCCTCACGGAGTAGTTTAATCATTTGCAACAGAACATCAGTAGGCGGAACTGCATCACCATGATCATTATCTCCGACAAATATATCAGACATTGATTTACTTTCCTACAGTAATGGTAATCTTCTGGCAGAGTTGTAGACTCATGAGAAACAATGTACTCGCAGCAAACGTGAGCATGGCTAGAATCGCCAAGTCAAGCAGTACAGAGAATACACCCGGTGGGGGCATTAGTGAGAGAGTATAACGCATATAAGCAGGCTTAGTGATTTTCTTTTTTGTGGTCATGTGGTTTCCTTTAGAATCCAATTTTACGGAAGAAGCACAGGCTATTAAAGATAACGCAGAACACAACTACCTTTGCGATAAAGATTGCGGACTTGATAATGGCGGTTTCGAGTGTAATTTTCATAGGGTTTCCTTGTGATGAAGTGCGGCAACGCGATTTCGTATCTCATCGATACTTATTGGATTATATCCGATTCTCTCTACACAGCAAGAGAAATATCTAAGATCTGTCACGCCTTCTACAAGCGTAACTTCTTCGGCATGTAGGTGAGCATGTATATTCAACCAAAACGCATTCCTCTTGGCTCTCCATAGAGACACAGGATGAATTGGAATATGTGACAGAACTTCATTGTCGAGTTTGTGATAGGCACGAACATCTCGAAAGTACTTGGCATACTGAGCAAGAGGCAGATTATCATGGTTACCCTTGATGAGAATCTTTGAGCCATTGAGTGATCCAAGAATCTTGAGATCTTTAGGCTTAAATGCCACATCACCCATGACATACACCTTGTCACCTTTGCGAACAGTCTTGTTCCAATTTTCCATGATGACTGCATCGCCTTCTTCAGCACAAGCATATGGACGAACCTTTTCGCCATTTGCACGAACAAAGCGATACATGGCTTCGTGTCCGAAGTGAGTACAACCGATGAAGTATGTGCATGCGCTCATATGCGTTCTTTTTCAGCTGCGGAGATCATGGAATCAATTATTTTATCTGTACCAGAACAGTAAACACGAAGGCTTCCAAACTTCTCCTTGATCTGGTCGACCATAAACGGATTGGCTGGATCTTCTTTTCTGGTTGAAAGATAATCGTTGATTTTGTTTAAAAGCTTTTCGATAACAGGTAGCCATTCACCTGAACATTCTGGACCCCAGAAGTATTTCGAAGTTGTTTTGAATGTATGTGGATACTTAGTCTTCCACACAGAAAAAGTACTGTCGGCATCAATATATGTCATTTTAAAGTTCCTATAGAGGAAAGAATATGGCTATTTCTGATTTTTAAGTGTAATCGAAATAACCGCGAAAGTCAACACTCAATATATATTTCATATGAAAGACTTTAAAAAACAATTAAAAGAAGGTCTTCGTGATTGGTTTGGCAATTCCAAATCAAAAGATGGAAAGCCTGGTTGGGTAAATGTCGTAACTGGTGGAAGCTGTGCAAGTGACGAGCCGGGAGAAGGCGTTCCTAAGTGTGTTTCATCTCAAAAGAGAGCCAGTATGACAAAGGCAGAAAGAAAGTCTGCTGCACGAAGAAAGAAAGCGGCAGATCCTAATCAACAATCAAAGTCTAATGCTGCAAAACCAACGAATGTAAAAACTATGAATGAAGAATCTGACAAAAAAGGAAAAGGTAGCGGTAAAAAGGATGCTTGCTACAGTAAAGTAAAGTCGAGATATAGCGTTTGGCCTTCTGCTTATGCTTCCGGAGCATTGGTTAAGTGTCGTAAGGTTGGCGCTGCAAATTGGGGAAATAAATCTGTAAACGAAGAACACACCATGAAAACATTTAATCAACACATAATAGAAAACGATTTGGTTTTGACATTCAACGATTATTTAAATTTCTTGATGGAGGATGTTTCTCTTCCTCAAATGCCATCAGCTGCACCTGACAAGAAGAATTGGGGATCGGTGAAGCAGGGGTTCGATGCTGTTGTGAATCCTGCAGAACAAAAGGTTCATGCAAAGGCTGGAAGAGCCATGCGAAAGACAAAACTTCTTGGTGCCGAAGGCAGCAATCCAAAACTAGCCAAAGAGGGAATCAATGTTCCCACCTATGCAACCAAAGGACTTTCTCTTTCTCCTTCCACGGAGTCTGGCAGAGTAAACACTTGTGCGTGTGCAACTCAAGAATGCAAAGCAGCATGTTTGAATAAAGCTGGGCGTGGCGCAATGAACTTCACTCAAAAAGCAAGACTCAACAAAACTAATTTCATGTTGGATCACCCAAGTAAATTCATGGGAATGTTGCACAGCGAAATTGACACACACGAAAAATCTGCTGCTAAGAATGGTAAGAAAGCTGCTGTTCGGCTCAATATAGTTTCGGACATTCCACACGAAAGTCTTCACAAAGAAGTATTCACACAACATCCAAATGTGCAGTTTTATGACTACACCAAGATAGCTTCTAGATTATATCATCCGGATGGATCAAAGAAACAACTTCCTTCGAATTATCATCTTACTCTTTCGTCTACTGGTATTCAAGGAAAAGAACAAAATTGGAAACATGTACGGCACCATTTGAATAATGGTGGTGTTTCCGCTATGGTGTTTGCTGTGAAAGCAGGTCGTGGTGGTAAGGAAGGCGATCCGCTTCCAACACATGTACATGATGAAGAAACAGGTAAACGATATAGAGTGATTGATGGAGATTTGCACGATCATCGCCATTTGGATCATGTGTACAATGATGCTCAACCAGGCGAAGGTCTGATTGCTGGTCTTCGTATCAAAGGTGGAAAGAAAATGTTAGCGAAAGCTGGAGACTTTGCAGTTCAACCACACTCAAGTGGTATTGTAACTGTTCCAAAAGGTACAGCTGCCATTAATGAAGCCAGAGTTGATGCATACAAAGCAGCAACAAACTCAGCTGGAGAGTTCGCAGGTGATATTGCACGAGCAAGTAAACCTAAATTGGATTCTGTTACTGCCGATGTCACACATGCTGCAAGAAGCCATTCGGCAAACAAGGTACACGCACTAATTTCTACACATCTGTCGAGTGGTCGTGGCGTTGCTGTACATATGCAATCTACTCCTGAGTTTGGTGCAGAACACGAAGGTGATTTGAGCAGACATCATTTAGTTACACATGATAACAAGACATATCTTGTGTCGGGTAAAAAGACAATCGAAGTAGCATCAATGAATCCATCGGCTTCTGGATTTGTTTCGATCATGCCACATGCGACAAGAGGAAAGCGATCCGTTTCTCCTATTGGTTACATTCCAGCAGGAGCGGGTGGAGCAGATTCTATAAGAACATTTGATCCAAGTAACTTAGAGAGAACCGGGTTTGGCAAGACTATGAAAATGAAAGTTCCGGGAACTATGGAACTCGATGAAGAAATCGTTCGCGGTTCCGCCGCTGCTGCAATAATGTCACGACTAAAAGGCAAACAACTTCCAACCAAGAAGGAAGCAGAAGCAGCAGAGCATAAAATTCGTATAGAACAAGAACTTGAGAAAGCTGGTCTGGGTAGAATTGGTAAGCCAAGAGAAGTCAATGAAGTACTGGATAATATAAATGATAGAATGGCGGCTAGACATATCACAAAACATTCAATTGATCAGATTGCTGCACACAAATCTATGTTGTCTAATATGGGTGTGATACCAACACACGATTTAGCTGCAAGAGCAACTCAGCAAAAGAAAAATAGAGAAAGTCTTCTTACTCGACTCAACGCTAAACTAGCAAAATGAAATCCTTTCTACGATACATCTCGGAGGATATGCCGCATTTTGATCGTGGCGATGTAGGCACACGCCAGCATAAAAAACATAATGATTCTGAGCTTACTTCAACATTAATTCAGCGTGGATTCATTCCTCCTACTAAGCCTAATGATCCACCAGTTTTGGATTATACTCGCGCAGACAGATATTCGACTCAACACAAAGAAATAGGAAACATTGGTCCATACAAGGTATACCATGCACAAGCAAGTGATGGCTCATTGAGTCACTGGGATGATCCCAAAAATATTCATAGTGTTATTGTGAAACACAAGGATGATGTAGTCGGTCATGTTAGGTTTTTTGAACATGATAAACCACGCAAATTAGATAATCCTGCTGTGAAGATGATGTCTCCGGAAGGAATACCACAATTCATGCATGCTCATAAAGGAAAACGAGCACATGTGAATGATCTTCCTGCAAGAGTCTATATGATGGCAGCTGCTCATACTAATCTTCCAATCATGAGTGGAGAAACACAGTCAAAGGGCGCGCATAGTATGTGGCATGGTATAACAAGATTGGGTGGTACTTCGGCATACAATAAAGAATCTCACGAGCATATTCGCAGATATGATCCAGATCAGCATGGTAATACAGTATATGGTGACGACAAATCAGGATCAGATCTGTGGAGTCTAGTATATGACCCCAATAAAGATTAACAATACATAAAACTAGGAGACACACATGGACTTTGTACAACGAAATCTTATTAACGAACGAAACAACCTTCAAATTGAGTTAGCGAAAGCTAACATTCTTATTGCTCAGCTGAATGAGTTGAGCAATAAGACACTTGGTTCGTATATCAAGAAAGCTTCTGGTGTTAATACTGAACCCGGTGGTATGAGTTGGTCAGAAAGAAACGATATTGCAACCCTCGATAACGATGCGGGGCACATAGCAGATTCAGGAAGTGATCCAAGTCGTGTCCTTAAAACACTCAAAAACAGAAAAGAAGGAATTGGTAGAGCAGTAGATCGCATAACCAAACCTATGAGCGAAGAAGCCGAATACATCTCTGATTTAGAGAATGTCATTACAACAATCGCAGAATCGATGAATGTGTCTGCAGCTGACTTGTATGAAACCTATAGAATTACTCCTGTAAGAAGAGACTTGTTGAATAAAATTGAGGGTACAGCAATGCGTGATGCTAAGGATGCTATGGGACCTGACGGAGAAGACTTTCGAGCAAGCTCATTGAAGAAGTCTGATCGTGCTATGTCAAGAATAAGTAGAATTCAAATGATTAAAATGATGGGTAAACCAGCCGATAAGAGAACCTTTGAAGAGCATCCAACTCTTCGTTATTTTCCAGATGATCGGGATCCAAAAGATCTCAAAGATAAAGCCATAAAATCTGATTTGAAAGCAGAAAGAGTACGCGAAATCAGTAATCGTCCTAAGAAGAAAAAGATGAAATGAAAACCTTTAGTCAGTATATCACAGAAACATTTGACACTCCAGTAGTGCTGTCGAAGCCTATCATTCAAAAAGATAAAAATCACAACACCAATTTTCATCGATACAATATATCTCGTGAACAAACAGGTGGTCCGCGTGGAGTTGTACAGATCACAAGAAAACCGGGAAGTCCTTCGGCGTATGTGAACTTTGATTTTAATGATAAAGTTTCAGCGAGAAAGACAAAGGTAAAACCAACCAATGTGGCATTAGCATCTTTTGCTCATGTACATGCCGCTTTAAAGCATCATATAAGCACACATGATGAGCCAACCACACACATTCGCTATGACACAGATTCTTCAAGAAGAGATCGTGCATACAAGATGATTGGAAAACGGCTTGGTGTTCGAATGACAAACGATAGTGCTAAAAGCATAGCTGGACCTTTTGGCATACTCACTGATATTGCTGAGAGAGGTTCCCGCATTACATCACCAAAGACTAAACTACAATATTACGATAGAGTAGCAGATTCTCTCACTAAGCGTGGGAAGAAATCCAAAGATCACAAGAGAGCAGCAGAGATGCTTAACTATGAGAGATCATGGCGTCTCAAGCATAACATTCCTATCAAGGATATTGATACATAAACAACAGGAGATACACATGGACTTTGTACAACGAAATCTTATTAACGAACGAAACAATCTTCAAGTAGAGCTAGCCAAAGCTAAAGCTCTTATTGCTCAATTGAGTGAGGGTATGCAGCCAGCTGCAGCAAGACGTAATGATGTAGAACTAGCAAGACTACAAAGAAAGTCAAAGATTGATCTTGGTGTACGAGGACCACACAAAGAAGGTGAAGGTATCACTCCTGCAGGAGAAGGTGCTCAAAACAGAAGACTGGCACAGCAAGAGAAAACCTTTCCTATGGCTGAACAAGCCGAATACATCTCTGACTTAGAGAATGTCATTGCTTCCATTGCTGAGTCTATGAATATGTCTGTAGAAGAGTTAATGGAAGTAAATAGTCCTCGTAACATGGCACGTTTGGCTGCTATGGTTAGACAACATAATAGTGGTCCCAGTCATGTCACCGGTTTTCGTTCGGGGCTAAAACCAGTAGGTGGTGATATTCAGCCAGCAACAAATGTTGGCTATCGACTCGCAGGAATGCTCGGGTCATCGGGTGTGCATGGCGCTGCAGAAAACATGCAAGGTAAAGTCGTTGCATCACAAAGACATCCTAGTGGTGGTTACAATCAAGATTCTTCAATCGTCACCGACAAAACTCCTGTAGAATTTAAAAATCCTGATGTAAAGCCAGACACTATGGCTAGAGCTGCAGCTAAGGTTAGAGATGGAAGTAAGGGAGAGCAACAAGCCCGCGCCAGAACAGCTGCAATGAAAGCAGCAGCAGCAGAGAGAGCATCTAGAACTTTCTGAGCCACTTTGAAATCTGATGATACCGTGAAGCCCCCGAAAGGGGGTTTTTCATTGTGGGCACACACCCCATGTACCAAGAAGAATACCCAAATCTGATCCATTGGCAATTCCATCGCCATTGATATCACCTTGTGGTGTTCCCCAAACTCCTAACAGTAGACCAAGATCCGTTCCGTTCACTGCTCTGTCGTTGTTGAGATCAGCAGGGCATGGTGTTGGTTGAGCAACACGAACTGCTGCATCTGCATTCAGCATTCCCCATCCGGTGAGCGTATCGTATCCAACAGCACCAATGTCTCTGCATGTAGTCTGCATGATCGATTCTACCTGTGCAGCCGAAAGGGATGGGTTTGCAGAGAGTATCAATGCAGCAACGCCAGCTGCATATGGAGAAGAGAACGATGTACCATCAATCGTGGTGTAGTCTCCCGAAACATAACCATCTACACCCGTTCTGTCTGTTGTATAAACTGACTGTCCTGCTGCAACGAATGCGAGCTTAGAACCATAGGAAGAGAAAGTGGCTTTCTGCCCGGTTCGGCTTGATGCTCCCACTGCTACTACGCCAGCTGATCGTGCTGGAAATCCGATTGTTGTGTTTCCAGAGTTTCCAGAACTGGCAAAGTTTACTACACCTGCATTTCTTGCAGCAACATAAGCAGTAGTCATAGCAGCTGAATCTGTACCATAGTCATTACTGTTGTTTGTCACACGGACACCGTTTGCAATGCTCCAGTTGATTGCATTCACAGTCCACGATGTTTGTCCTTGCCATGATCCATTGCAGGGAACCACAGAGGTTCCAACCTTTGCAGAAACAACTTTACATTCAGGAGCAACACCCACAGTACCTAGACTGTTGTTGATGATGCCACTAATGCAACCCGCTACTGCTGTACCATGATTGTCGCATGAGTTACTTGGACCACCACCTACTACACCGTTTACTACGCCTGTGCTGAAGTCACGACCAGCTAGTTGATTGATATCAGGATGGTTCGGCTGAATGCCTGTTTCAAAGACAAGAACACGAATAGCAGATGAGCCTTTTGTGATATCCCATGCATTCGTAGTATTCATGTCAAAGTTGATGAGTCCACCGGATGCGCCAGTGTTTCGATGTCCCCAACATAAAGAAAAGCCAGAGTCATTGGGAATGACTTCGTTTCTTGTAGCAGTAAACATTACATCTGCTTCTACAAATGCCACATTAGGATTCATAGACAAGAAAGACATAGCATTCCGCATAGAAGCCACATTGTTCATGTTTATGAGAGTAAGATTCGGAATGTGTGAGTAGTGCTCTATGCTTTCAACATCTGCTATGGTAGAAAGAACAGCATCTTTATTTACACCATTCTTCCACTGTACAAAGAAGGTATCAATGTTGGATTGTGTCTTATTGACACTCACACCACTGATCAGGAACAGACACGATAGAACTAGTAGAATTGCTTTCATGATTATCTCCTATAGAGTAGTACTACGCTACCAAATAGGTATGTGTTCAATGATAATTCAGAGTATTTGAGGGTTCGGTATGGTGAGTACATGGGAATACACGCGAGTGTATACGAAATGTGTACCAAATGGCGAAGTGTGGATGAAGTGCTTTAAATGTGTGGGGGAATATGGGGGGAAGTGGGGCTTAAGTGGCACAACATACCGCTGTCATCCCTTCCAACTCTGCCCAGCACCACCAAGTCCTTCGATGTTCTTGTGTAATCGCTTCGGCGCTCCATGCTTCACCTTTGCAATCACTTCCTTCCAACGCCCACCGGAAGCTTTATCCGGAGTGAGATTGAAGTCTGCTCCAAGACCCGGAGTGCATCCCTCCATTGTCTTGATGACTTGATTTTTCTTTCGGCAGTGTGGGCAAGGTAGTTCAACAGGAGCATTGCGTTCGGCGATGGTGTGCGATTCTTCCCATAGCTTGTTGCATGCGTTGCACGAGTAATTGTATGTGGGCATTGTATAATCCTTCTTTATATTTATGGTAATACATTGTGTAATAATATGCATCGCAGTGTAATAATATGCATTTACTATCAACTTTACTATCAACCATCTGTCCTTTTAGGAAGGACAGTTCACTTTGCTGCATTGAACGAGAGCTTCAAGTGCGAAGTCGATAGCTGGTGGTATGCTCTCGTGAGCTTGACTGCGAAAGTTGTTCGGCATCATTGCCAGTATGGTTCGTGATTTGAACGGATCGCGCTGAAAGGCCCAGAACTTGCGATGGCGTTCCATGATGTAATGGGCATAGATGTAGCAATTGGCACGCCGAATGTAAACATCTAGATTTACGGGAAGCTGGGCCTCCTGGATGAGCTTAGCTGCTTTTCGTTCGGCATCTCTCTCACAGGCACGAATATGCCAGAAGGCATTGCGTACTCGTGTCTGGGAGTATTCAACCCCAGAGAACCACGAATCCACCAGATCAGCTGCGTCACCTGCTGGCCGAAACTCTGATTCAGTATATTGCTTGAAGTGGCAGTATTCATGCACAAGTGTGCCCAACCACGATGGACTGCGAGTAGCTACGCGAATCTCTTTCATCGTCTCGCTGAAGTAACCACCAACACGATACCCTGAGCAGTTGATGCTTCGGCCTCTTCCGAGTACCAATGTGAATCCATGATCTTTGAGATCTGCGCGTACCATTCGAATGAAGTTTGTTTGTAGCATAGGGTCCCCTTTACTATCAACAATCGTACCCAAACGAAGCGAGCCAGTCAAGATATGTATTCTTGACTGGCCCGAGGGTACAATTTAAATGGCATGTGCTTTACCGAGCGATCAGCTCGATGAAGCGATTCACCAACACCCGCCCCTTGTTGCGAGAAGCACACGACTTGCTGAACGCTCTCTTCATCGTTGTCTGCGATGACTTGCTCGTGACGGACTCCATCGCATTGTCACCATCGATATCCGTTACGGATTGAATGAAGAAGAACTCATCGTAACCCGTGCAACCCGCATCGGCGCAGACAACATTGTCCTGCTTCAGTTGCGCGTTCATGTCACGGCGAACCACATCGTTTGCAACCCTGAGCGCATTGTCGTGAATGTAACCCTGACGATACGACTGAGCAGCATTTCCTGCTGCTGCAAGTTGCTCACGCTCCGAACGACTCACCGCAGCAGCGTACTGCTTGGCGAAGAACAGATTCGCTTGAGCAACACCATTGCACAAGAACATACCAATGGCACGGCTGCCAGTCATATCACGAAACGCACTCAGCAGAACATTCGTGGTGTTCAGCTGCGTATCTTCGGTGATCGCAGCACCCATGTTCTTGCGAAGTTCCGCATTGCTATAGACTGCACGAGTCTTCGGATCAATGAGAGTCTGCGAACCGTTCATGTACGCAACGCTTGAATCACCATCAGTGAGGAAGATCGTGTTCACGATATCCAACTTGTGCTGCTCCTTGAACTGCGGAACGATCTGCATCGCAGCAACGATGGTTTCGTCAAGAGCAGTACCGGACAGTTCCCAACGAAGTTGAGGGTACAAACGGCACTTACCAATCGCTTTGTTGGTCGTGAGCGCACGATACCAATACTTGCAGGTGCGATACTCTTGCTTCGTCATGCGTGACGAGAACATGTTGAACAACGAGAACTGATTCGCTGCTGCTGGCAGAGTGAAACCATTCGCACGAATAGCTGCATCCTTCTCTGCAGCGGTAGCGTACCCATCGTACATTCCATCTTTCCACACACTGCTATTCGATGGACGATTTGAATGGCAATCGTCACCGCTGCTAAAGTCACGAGTGGTGAACGCATAGACTTCGAACGGAATACCCGAACGGCGGCAGAAGTCGCAAAGCACCATCGTCTGCTCCAAGACTGATTCAACGCAAGCACTCATGGAACCCGACCAGTCAACGAACATCACCAATCCGTGATTCTTACCCTCTGGCAGAATCGTGTTGCGGCGAAAGATGTCTTCCGACCACTTGTAGTTCACCATACGAACGGTATCGAGAACACCCGTGTTGCGAATCGAAGCGCGCTTGGAAACCATCGCTGCTTTGCGAAGTTCGAACTGCTTGGACAGCTGATCGACAGTGTGCTTGCACTTGATATCGAACGCATCCTGTACAGCATCATACCCTTCGCGAACAGCAGTATCAGTAAAGAACGATGGGCAATCCTTCTTCATGTACTCCATGCACTTCTTGTAATCGAACACAACCTTGGCGAGATCGCAGTGAATCAACTTCGCTGGCGCATTGATCGTCTCGCCGTATCCACGGTGCTTCTTCACGCTCTTCTTGAGCGACTCCTCAAGCTTCTGCTGAGTGATCGGCGTAGGTGCTTGATCGGCAGAACCATTGGAATCCGAACGTGCGCCATCCTTGGATGGTTTGTCCTGCTTCTCCTGATCGGCACTCTCTTCGCTCTTCTCGCCCTGCTCGTCACCCTCACCTGCGGATGACTCATCGCCACCTTCGGTGGAATCGCTCTCCTTGGATTCGGACTTGTCGGACTTGTCGCCCTTGTCTTCGTCCTTCTTCTCAGCACCCTGTGGGGCGGTCGAGGATTGCTCCTGCTGCGTTTCTTCCTTATCCTTGGACTTTCCCCCATTGCAGTCCTTCAATGGATTGCCCTGCTCGTTCTGCTTCTTGTCTTCTGCCTTCTTGTTCTTGCAGTGAGTGAACAGATCCTGAGCGATCTGTGCCGCATCTTCGAACGTCTGCGATGCATCAATGCGAGTGATGAAAGTCTGCTCCTCTGCAGTGAAGCGAATACCAACAGAACCAATCGTACCAAGCTTGTAGTACAGATTGAGTTTGTCAGCCAGTTCGAGTTTGTTCATATCGATCTTCTTGATACCAAAGAAATCCTTGGCAGCAAGTTCGCCGTATCCTGCAACGAAGTCGCGCTTGAATCCGGGAAACTTGTTCTTGATGAGACGCTCAATACGCGCATCTTCAACAACATTCAAGTAGAGCGAAGCAGTCTGCCATACATCATTGCTGCTATCGGTTGTGCCGCTCATTGCATTGATTGCAAGCTTCCAACCCTCGCATGGCGTATGCAGAGCGTGAGAGATCTCGTGCCCGATGAGCATATCGTAAACAGTCTTGCTCATGTCCTTCCATTGCGGAAGAATCAGCGTACGGTTCTTGAGGTCGAACGCTGCAGTAGACGCGGCAGCATCGATGATGACATTAATGTTCTCCGATGACAGAATGCGAGCCATGACGCTTGCAGCTGCATGATTGTGCGAGGTGATCGAAACGGTAGGTAGAGCGGTAGCCATATGCGTCAATCATACCCTAGACGGGGGTCTGTGTCAAGCCCTGTGAAAGTAGCTGATAATAGCCAGTCCGATAACAAAGTCCGATAACCTTATCACTATCAACAATGGGGGAGGGGTTATGCCCCCTCCCCCAAAGCATCAAACCTCGGTCGCATCGGTTGCGGGCGCCGTCATGGTCGCCATGTAGTCTGCCACTTCCGGAACGCTGTAGTATCCTCGTGCGGCCTTGCGCGTCACATCCTTGACGATCCAGGCTGGCGCCCATCGCATGCCGTTTCCATTCGCAATGGTACGGAGAACATCACGAGAGAATGCAGTCGGACAAGGAACACCAACATTGGCGGGGTATCCATTGTGAGTACACCAAAGAGAGATCATGCGAATGAACTCCTGCTGATACGTCTTGAGAGCGTTATACGAACTTGACTGAGTGACTTGAGCGGTGGCGGTTGATGTAGTATTCATATCGGTTTCTTTCAGATGGTGTTGGTGTAATCGTCATCTCCGTGATCGTCACGGAAATCTGTAGTGGCGTTGTGCATGGCTGATCTCACGCGACTTGCGATTGATTGCAGCTCATACAGCTCCTCATACGAGAACGCAGAATCAGGATAGACTGCGAGGTAACCAAGTGCTGCTGCAGTATCCTGCAGTGCGTCCGTCTCTTCAAAGTACGGATCAAGCTTCGCGCACTCGCGAATGGTTGCAATCGTGTCTCCGATTAGTGTAGTACTCTGTTTCATATGGCTCCATTGTAGCAGGTTCTTACATCACTATCAACAACAATCCCGAAGATTGCTAGTCTTGGGGATTGTCGTTGCGTCAACAACGGCAGATTAGGCGTGTGTCGCCCGTGGCTTAGCCGCAATCATCATCAGAGTGGCTACTCCGTTGATTGATTGGAGTTCCGTAGGACAAGCGCCAAACTTATCCCAAATGTTCTCCTGATTAGATGCCGCGATGGCGTTTGAAGTAGCCATGATTAGATGCCGCGATGGCGTTTGAAGTAGCCATATACTGCTGATGAGTGATTGCCCACATCTTGTTGGTCGCATCCCAACGCGCACCTGCATTGCGAACAGTATCCTTGTCTTCGTAGCGCGTAAACGGCAGGAAGATTGGATTACCATTCGTGATCTCTGCGCTCGTGTAGCGATCCAACATGCAGTACTTTGCATTGTCTGCGACTGGAGCAGCTTCAGCAACCGGATTCACATCCGCATCAATCTTGCTATACGCATCCACCATACCCGTGCGAGTGAGCGTATCAAAGCGAGAAACGCACATCTTCACCGCTTCCATGCGATCATTGAAGATCGAATACGCCTTGCAGATACCCTCCAAGCGGCGAGTCGTGATGATCTCATCAATCGCATTGTCATCATACGATGCGCGAATGATCTCCGCCCAACGCACGAGGTTCTCTGCGAACACATCATCAACCTTACCGAACTTCGCCATCTTCTTGAGAAGAATCTTCTTCTCAGTCGCTTTCGGTGCATACTCCTGCTCGTAGGTGAAGTCGAAGCGATCCAAGAACGCTTCATTGAGAATGCGAGTACCGGCGAATCGACCATTGTCATCGCCCTTACCCTTGGTGTTCGCAGTCGCGGCGCAGGTGAAACCCGCAGCAGGATGCACGAACTGACCGATCTTCTTGAGCATCACGCCCTTACCTTCGAGAACAGACTGAAGGCACATGATCTTGTCAGATCCCAAGTCGATTTCATCCAAGAGCAAAACAGCTCCGCTCTTGAGTGCAAGCGTAACCGGACCATCCTGCCAGACGGTGTTACCGTCAACGAGTCCGAATGAACCGAGAAGATCGCTCTCATCAGTCTCTGCGGTGATGTTGACGCGATAGCACTCGCGCTTGAGTTTCGCACAGACTTGCTCAATCATCGTAGTCTTACCATTACCGGAAAGACCAGTGATGAACATCGGAGAGAACAAACCGGAGCGAATGATCGCTTCGATTGAACTGAAGTGTCCCCACGGAACGTAGGTATCGATCTTGTCAGGGATCAGCGTAGTGCGATCTCCGCCAGTCATACCAAGAATCTTACTGTGGCTGACAGTCTTGATGGTGTTGGTCGCACCAATCACAGCCATCACAGTGGATGCTGCAGTATCTGCAACAGGCGCCATGGTAGCAACTGCAGCAGCAGATGCTGCAGCGTTCAGCAATTCAGGAACGCGAAAGAATCCACGACCAGCTGCACGAGAAGGATCCTTGACGATCCACGCTGGCGGACATGCGATGTTGCAGATCGCGGCAGCTTCGACAAGCTTGCTACGCGAGACGATGCTATTAGTGTCTCCTGCCACGCTGCGAAGCGCGGCGATAAAGGCGAGTTGTTTAGACGATTGAAGGGCGGTAGCCATATGGTCGAATCATACCACAAAGGGTAGCAGGGCGCAAGCCCTATAATTGAGACATTTCTAAAGTCCGATAATATAAAGACTTACGTCCGATAACAAATCGACATGTTATTCGGACATGTACATGCGGCGTACAGTCCGATAACAAACCGTATCACTATCAACAATGGGTAAAGAAAAACCCTAGAACAGCTTTCGCTGTGCTAGGGTCGAGAGTGTATGAATCAGGCAGTCAGTCTAGATCACTGTAGTAACCTGACCAATCCTCCGAAGCTCTACCACACTGGCTACCACCGTCAATGTGGCGATCCTCTTCCAAGTCTTCTTGCTCGTCATCATCATCTTCCGCTTCTTCATCGAGATCAGGCTCCCATTCGGGAACATCGCGGTCGAGATTAACTGCAGTATAGTAATACTCTTCGTCTGACATTAGTGTATTCTCCTGCGAAAGCATAAAGTCCTTATGATCCATACTCATGGTTTGGTCCTCATGAGGGTGTGGCGGGACAAACTTCGTCGCCCACCACACCCACCACACGGGGAGAATTTAGGCAGACACCCACGCAGCGATGTTGCTGTTGTACTTCGACCAGCTGAAGTCTGAATCAACAAAGACTTCAACCGTTACATCATCGGCTGCGATTGCACGATCAAGTGCCTTGAGGCAGCCAGCTTCACGAGCGAGAACACGCACATTGCGTGCATTTGCGAACAGGTGGCGTTGTTCATTCTCGTTATCAATGTGTGCAATTTCAGTTGCAGTATAACGAAGCAAAGAACGAAAGCTGTTCACGATCATGTCATTAGTACTCATATCAGTCAGTTCCTCAAGAGAAGGTGTTGCAGTGGAAATCGATTCCCACTTGTGAGACTTAATTGTAACAAGTGCGCGCAGTTTGTTCAAGAGATTGTTCAGCATTATAGTGGCTCCTTAGAGGGTTGGAAACAGATCAGTGAAATCAGGCTCATCATGACGCTCATCATGCGTATCGACATACACGCTCATCTCTTGGTGACGCTTGATGGCATCGGCTTCGAGTTGCAAACGGTCTTCAGCAATCGCTTCGAGTGTCACGAGAGCTGGTTGAATGCGTCCTGGCAAACTGTACTGCCAGTGTTCTTTCACTGTGCCGAAGTACGTCAGCGTGAAGTGAAAATCGTTGAGGTTGTATTCCAAGCACCAACCTGGCGCAGATGGCAAACGAAACGACAAGCGGCGAGTCATTCGGGTAAGTACACTCATGAGTGGCGATCCTTTGAAATTGAAGACCAAATTGCATAAACAACAAACACGATGACTAGTTGCACGAGCACTAGCGTAGAGATGACTCCGACAAGTAAAATGGTATGAACCATAGCTTAAACCCCCATGTAGCAGATGAGACAGAGAACAGCAGATTCTCCCTTGTTTGCGCTTTCAATGTCGCGAGAGAGACTTGGCACGACAACACGCTCTTCGCGTGTTGCAAGTTCGCACCCACAATCATCACAGTATTGCATTTCCATATTGCTCCTTATGAACCAATTTCCAAATCATTGAACGAAAGTGCTGCAACAGGTTTCATCTCGCATGCCCTGACTTGATCCTCGCAAAGTTCTTTGAATTGTTTATCGTCTATGACCATGATGGTGCAGTCGCCGATTGTATTCCAAGTTTCGCCGTCAGGCAGAATGATAATTGTGTGAGTCTTCATAGTGTCTCCTTATAAACCGATGTTGATGATGTCCGAACCGAAATCAATCACGACTGGCGACTTGCGCCAGAATCCAATGTTTCCACCATGCAGATCGCACACCATGAGATACTTGCGACCGTGCATTACACCTAATGGTTTGTCATCACGCTGCGTACCAATGGTGTTGAGATTACGCATGGTGGTGTACAGCTTGCGAATACCTGTATCGCTAGTATCACCTTCGCGAGTCACACCCCATGTGACACCAATACGCGCAGCCACGCATGTTTGATATCCCCACATGATGCGACCACGACACCAACAAGTGCCAGTGCATTCGTTGATGTTTCCGCATTGACATGGACCGTTTCGCATCACCATCACCATACGCCGCACTGGCGGAGCAGCACCCGCTGCAGCGGCGATCTTCTGGCGCTGATACGCCGCGAATGCTTCACTGGCGGTGATGTAGAGCTTGAGCGCGTAGTGATTGCGCCGATTTGGTTCTGCATTGTTCATGAGAAACTCAGCCTGAATACCCGAAGCTGAAACACGCGTGTTGCGGCGCATTACATACACATCAACCTTTCCCATCAGGTGATGCGTGAAGGTGCGAAGAGGTGAGAATTGAGGAGTGAAAGTGGTAGTCATATGCGTCCCATCATACCACAAGCGGCACACAGCGTCAACTGAGCTAAACAAGCTGAAACCACAAGGGTTCAATAATACCGTGGTGCTGTGGTTCCGATAATATAATTCACTATCAACTTTGCACTATGCGTTTTCCAGCTAGGAAACGACATGTTATTCGAAAACCATACGATTTCTACCTTGTTTATCGCACTAGTGTTACATAGAAGCATAGAGTACAATGAGAGCATGACACGAATTCTACCTGATCATATTGAGACCCCCACAAGCGCATGGAGCATCAAGTACGATGTGCGAGAGATCGCGCACTACATTGCACCATTGACTGAGTGCAAGAGCATGGGCGCAGAAGCAGCATTCTATATGAATGGTGCAGAACCCAATCGCGACGATTCATTTGCCATCAAACTCTTTGCGAGTCTATGGGATGCAGTCGTAGCGTATGTGCGCCAACGTGCAGCAGCGCAGCATGGGTACGCACCGCCAGTGGGACGTTTCGTAGTATGGACGTGCCCAGCAACGCAGCACCTCGGTGCATACCCACAGTACGGATACGAGACAGCAGTCGCAGATGTGTGTCACGATCCCGTGGGCGACTACACATACGCACAGAAGAGAGCACGAGTACGTCAAGGGTTTCCATCACACATCGTAGAGATGCAGACAGTGAGCATTCTCAGTCGCGTGTGGTTCAAGAACAGCGATGAACAGAAGATCGAATCATGGGATGATCTTGTTGAAGCATTGGCTGGCGATGATCCCTTTGGAGCGCATGCGTCTGAGTTCGCTGACAAGTTGAATGCATGTCTGCCACTTGTGAATGCATTGCGTGATCTTCCTGCGACTGATGACGATCAGGTTGACGGACGCAAGACTGACCCCGCGAATGCTCGTACATTTCGTGAGAGTCGTCGTCGCCCGTACTACGCTGACATGCATGGTGGCAATGTGGGAATCTATTGCGGGCGACTTGTCTGCATCGACTTTGGAGATTCATCATTTCGCAAGTGAGCAATACACCTGTCCGAACAGTACAGGGGTGTCATGGGACTCCCGATGGAGCCTCGTGCTAGCTTGCTCCCCTCAAAGAATTCTTAGTTACCTCCCCTAGCCGGAATCCTCCTCTGGGACTCCTACCCCAAAAGCCTTTAAGACGCAAAACTCCTTTAAGGGACTCCCTACCCGGAATCCCCCTCCGGGACTCCTACAGGGACTCCCACCCCAAAAATCCTTTAAGGGACTCCTAGCATGGGACTCCTACCCCGTGGAATTCGACGGGATTAAATCGAAAGGGACTCCTAGTTGGAGTCCCGTATAAATAATATACTATGGCTAGAACTCAAGAAGAATATCGTCAGATCCTAGAACAACGCTTAGACGAAGCTGGATTCATGAAAAAGGTAGGTTACGCAGCAGCTGGTCTAGCAGCAACAGCTGGCATAGGACTAGCTATGTCGAATATGGGTGGTAATAAACCAGCATATGATCCGCAGGATGCAGAGTTCGATAGAATAGAACAGAGACAAGAGGCAGCAGTAAAGAACATGCAGAGCAATCCTAACAATCTTCGTCAAAAAACTGCAGGTGGCGAAGTGTGGAGTAATCAACCAATGTCTAATGGAAAAGTACAGACTGGCGGATATAACACACCAAACAAACCACTCAAAACTCCTGTTCGTGGAGTCGGAGTCCCATCTGGTCAAGGTGTCCAAATGGATGCCAATGATATGTGATCCATTACAGTGAAAAGCTTTAAGGGACTCCAATCCCATCGAATTCGATGGGATTAAATTGAACAAGGGACTCCTACCCATGAGACTCCCCCATAAGAATTCTTTGAGATAAATACTCTTATAGTGAAAAGCTTTATACAGTACATCCTCGAAGATATTGAAGTAATAGACGATGTTGGGCATCCTGAAAGTGTAAGTGAACCTCGATCTGTGCTTGGTATCCCGCATAAAGCTTGGCAGAAGCATGCAATAGCAAATGGTCGAAACGTAGAGAAGCTCGGTAAAATCGGAGATCGTTATACTGTCTATAGTTCCATAGGACATGGCAATTATAGAAAGAGTGAAGACGCGAATCTCGCTGACTACGAAGGTGAGTATCCCGGACACGAACAACGATTAGACCGCGAGTTAAATGACACACATCACTATGTGGCAGTTCATAATACGAGCGGTAAGATCGCAGCAATAACTTACGGAAGAGTCGGTAAAGGCATGAACAACGAAGTTGCTAAGCGTGGAACCTATAAACCCACCATGACTCATGCTGCATTGGGGCACAGATATAGCGATAATGGAATCTCGCTTCCTGCTGAGATATACAAACACATCTCAAAGAAACACGCAGTCGAAAGTGGCATACAACAAAGCCCCGGTGGCGCTCATGTCTGGGAACGACTCATTCGAGACAGAGACGCAAACGTGCAATTCAAGACTAGCTCTGGTGCTAAGCGAGTTCCTGCAGTGGGTGTTCCTACGTCTAAGATCTGGATAGACCAAGAGAATTGGGGATCTCCAGTGAAACGCGCAATGTTAGTGTTGCCAAAGAAGAAAACTCGGAAAAAAAAATGAAAAGCTTTACTCGATATATCTCCGAAGACATTGAATTGTCTGATGATCTCAGCAAACCCAGTATCAAAACAAAAAGACCGTATATTGGTATGCATGAAGATCAATGGAGAGAACATGCAGCAACAGAAAAGAGAACAATAAAACCAATCGGTACTATTGGAAAAGACTATACCGTGTATAGTTCTAGTAATAAAAGAGGAGATCATTATGATCCTGACGGAGCGGATAGTAAAGATCCTCAAAGAAGAGTTGGGCATTACACACACCATTTTCTAACAGTTCATAATAAAACTAAAAGTGTAGTTGCATCCGCTTTTGGACACAGTAACGAAGGAAATTGGTCTTCAGGAGCAACATTTGTACATCCTGATCATAGCTCCAAGAAAGTTGGATTCTCTGTGCCTGGTGAAATGTACAAACACATATCAAACCATCACACAATATGGTCTGGTCATACAAATACTGTTGGTGCAGTAAAGATGTGGAAAGGGTTGATACAAGATCCTGAGAATAAGGTACAGCATGTGCCACCCACGCTAAGGGTTGGCAAAGCAAAACCAGCACATGGAATGCCTGATAATCAAATTTGGGCTACTCGTGCAGACGATACACAAACAATTGCAGCAGCTAAAAAGTCAGGAATAGCAACACATCCCGTGACTATGAAATGGGGCAGACCAGAGTCAGAGGAATCTTCTAACATCGTATCTGGTAAATTAAAAATGCCACGAAGAAAAAACAAATGAAAAGCTTTACTCAATACATCTCTGAGATCTTTGCTCCTCCAAAGGAACACATCAAGGGTGGATATCATCCGGATTTGGGATATGGTGGAAGTATTGCACACGAACCAGATCGTCCACATCATTACTACAACAAAGAACACGGAACACATACAAGAGGAGTAGCATTTAACTACAATGATATTCCGGAGCATATGTATCACGAAGTAGGAAAGTATATGAAGGGAGTGAATATTGGTGATTTACACTCCGGTAGAGCTGCGAAAATAGACTTTAGCACAGAAGAAGAAGATTTAAGTAGACCTGGAAAAAAAGTCCAGGTCTTTAATAAAGCCGAGCCAGGTAAGATGTTTCCTAGTCATGTTACACGAACGGTATTTGATCATGTTCATCATTTTATAAATTCTCATAATGTGAATCATATATTCTACGAAACTGGTAATGATAAAAAAGACAGACTATATCAAAGAGCAGCAAAACGACTTGGTGTTGGTGCAACGAATATCATGGGAACTCGCCTATCACATTGGGATATGTAATAATATGAAAAGCTTTAAACAATATCTTTCAGAGATCTTTCATGACAAACCCGGTGTGGTATCTCATGAACATCCTGATCTTGAAACAAATTCAAAAGCTCCTGACTTTGCGCTTTATCATAATAAAGATGCGGGTGTTCAAACCAACATAACACTTCTTGGCACGGGTTCTGGTGTTGATGCAGATAGATTTCATGCAATACGACACAGATTACCTGCTCATTTTCCAGTAAGTTCTGATCAAGCTCACGAGTTGGCTCATAGGTACGATAAACTATTCCATCCTGGCCCGATTGCAGAGATTGACTTTGGAGTTCGTCAACCAGATCGACCATCTAATGAATTTAGTTTTAGTACCGTCGGAAGTAACAAATTTCCTTCGCATGTTACAAAAGCTGCATTTGATCATATTCATCACTTTGTTCGAAGTCGTGGAATCAAGAACATCATGTATTACACACCCGATAAAAAGAAACATAGAATATATCAAGCAGGTGCAAAAAAGCTTGGTATTACTGCCGTAAATATGTCATATTTAGGACCTCTCGGTCCGCGAGACTGGCCATCATAGATAAATTAAAAGCCATATTACTAAATACCTGTTCCTATGACAAACTCACAAATCGGAATAAGTATCTTCGTGTTAGACGCTATGATTGCTGCTGGATTTTTTGCATATGTTTTATGCCATATGTTAGACACAGAAGAAGACTAAATACTATTATGCAATACGAATTCAAAGATCCAATAAATCAAAAACTCGCACAAACCTACAGCAAAATGGTTTCTGAAAGTCACACCGCTAAAGAGATTGCAGGCACTCCAACAGCAGAACTCCGCAAACTCGCTGCGACGTACGAACGATCCGCATCAGATCATGGAGTCAAGCATGATGCAGCAGTGGAAGCTGGAGACAAAGACAAAGCTGCAATGCTAAAGAAGAAGATGCTAGATCACACGGACGAAGCCATTAATGTTCGTGCAGAGATTCGCAAGAGACTTGGAAAGTAATTTAAAGACTAAGTTCTTCGTCTTTGCGTAATCGAATGTACTCATTCATCTTGTCGAGTACTCCGGTGTTTCTCAGCTCTTTGAATACAAGATTCTCAAAGGCAAACTCTCCAGCTTTCTGAAGACCAGAAGCTCTCATATTCTTTACTTTATCTTTTAGTTGTTTAAAAGATTGATCGCTGGCATTTGTTGCTATTAGAGTATTAATCTTTTTATTAAACTCAACAACTTTCTTCTGAATGTGAGCATTATCCATATCCACATCGTGATGCTTTGGTTGGTTTATCCACTTATCATTTTGTATGCTATATGCTCCCTGATCCTTTGGGAGTTTAGCATCCTTATCCTGAGCATAGAGTTCCACATCATGCCCATATATCTTGATCTTGTGAGTAAGACTCCATAGTTCTTTTTTGTCTTTGAAGTAATCATCCACCAGCTCTGGGCAGTTTGGAAGTTTCTTCTTGTTGACTATTATGTGAATATCAACATCAGAGTGGTCTGTGTAATTGAAATTGGCATTACCACCAACTAGAATGATATCCAGTATTGCATCTGTTGGTATATGTGCCCATGCTGCCCATGCAGTACCAATATGCAGTAACTTCTTGCGAACCACTGACTTCAAATTAGTACCTCTCCACAGCTTCTTATTGAGGGTATCGTGGTATTGCAGAGTCAAGTTTGGCTCTTCTGTGATATATTGGCTAAAATGCTTCATCCGGTTATTTAGGGATTTTCTATATACTAAGGAGAACCTATGAACAATCCAGAGACTATTATCCGTGGTATTATGCAAGAAGCTGCTAAAGATGCTATTACTAAATTGGCAGCAAAGCATATTGGTCAGAAAAACCCAACAGTTGGTCAAGTAAAGGCACATTTTGCCCATGATGAAAAGGCAGCAAAACAGATTGAAAAATTAGCTGGTACTCTGGAAGAAGAAAGTAAAGGTTTAAAAAAAGCTTGTTGGAAAGGATATGAAGCCATTGGAATGAAAAACAAGGGTGGAAAGAAAGTTCCAAACTGCGTTCCTATTGAAGAAGCAAAATCCGAAGCATGGCAGCGCAAAGAAGGTAAAGACCCAGAAGGTGGTTTAAACGAAAAGGGTGTTGCTTCATACCGTAGAGCAAACCCCGGTTCTAAACTACAGACTGCTGTTACAACCGAACCATCTAAATTAAAACCTGGCTCTAAGAAAGCAAAACGCCGTAAATCATTCTGCTCTCGTATGAAGGGAATGAAAGCCAAACTAACCTCTGCTAAGACTGCCCGTGATCCAGATTCGCGCATTAACAAATCTCTAAGAAAATGGAACTGTGAATGATTCCAAAGAAACCACAACCCACACCAATTCCATTTCGAAAAGTTGAACCACCTAAAGTGACAAAAAAGAAATGTAATTGCGCCAAAAACAATATAAATAAAAAGTAACTCTCTGGGATTGTATCTCAGAATTGACCTCCCGATCTACGCACGGGAGGTTTCTTTTTAATAAATACCTATATGAGACTATTTGAAGGCATTACCGCAAAACAGGTTCAGAATACTCCACATGGATTTTTAGGAGATACTAAGATCCATCCGAGATATACTCAGCACGATTATAAGTTTGTGGGTAGAGATAACAAGACAGTTGGGATTGTCACGATCAAAAAAGAACATTCATGGGATCGACCATTCAGTGGTTCGGGTAATCATAGTTCTTCGAGTATTGCATTCACTATCAACAATTCTTATGTGCGCCCAACTAGAGTATCGACAGAGGATACGTTGCATGTACTTCGCCATGTAGCGTCTGCAGTGAATCACCACATGACAAGATTTCCACAGACGAGTCTGCGGTGGCAAACCACAGATCCACGAAAGAATAGAATCTATAAGAAACTAACAGAGCTACAACCAAAAAAAGAAAAAGATACTAAATGAAAAATTACATATCAAAATATCTAATAGAACAATATGACAAGCAGGACAAGGTTGATGACTTCGTTAAATTCGCAGCACACCATCTTGAACAATACGACAAGCAGGACAGGGTTGATGACTTTGTTAAATTCGCAGCACACCATCTTGACTTAGCAACTCCTTCTGTTATACTACTCGACGAAAGAGAACCAGAGATGACAACTGCCAGTTACAATATGAAAACTGGAGAGATAAAAGTCTACATCAAAGATCGAGCTGTGTTTGATATATGCCGTAGTATTGCACACGAGATGGTTCATAAAGCACAACACGAAAAGAGTGATGATCTAGATGGTTCTACTGGATCTCCACACGAAGATGAAGCAAATGCTATGGCTGGTCGAATCGTAAGAATGTATGGAAAAGAGCACCCAGACTTCTATGAATGATAACATTAAATATGTAAAAGGATTACTAACTGAAATGAAGGACTTTACTTCTTCTCCTCGTTATGCTGCAGACAGATTACACCAACAAATAGTACATGATGACATTCATATTCCAATATCAAAACATATTCGGAAACTAGGTTTCTTCGCCAATAAGCCTGAGTATACAAAAGGAATGGCAGAATATAATATCAGCGGAAACTACAGAGGAAACGAAGTTCTTACTAATCAGCTAGGAATCGGAAAATCATTAGTTCCAATTCCACAACACCACCCAACACAAGAACATTCAATACGCCATTTGGTGGATCGTGCGTTTGGCAAGAAGCCATCGAAGTATTTAAATTATTTAAAAACAGTACACGACTCCGTAGATTCTGCAATTCAAAAGCACAGAGCAGCGTGGGAAAGTTCACACACAAATGCAAATGATGCAATTGCTGCTATTAAAGCATCGACTATGAATCAATTTCGTGGAGCTACTCCAATTGGATCAAACATAGAAGATCAACAAAGAATGGCACACCACCATTCAGAAGTATCAGCAGAACACGAGAAGCATATCAGAAGTCTCACTCAACACAAACAAACTATTGTGAATCATGCAAGAGGATTGGGATCTGTATATGATGTAGATCTAGCAGAATCAGAACATGGTAATTTAAACTCTCATAAATTAGTGTCGGGAGTATGGGATGAGGTGTTCTGATGGTAGGGATCATTCGAGATATATCTAATAGAGAATTAACTAAAATCATCAACCCATCCACCGAGTGGATGATTGAGCAACTTGAAAACCATGTGTGCCAAGTGTTTTTTAGAAAAAGATTGAATGGTCAGTTTCGGTCGCTAAGATGTACTAGGAATATAAGAAAACTTCCTAGGAAGTATAAGATAAAGTATGCACAAGGCATACAAAATCCGCAAGGGTATACCGACATCATCCCCGTATGGGATAATGAAAGTAGAGATTGGAAAAGCTTTCATCGAACCAGTGTCATAAACTTTACAGTGTTACTTGGAGTGTAATTATGGAAAATATAGAAATGTCTGATATCATGCAATCACCAACCGCCTCTGTTGTTATTCCTGAAAGTGGAGAGTCTGTTTTAGTTTTATCAGATTGGAATGTTGAAGGTGTTACGGATGGATATACTGCAGAAGAAGTTAAATCACTTATTAATATTCTTATGGAATCGTGGGAACTTATGGATAAATATAATAAAGCAAACGAGAGTTTGCCTCTATTCGAACCAACGGGATCTTCCAACGATGTTACCAAACAAAACTCGGCACTCGGATGAATGGACTAATACTCTAATAGAATTGTCGAGAGATGCAGTTGTTGCATACGAGCAATATCTTTTGGATAAGCTCGACCATAATTCTTTAGCAAAGGTTATGAAAAAGCTACACAATGTGTTACCATCTGCAGAATATCCAAAAGCAAAGAAGATTGAAAATAGAGAACCCAAAGATTACTTCGAGTAAATTATGAATATATTTGTATTAGATGCAGACCCATATGTGGCTGCACAAATGATGTGTGATAAACATGTAGTTAAAATGATTCTCGAAGGATGCCAAATGCTTTCTACTGTGCATTCTTTAGATGTCGTACAGGATAATAAACGAACATTATATAAGCCATGCTTTCATAATCACCCATGCACTATTTGGGCAAGGGCATCTAAATCTAATTACTATTGGCTAGCAAACCATACTTATGAACTGACTAATGAATATACTAGCCGTTATGGTAAAACCCATAAATCAACTAGTATGGCACAATGGTTTACATGTAATGCTCCTAGTAATCTTCCAGACACTATTTGTACTAAGTTTGCTCAAGCCATGCCTGAAGTGTATAAAAACACAGATGCAGTAAAAGCATATCGTGCCTATTATGTCGGAGACAAACGTAGGTTTGCAAAGTGGTCTAACGGAAAAACTCCAAAATGGTTTCTTGACGAATGTGAAAAACATGATATACTTATAGATCAAGGAACAACCCAATGAACATCTATACGAATTTTAATGTTACCATATGTTACTATACTGATATGATATTATATTAAGAAGAGCCTGTACTCTTTAACACAGTAGATTTAGGTGGTTTAGAGACATCCACGCTAAGTCGAGATTAAAACTCTCGTCGTAAGGAGAATCGGCGCCTCCCCTGTGAATACTAGGTAAACGATTCTCCCTGACCTTAAAAGTCAGGGATTTTTAATTGACGGTTGTGTTGTTGTGTGTTATACTTCAATCTAACAAGTCGCCTCTATAGCTCAGCTGGTAGAGCATTCCGCTTTTAACGGAATGGTCCTAGGTTCGATCCCTAGTGGAGGCATTTGCAAGTGTTAGGCTCCATCGTCTAGCCTGGTTAGGACACGGCACTTTCAATGCCATAACAGGAGTTCAAATCTCCTTGGAGTCACTGTATTTAAAGGAGTTAAACTATGAAGACTGCTAGCATATGCCCAATGTATATTGATGAAAACGAGAAAGATGTTATCTACGTTGTCTTGTATTATTTGGATAATGAAGTCGTTAAGCGTTTCGCTTTTCGCGATCATATGAAAGCAGAAGAATCTTCGCTTTCTTGGACAAAAGTGTTGACACCAGATTCAAATTGTGTATAATGAACTAAGTTAAACTAATGGTGATTGTATAGACTTACACCATTAATCTCTTCTAACAAAGTCTAGTAAAGGATTGTAAATTATGGCTAACACTATTAGCAAGACTCGTAAGGTTATTAACTATCTCGCAAACGGTAAGACTATTACCGCCTCCGAAGCACGCGCTCGATTTGGTGTGAAGAATCTTCGCGCCACCATGAGCAACATTCGTGAGCTTGTTGAGCGTCATGACAACTGGCAAGTTGAGACTGATATTTCTGCAACGGGTAAGACTCGTTACAGTATGGTTGACACACATCCCGGTGATCGCACCTACGGGTTCCGTCCCGATGGTTCGCGCTATATGCTTTGATTGGATGTTTGTTTCTGCGAGGGGGTGTTGAGCAATCAACACCCCCTTTTCGTGTATAGATATTATGGAGGATCTATATGGAACCAAAGTATTTTTATACAAAAGCACATATTGATGGAAGATGTATTGACTTACTTCTCACTGCAGCAGAAGTGGCTCGTGCATTTAGCAGAGCAAAAGAAAACCCAAAAGATGTAGCTGATTATCGTGGGTACACTGAACTTTGTTGTAGTGTCCCAACAGTACCAAAGAAATGTAGTATTTGGGAAAAGCTTCTAGGTAAATGTAATTGTGATTGAGGAAAATTATGAGTAATATTAAAATGGTTCGTTTGACTTCGGGTGAAGAAATTATTTGCAAGTATAACAAGGGTGAAGAATGTCACATCCTCAAGGATTCTGCAATTCTGTTCTCTGTTGGTCAAGGAAAGTTGGCATTTGCAAAGTGGATGCCTTACTTGAGTGAAGAGACACATAAGACTGGCATTTCAATTCCAGATAAGTTTGTTATGTTTGTCGTTGACATCGATTCAGAGATGTCCGGGCAGTATCAGGGAATGATCTCTGGGCTAGTGGTTCCAAGTAATGGACCTGTTGGCGCAAACAGTGGATTGAAGCTTACGGTTTAAGTTAGTGATGCGGTATGAAATACTATCGCAAATATTCTCGTAGCTCAGTTGGATAGAGCACTTGCCTTCTAAGCCAGTGGTCGTTGGTTCGAATCCAACCGGGAATGTTTTATTATGATGGTCCTCTGTAGCTCAGTTGGTAGAGCGGCGAGCTGTTAACTCGCATGTCACTGGTTCAAATCCAGTCGGAGGAGTTATGTGGATTGTAATTATTTCATCTTTGATTGGTGTTAGCATTGCCAATTGGATATATGCAGATTTATGCTATAATAAATTATATGCAGATAAACCTTGGACAGTTTATGGGTTATGCATGCTTGCTGCATTCATTAGTACAAATGGTTGGTTTTTCTTAATACGCAATATCAAGTCACCAAAAGAATTAGTACTAACGAATATTCTTTGGGATGTTGGTGCCACAATACTGTGTATAGTTTTTCCAATATTACTTTACAACGTAAGAATTGATACGAAAACTATTATTGGTTGCATTATCGCCATTATCGGGTTGATTATTGCAAAGATATAAAATTGCAGATTATAGATATTAAAGAGGATACCTATGGGTTCAAATGGTAAGCATGGTGCAGGTAAGGGAGATAAGTACCGACCAGTAGATTCTAAAGTTTGGTCTGAAAATTGGGATATGATTTTCAATAAGAAAAAGAAAAAGAAAAAGGATAAGTCAAAATGACATATACACCCGGTTCTGCCTACGACGCAGGATATACAGCTAGAATTAATGGCGGAGAAAAAGCATCCAATGTTCACGAAGGAGCTAACAGCTATTGGCAAGAATGGGCTGTTGGTTGGAATGACGCTAATGAAAAGATCATAAGCGATTCCCGCATTCGTAACGAAGGAAAGCTAAATGAGAGCAAGCGACTCTTTCTGCAAGACTGAAGAATCTCTATTAAAAAATCATCCCCTCTACGAAAATAGAGGGGATGATGTCATTTATAGATTGATGAAAGAAATTGAAGAATTAAAACAAAAGTTAAGTCAAACCACTACTGAATCTTGATTCCGTTTGAGTGGTAGAATGTTATCACACCATTTTCTTTTTTGGCATATGCTAAAATAAATTTTGGTGGTTTTGTTGCATTTGCTGCATTGTTTACTGGACTGTCATTCATACTGGATATAACTGTTGTTGTTCCGATATCAGATATCAAGATCAATGTGTTACTAAGAGAACCTTCAATTCTTAGTAAATTTCTAGATGCACCACATGGTGCATTTGCAGAGTCTCCTCCTGTATTATCTTTTAGCTCCGGATATTCATTACAAGTAATTATATTACCAGTATCAATTGTGAAAATTATCCAGCATACTTGAGTATTTGTCATGCTGGTGAGATCAACACTTATGGTTTTATTTTCTAATAGGTGAATATAATCTATATTATTAATAAAGGTGTTTGATTTTATTTGATCTTGAAAAGAACTGTCTACATTATTAATTATTTCTTTATGTGCAGAAACAACACGATATTGATCTGGGCTTGCAGTTATAGTATATGTTCCATTTGGTGAAGCGCCAATACTAATAGACATCGGATCTAATGGAATTATATTGTTCGCGCTATAACCAAAATTATCAAACGGTCTGTTTATTTTTCTAACATATGTGCCAAATATATCTTCTGGGTTTTGCTGCAAATTAGCTTTAGTTAACCACTTATTATACCCTCGAATAGTTAAGCTTTGATTTTTATAAAATTTTTCTTGTAACTCATTTAATTCTGCTGCTTGCAACATTGTTTGTTGATTAAAAGCTATAGTATTACTGTTCTCAAAAATATTATTCTTAGATTCTCTAGACAAATATGGAGATTCTTTTAATGGAAATTTTGTGGAATTATCAGATATAGCATCTAGCGTTGAATTATCTGGTTGTTGTATCTGTCCTGGAAATTGATAAAATACTATTTCTGGTTTCTCTAAATTTTTTAATAGAATTTGAGTTGAAAATGCTAAAGCCAGACCGGCTTTACCGGGTTGACCACCCTGAGAAGTACCGCGATAACTAGCGGGATCTGTTGAAAAATCATTTGGATCATAAGTACTAAAACTTGTTGGATTAAATACTCCTGGATCCAATTCTTGATTTACAGTAATAGACATAAACCCGTTTGGTCCACCATCGAACACTTTACGATATAGGTTTTCTGCGCTGGTTTTGTCTAATGGTTGAATTTTACTTGAACATTTAGTTGCCACATAATTCCAACCCATGAATATAGTTTCTGGAGTAGAAGATTGTGTTATTGTAAAAGATGGATGTCCATCATCACCCTGGCCAGAGAATGTACTCTGCCACAAATTTTGAGTAAAGCCGCCATACGAAATCATCTCTGTTTTTCCTAAAGATCTATCTGGTACTGCATCAATATTACCATTTGTTTTTTTGAACACCAAATACTTAGAAACTCTCATATGAGAATCTACATCATATACCGGCCAACCTTTATTAATATCCATTATATTAGTGGGAAGAGTTCCCAATAAAATTTTGTGTCGTAATATGCTACTAGGTATTGGTTGTTGTCCTCGTTTCATTACCCATAGTCTATAACTGTCTTGAGTTAACATCCCATTTGGTGCAGAACACGCAAAACTAGAAACTGGAAGATCCCAAGCAACACATGGGCATTGAAATACCCTACTTATAGTCTGTTGGCTACTTGAATCAAAGAATGAAAATGTTTGATCTCTTTCACATGGTTGTGCTGTTATTGGATGCCCTACTGATATTAAATATTCTTCTCCACCGTCTTCATAAGCAGGACCATTATTTTTAATCAAAACCATACCATTATTAAATGCATTGTACCAAAGATTAGAATTATTCCAATATCTATAATTCTGTATTGGATTATCTCCATCTGGATCATCGATGGGCATAATATCTACATCAAATGGATCTATAAGTCTTGTTGGATATGGAAGACCACCATCTGGTACTATAGAAGAACCAAAAATATCAATGCTGTTTTGTGGAGTTATATCTGCACACCCATTGTTCGCAGCCTCCTGCTGTGATCCCACAGCACAATACAACCACCATGCTTTGCAGAAAGGCCACGGACGACTTTGAGAATTGCAAGAAGCACCACACCAAATACCACCATTATCTCCGTGTGATTTGCCAGCAGGATTAACAGTACATCCACTAAAATTTGCACTATAGTTAATTGATTGATTACTAACAACTACTGTTTCATTTCTAAAAAATGCCGAAGTATTTACTTCAGATATTGGGAATTGGGCAAATTCCGGATACTGATGATGGTGACCACCATATTTGTAGATATCAACAAGTGTAGTGAGATTTGAGTTATAGGGTTCTAACCATGTCATAGTAGAAATATGTATATGCATAAATAACATGACGGGCTACACTCGCGAACTACGCAGTTCATGCGAAAAAGGAACTTCGCTACCTTTCGACCGTCAGACCGGGGAGTTGGGCACTCCCCGGTTATTTTTATCTACATACTAATATGGCATTCAACGAAAACATAAACATCATACCTGTTGTGTACCTTAAATACGGAGTGGGTGGAATAACTGGTGGAATAACTGGCACCTATGTTATAGTCGATGGTAAAAGAGTTCCCGGTATAACAGGAGCAGATGTTCATATAACCGATGATTGGGAAGCTTTAGTGAAATATACTCAAATTAGTTCTTGACTAGTTTGTGTATCTTGTTATAATTCACTCATGGTTATTGCTCAAGCAGAAGAATATCTTCAAATGGCTTATCCTATCTGCTTGACTATACCAAGGCAGAAAAAACATGTTTCTCTGATTATATGCAAAAAGAGAATCATTGCAACTGGCATGAATTTCTTTAAAACACATCCAATGGCAAAAGAGATTGGATATAACTTCGAAGAAATGCACTCAGAGCTAGACGCTTTTAGGAAACTTACAAAAGAAGACAAAGGCAAAAAACTACATCTAATTAATGTTAGGTTTAATAAGTTTGGGCAGATGCGAATGTCCAAGCCATGTGAAAAATGTTTACCTTGGTGTATTGAAGTTTTCCATACAATACACTATACTACAGACTATGGTGTTCAACGAATTGAATACTAAATTACTCATACCTTATAAAAAAGGAAATTTTATGTTTTACCGTGAAGTTAATTATCATCACTATTTTGTTGGAGCTGTTGTTTTTGGTGCAGTCTTTCTTAACTCTGCAACGATTGAATCATCCGATTGGGTTTCCGGTGCTGGCGTTGCTGCTGTAATCTGTCTTGGTTTTGGTGTTTCAACACTACTCCGCTATGCGCGAAACACTAAGGAAGATCTACGAGCTGCTACTGAATTTGCTCGTGAAGACGAACTTCGCCGTGAATACAGTGACCGTATTTCGACACTTGAGCGTACAATTGATCGCATGAACGAGAAGGCTTAAAACATTGCCCACGGGGGCAATCATGGCGCGGTGGCGGAATTGGCATACGCAGCAGACTTAAAATCTGCCGACTGTAAAGTCTTGTGGGTTCAAGTCCCACCCGTGCTATTTAAAGGAGAGATTATGTTCAGAATTCATATTGATATTCCTCTACAACTTTCAGAAGAAGAAGCAGTTGCTGTTACTAAGCAAGTAATTGAATTGTTAGATAAGACTAAACTACTGCCAGTAGGAGTAGAGCAAATCAACTACAGGTTAGGTAACGATGAAGATCGACAGAATAGTAATTACTTGGTGAAAAATGAAAAGGGACATGTAACCAATAAAAAAAGTAACATTTATTGGTTGTAACTTACCAAACATCAGTGTATAATTGATACACCACACGGGATGTGGGGGTCTGGGAGGCCCAGCCTTGCTTATAACGAGGTGGCAATAGGTTCGAATCCTATACATCCTATTTACGAATATATAATACTATGGCAGATCCTTTCTCGTACAACATCGACCCTTCTCTTTTAAATACTGACTTTGGTTTTAGTACAGTCAATGAAAGCGAACTAGGCGAGCTTATAGCACCACCCCCTGCAGACTCAGATGAGATTGCAGCGATTAAAGCTAAGCTCGATATGATCCTAGAAATTAACTCCACATGTGATGGGGCTATTGCTGTTAAGAATCAATACGATGAGTTGCTAAAGGCACGAATGGGAGAAATAGAAAAGGTTATTCTGCCATTGCTTGTAAGTTTGAAGAAGAATATTGCCAAAGATTATATCTTCTGGCCAGGTAAACAAAGAGACACTCAGTGTGATTTGCAAATTCATAAACTATTAAATTTAACACGCGCTAAGCTTTGATATAATAAGCAAGAGTACTCAAGCGGACAACGAGGGCAGACTGTAAATCTGCTGATTCATTTCTACGAAGGTTCGAATCCCTCCTCTTGCATTGACATTGTTGATATTGGAACGAGAGTTGCACAACACAGGGGTTCGACTCCCCTCGGGTCCATTCGGTTCACGGGAACCAACCCAAGTATTAGTTGTTAAGGGGCCCGATAAGGTATCGATTGGCAAGTAGTAGTGAAGAAGTAGATGTCCGTTTCGGGTAACAAGAAACGTAAATAAACAGTTGCAAACCATGATTGCTAACCAATTAGCAATGGCTGCTTAAAGCAGTGGGGACTGGTCATCCCGCATCTGAATTGACTCACCTCTGGCAACAGGGGTGTTTTTATTTAACTATTTTTATTTTAAAGAACAAACTTCTATTAGAAGAAGACGTTAGATATATTTCTTTATTTTGTTTACCAGTCTGTATTGAAATATATGAACTTGATGTTCCTGGCTTTCCAATATTAATAATATTATCCACGATTGGTGTTACTATTTTTTCTGGATTTGTAGAAGAGAACGCAAACGAATAATTTAATAAAGTCGGATCGCTAGTTGATATCTTTATAGTGGTATCAATTCCAACAGCAACTTCGTTTAATGCTATTCCATCTTGAGTTATTGTTAGTTTTCCGCCTATTGTTGCTAGCTTTATACTTATATTCTTAACTGTAGTTTTAGGTCTAACAGTGCTTGATATAGCTAATGTTGTGGTGGCATCGGTTGTTGTTAGAGCAACGGTGGGAGTCGGCACTACAGCAGTTGTATTTGTTGATGCAACTGTTGCAACTGTTGTTGATAGTGAATTGATATCATCGCAGGTGACGTATGGAGTATATGTTGCCGATACTGCTTTTAGCTGTGCTGATCTATCTGTGCATTGAAATGCATTTTGGCATGGTAAACATCTACTAGAACCATTTGCAAATGTAAGCACGCAGGTTCCATAAGTCTTATCATTCAAGTTGACTTCTGTTGAAGATTCTCCTTCGAAGTATAAATTAACTAGGATACCATTTCCTATCAGATTCTCATCAGCGATTGCCGATTCTACTTCAATACATTCAAAGCCATCAGTATCGATGAATAGATCTTTTACTTTTAACTTCATCCATTTATTATTGTCAGTTCCAGAAAAATCAACATAGTCACCAACCACAACACCCAACCGAGTAAATGAATACAATCCATTTGGAATAGTATTTTTAATTATATTGGTTCTTTGTTGAGTATCGGAAACTCCACCGGATTTATTCAGCTGTGGTGTGTCTGTAAAGAATTTAGAATTATAGAAATCTCTAGAAGAGGGCATACTAGCATTTGAAATTAAGTTAGCTTTTATTAACTTATTTTGTTCAAATGATGTGAACTGATAAATGCCAGAAAGGTCAGCTGATGTACCAGATGCATCATTCACATAGATAGTATCGGTATATTCAAATGTAATTCCTGAAGTAAGAGAATTAAAGAATGAAGCGATATACGACAGATCATCTGCGTTCTTAGAATTACTATAATCAATTATTACTTTAGTCTGATTGCTATAGAATGTGAAAGACGGAGTTGTTACTAAGTTTCTATTTACCTTATAGTAATAACTCTGCTTCGAAGCAAACACCAATCCAAAGAACAGATCACTGCCAACAAGATGAAATGATCTCTTGTCTTTCTGTGTGAATGTTCTTTTTGTGTTTCTTCGTATTCCTGACATATCATGAACCGATGTAACTTAACTTCTGTGATCCAGTAACTGATCTGGCATACAATCCGTTAACATTAGCACACTCTATGAATATACTTTCACCAGCTTCTAGTGGATACCCATCGGTGGTGTTAGTAAGCAATGCAGATCCACCAACATAAACAATGTCTGTGTTAGTACTGTGTGCTTTGAGTGTAACTCCAACCTTGAGTGTTATGTTTGCTTCCAACTGACCAGCAGATGGAGTTATAGTCTTAGTCGCACTAGCTACCTTGCCTGGTCGAGTAATCTCGGAGATCTTAGCTCTAAGATTTCCATTGGTTATATCTGTCTTGAGCGAAGATATAACTGCTGTGTTTGTTTTGATATCTGTCAAGCGCGATACTAATGGATTCGTCTCTAAAGTAAGAGCATTAACTATTGCAGTATCATCTATCGATAGATCATTCGTTACATTTACATCAAGAGGAGTAGTAGCAGTGACTTCGATAGCATCCCCATTTTCGCCCTTTACAACAATAGCTCCACCACCAGTGGTTCCTGCAACAACAAGAGGAATGTTGTTATAGTTAGAAACTCCAGTATTGGCAGATATACTCACAGTTGCAGTAAAGCCAGCATTAGTCATATAGACGTTTAAAGCATTAGCTGTGGATGATAAAGTCGAACCAGCAGAATCAAATAGCTTGGTGAGAACTTTACTACCAAGATCTGAACCAAGGCATGATACAGTATCAGTGACTGCGTTTAGATATCTACCACCACTAACAGCAACAGATCCTGTTACGGTAATACTGTCGGTAGAAGATGAGAAATATCTACCACCAGTAATTGCTACAGCATTAACAGTGTTACCAGCAGAACCAGCTCCACCAACTATGATTGGTTGAGAAATTTTCAGAGTTCCTGTAACACCGATGAGAACTCCGTTAGTCACTCCTTGAATGTTTCCAGTGACTGGTAATTGATATCCAGTGCTTCCTTTGACATATACAAAGCCACCAGTAGTTCCACTATTCTGCACAGTGACTGTTCCAGACACAGAGCCAGATATTCCTAGTATAGTACTTGGATTGGTGGAATAAATATTAACAGGAAGAGGAGTAGTCTGCGATACCCGGAATGCTTCTCCGCTTGCACCCCACATCACCTTGGTTATTTGAACGTGTGCAGCATCTGAACTTATACCATTGACATATAAGTAATCTGTTGCTATACTTGCGGTGTTTCCTGAAACATCAATTGTCAGGTCTTTATCGGTGTCTGCCATTAAAATTCTCCGTATTAGTAAAAGTATGTATAACCATAGAAATAGGAACTAAAATGATATTTGATCCAGAAAAGCAACAACAGTTTTGTAAAAAAGTGGAGATACACATAAGCAAGTGGAATGGCACATACTTGGAAGCCGTGATGGCTGTCACTGAAGACATGGAGATTGAACCAGAAGCCGCTGCAAAGTTTCTAACAAAACCAATCATCGAGAAGCTTCAAGAAGAGGCACGCCAGATTAATCTTCTACCAAAAATAAAGAATAAACTACCAATTTAAGTATTATGTGTTATAATTACTTATGTCGAGGCGGGGAGTTCCCGTCAAAATTTAACCGTGGGTAGATCCCACAAAGGATACGAATGTCATCATTTAGCGATTTTAAGAACAAGGCAAAGTCAAGCATCAGTGATCTTTCGAAGGCTCTTGAGAGTATCGAAGGAAAGAAGGATTATAAGGATGATCGCTTCTGGCGTGCTACACCCGATAAGTCCGGAAACGGTTATGCAGTAATTCGGTTTCTGCCAGCACCGAAGCAGGAAGAACTTCCATTCATTAAACTATACTCTCATGCCTTTCAGGGAAAGAATGGTTGGTTCATCGAGAACTGCTTGACAACAAGCGGTGCAAAGTGTCCTGTGTGTGAGTTGAATAACGAATTGTGGAATAGTGGAATTGAATCAGACAAGAACATTGCTCGTGAGCGCAAGCGTAAGTTGTCTTACATTTCCAACATTCTTGTAATCAAGGATGAATCCAATCCACAGAACGAAGGAAAGGTATTCCTCTTCAAGTATGGCATCAAGATCTTTGATAAGATCAAGGAAGCAATGTATCCAGAATTCAAGGATGAGAGTGCAATGGATCCGTTTAACTTCTGGGCAGGTGCTGACTTCAAATTGAAGATTCGTAAGGTGGCTGGTTATACCAACTACGACAAGTCAGAATTTTCTCCTGCATCTCCTCTACTTGGTGGAGATGATGCAAAGTTGGAAGCAATTTGGAACAAGCAATATCCTCTTAATGAGTTTGTTTCTCCAAAGAACTTCAAGGACTATGCAACTCTGAAGACTCGTCTGTATGAGATTCTTGGAGACGATGTTCGATCTGGCGTTATGGATAATCAAAGTCGTGCAGAAGATGAGACTATTGAGACTCCATTCGACAGCAAGGAAGAGAAGGCTGCTAAGAGTCGTGGTAAGACTTCGGGTAAGAAGCAAGAGCCATCTCCAACAGATGAGCCAGGAGAGGAAATGGATTCTCTCTCGTACTTCCAAAAGCTAGCTGGCGACTGAGATAATTTGTAATTAGTTAATCTTAAGAAAGAACCCCACCGAGATGGGGTTCTTTTATTTAACCATATTCTCTTCTGTAATTTGGTAACATGAATGAATCATCTGCAGTTTTTCTGTATACGTCGTATTGATTAGATACTGAGTTTACAATGGTAGCATTAGATCTAGCATCATTTGATACAGACACAGATTCTTTCTTATCGTTTCCTCCAAATACTGCATCTATTAGTTTACCACCCACAGTAGCATATGCCCCTGCAAGTCCTCCAACTGCACTACCTATTCCCGCCGCAACCCCACCAACTCCTGCTGCAATTCCTCCCACTGCAGCTAATGCTCCTCCAGCAAGAGCAGCATTCCCACCGCCTCCTAGCATAGAACCCATACCACCCCCAGGCACTCCCATTCCCCCACCGCCACCACCGCCGCCTTCGCCACCACCACCAGGCATTGCTCCTGCAAGTTTTGAAACTTTACCCAAACCTCCTGCAACTTTACTAGCACCACCAGCCATTGCTCCAACTCCCTTCAATGCACCAAAAGCAGCTCCTCCAACACCACCTGTAGCAATAGTTCCTGCTACCTGAGCAACTGTAGTAACTGCATCAACAATTCCTGCAATTCCTCTAGCGGCACCTGCTCCTGCTTCTTCTGGGATGTCCGCTGTTTTTAATGTTTCTTCTGCTGCTGCTTGCGCCTGTTGCGGATCTGATCCTACTCCATTGTCAAAGTTTGATTCAATTTTTGTTTCAGGACCCTTAGCTGGTTCAGTTGCTGTTGATATTGAACCACTAGCAGCCACAGGAGTAGGAGCAGCGGCCGCAGGAGTAGGAGCAGCAGCCGTAGGAGCAGCAGCCGTAGGAGCAGCAGCTGTAGGAGTAGGAGCAGCGGCCGCAGCAGACGTAGTAGTAGAAGCAGCAGAAACTGCAGGAGCAGCAGCCGCAGGAGCAGCCGCAGGAGCAGCCGCAGCAGCCGCAGAGACTGGATTTCCCTTTACAGCCTGAGCAGGATATTCATTAGTGACAACAGGTGGTGTTGCGGGATTTGAAGACACAGGAGACGTAGAGCTGGATTCATCTCTCTGTGTTTGTGAAATTAAAGACATTCCCATTTTTTTTGCAGATTTCAACGCATCAGTTAATGGATTTAATTTATCACCAATTGTTCCGAAATTTTTTGCTGCGTTTTTTACTGCTGGTTTGGCCGCTTTAACAACGCTCATCAATCCAGATATTATATTTTTACCAATACCATATTCCGGTATTTTTAATGTATATTCGTTGTTCTTCGTCTTTATAATCTTATTAGTAATCTGATTTGTTAATGATAGATCTACTAACTTCTTTACATCTGTTTTTGGTAGAGATATAAGCTTATTACCGCCAGACATAACTCTAGGAGTATCTGTTGGTTTTAAATACGAATATGGAATTACAGAATTTGATTTTTCAGGAGGAGATATAAGCTTATTACCGCCAGACATAACTCTAGGAGTATCTGTTGGTTTTAAATACGAATATGGAATTACAGAATTTGATTTTTCAGGAGGAGATATAAGCTTATTACCGCCAGACATAACTCTAGGAGTATCTGTTGGTTTTAAATACGAATATGGAATTACAGAATCTGATTTTCCAGAAAGAGTTCTTACGATAGTTTCTGGACCATCACTCTTCACCTCTCCAGTTAGAGCTGCTTCTTTCTTATTGCCAGAATTCAATATGGTCACAATAGGAGATTTTCCAAAACCACCAGAAACTTTAGCAGTTGGATCATATTTTGCAGCAAGCTTAGCAATACCTGTATTATCTTCTTCTGAAATGCGATCAATACTAGGTAAAATCTCTACCATTGGCTTACCTATAGCTTCTGCATTAGGTTCATCTGAAAACTTATTCATGAATGGAAGTTTTAGTATAGATTTGTACTTCTTGATGAATTTTTTTATGTTCTTGGTATGTTCTGGTTTCATGGGTTATTTTCTCATAGCTTCATTTTGTTTTTCGATATAATCTTTCATCATATCCATAAAGATATTTCGTTCCCACGGCAGCATTCTTTCAATCCCATCAATCGGTAACTTGTGTTCAAATATCAATTGAAAGTTTAACTGCAAAATAACACTCAGAGATGCATAACCAAGAATAATTCTAAAAAATCGGTAAATCCTCGCAATATAATTGACCGTTTTACCTTATCAGATGTCACATAATCTATTGATACTTCTATTGTTGGAATATTTTTTATAAAATTCAACAGTATTGAGAATTGTTTTGCAGTTAGTGACTCAACAAACTGAAGAACTTCTGTGTGTGGTAGATCTTTTGTGTAATAAATCTCGTCACTTGAATGAATTTCAGAGATACACAGAGCCAATAACTCTAAAACACCATCTTCTTCCTGTTTAACTTCATACTTATTGAGAGTCAAGTATGTTTGCATTGTTGGTTGCTGTAGAACTACAGAAATATTTGAATCAATTCGTAGTTTGCTTTCCGATTTCTTGCTAGTGATTTTTACTTTTTGCAGATCCATCGTAGTCTGCACCACTTCTTTGGTTACTGGACAGGTGATGTTGCAAACAACAGACTCTCCTACAGATTTTTCTCTAATTTTTATAAAAAGATACTCCAAATCACAAAATGGCAAGTTTTTGCAATCGTCATTTGGTAGATTTGTCGTGCAATTATTGATGACATTTCGTATTGTCATCATTAAGTCTTCAAATCCTGCAGTTTCCTTAGAAATCATCAAACTTTTTTCTTCACGGACTACAAATGGACGATATGTCACTCTTGTCTGAGAAAATGGTAAAATCTGAGTGTACTTTGGGGTATTTTCAATCAATAATTCTTTTAACATAAGCTAATTCACTTTCAATCTGAGGTTTTTTGTTCTTTTTGTACTTTATAGTAACGATAAATCATATTAACACTAAATTTTAACACATTGTTGAATCCGTTTAATGATTCAAATTGAGTTGGGACAATTTCCATTGGTATGCAGCCATATAATTCATATTTGAGTGGTGTTGTATCTATGTTGTTAGCAATAGATATTGCTTCTATTTCCACTTTTCCAATAACATCTTCATAAAATCTAACTCTATTGTTGAATACTGGTACTGGATCAATTATACCACCAGATTTTGCAAATATAGAAGATTGCCAGTCTTCGAAGTAACGTCTGCTTGCCCAAGATTCTTCTATCATAAATTCTAGGAGATTTCCTGAGTATTCAATGCCATATGGAATTGGAATTATCGAAGCAGATCCAGATAATACATCTTGGTATATTTTAATCTTAGCAGTGGGAATCTGAGCAAGTCCACATAAAAATATGTGCGGTTCATCTATCTGTTCTCCATTTCTTTGTATTGACACTCTAAAACGAGAGGCATGCTGTAGCCCATTATTTTTGCTGATATATTCCATCAATCCCGCTGGAGTTCCGTCATGTAGGGGACTAGCCATTTATTTCTTTCCTTTGAATAAGTCTTTTTCCGTCAAAACCACAAATTTCCACCCATTCGCATGACATAATTTTTTTGCTGATTCCCACTTAGACTTATTTATCTGAAATTGCACAGTCTCTGTGAGGAATGTTTTTTTACTCTTTTTTCCTCTTATTGGTTCTTCTGTTTGCTTTGCTGGTTTAATTTCAACCACCAGAGTTTCTACCATATTGTTCTTTTTCATCTCAAACAGGAAATCTGGATAATATCTGTGTATTTTGTCATCAATGGGGGAAACATAGGGAATAACCAATTCTTCACTAGACCATCTCAGAATATTTTGGTTTTCGTCTAAATATTTACAGAAAGTTCTTTCCCAAAGTGATCTACATATGATGTTGGCAGAATTGCCAATATATTTTTGTGGGTTTTTGGGATTAAACTTACTCTTATAAGGCATAAATTTTAAATGGCTATACAGTTTCCAGATCCAAATTCGTCTGATATTGCTATTTATGACAAACAAGTTGCTGCTTGGGTAAGATTTAGGTGTACTTCATTTAATACTCTAGCAAAATACCGAGTTAATTTCGAAGAATCTAAAGATCCTAACGATAACTATATCCTCCCTCTTCAAAGATATGCTGCACCAAACGTAGCAAGTTATGAAGATGCTGAACCAAGCAAAAGTGATATGATATTCGGTGGAATACGAGATGCTTTAACTGGAGATTTTCAAAAAATAAGAAGTATAGGTTCTAGTTTGGGTGGGAATATTATAGCTGATACAATAGCTGGAGCTATGGGTGAGGGCATGGTACAAACTTCATTGAGTGATCTTGGTTTCAAAAACACAGCAAAACGTGTACACAGTTTTGGATTTAGTTTATATGCAAAAAATGCTAAAGATGCAATAAATTTAGATACAATAGCAAATGGATTCCAAACCAGATTATATCCTTTTCTTTTCTCGGACGTTCAGACAAAACCACCACCGATGTGGGATATTAAAATTGTTCCTAATGGTGGAAAAGGAAACTCTAAAGTGCTTAGTAATAATATAGGATTATCTGTTTTAAGTAATGTGTCTATAAATCGATTAGATAAACTTGGTCCAGTTTTAACAACCAATGATTACTTTTTGGGATTAGATATCACTGTATCTTTTACCGAAATAGAGCCATCAATGAGAACATGGTCATTGATGGAAGGTTCTGATCACGAAAGTATCGTAAGTCGAAGTAGAGCATCATATACTAGCGGTGGTAAACCCAACAAAGAACTATAATGACATATTTTGAAAAATTACCTACCATAATATACCCGTTTTCTACTGGAGAACGCTCTGTGATTGACATTTTTTCTAGAATTGCAATCAAACCATCTTTTTTTGCAAATACTAGTTTCTACACAACACAGCAATTTGAAACAGTTTTAAGACCAGATCAGTTATCATACGAAATCTATAAAGAATTTAAATACTACTGGTTATTGTTATTAGTAAATAAAATATATGATGTTAACAGAGACTGGCCAATTCAACAAGAAGCATTTGGATCTGCATTAGAAAAACTACAGAATAAAAAAGTATATTACATTTATGAAAATGTAGAAATAGTACCAAATGATATCTTATACTTCTCAGAAAACTCATATGGTGTTATTGAGTCGTGGGATCCTTTCTATAAAGAAATCGTAATTAAAGAAAATTACGATTTACCAATTGTTAATGCATTCACTGCTAATCAAGTGTGGCCTACTGCTGAAATACGCAGAATAACTTCTGCTTCTAGTGGCAGTTTCATCAAATTAACTAATTATTGTGATCCATTAACAACATCAACAACCACAATTAATATTATTGGATATTCTCCATTTTTACAAGCACCAGCACAGTTTATAGATGGATCAAATAGAGCAGTGAATCCTTTTACTAAAACAACTGGAGAAGCCGATGGAACTCCGATTCTTGGTACATTGATAATGGATACTTGTAATGAAGATGACAAAACATCATTTCAATTAACAATACTAAGTAGAATTATAAACAATTTAGCGGTAACAGGTATTAGAGTTAAGAATAAAGAAGATGTGTTTATTTCGGAATATTACAACAAGATTAAATTGAATATTATAAACTCAGAAACTGTCCCATTCGTGATAAATAAAGCTAATATCTTACTTGGAGATACAATAGAGACAGCTAATACCTTAATGAGAATTGATTAATTATGGCAAATATTACTGATATAACACCACAGATATCTAATTTACTGATACACGAAATAACAATAATAGGAAAATCTGGCGAAATATACAAAATTTGGCCAAATTTAAATGTATTTTCTTTTGTGTCGTTATCAATAACAGAAGGAATGTTTGAAGCTTCTGTTTCTGGTCAATTAACAATACGAGATCTTAGCTCAACAGCAGAACAGATAAATTTTAGTGGTTTTGAAGATTTAATTATTAGAGTTGAAAACCCAGACATTAGTAAATCGTATAAATCTTTACGGTTTAAAATCTATAATGTTCAAGCTGAATCAGATCAAGCAGATTCTAATAAATATGATCCAGATACTCATATTACTAAGAATGCTTTAATTGTTCAGTTTTTATCATATGAACATTATTTATTAAATCATCGAGATTTTTCTGAATTAGCTGGATCAACTGGATCTGATATTATTACTACAATAGCTAGCAGTAGCAACGATGTTTTTAAAAGAGCATTAGATAAATTTGCAAGAGAAGCAATTAAGATGAGTAGAAATGCTCTTATAGTAGCAGGTTTAGCGTCGGGTTTAAATGCTGCGGGTGGACCAGTTGTACGCGCAGTAATTGCTGCACTTAATAAAAAACTTAATTCTAAGCCAAAACCTATAGGTTTAGTCAATTTAATAGAAAGCAAGTTTTTTAAGACTGGCAGATCTATGCAGGGTACTACTCAAAAAAGTATGTTTATCGAACCAACAAAAAATTGGATTTGGTATAAACAAAACCAATTGATGTACCCTTGGAGTAAATTAAATAGACCAATTAAACCACTTCAACTTATGCAGTATTTGGCAGAATATGCAGTAGCTGAAAGCAATCCATATGTTTGTAATTTTCTGTTTTGGCAAGATTTAGATAGGTGGAATTTTAGAAGTATTGAATCGCTGTTGCAGGAAGAACAGAAGTATAGGGAATACTCAATTACTGTAAATCAAATATTACAGCTTGGTTATATCATTGATTTGAGAATCTTAAATGAATCCAATTCTCTGAGATTATTTGAGGCAAATGCTCTAGCTGCAAAATATCAATTAGTTGAACCAGCATGGAATGAACCATATAGAAAATATTTAGATTATAATGAATCACATACTATAACAGAAATTAAATATGACTATTTTAAGGATTATAATAAATGGTCTAAAGTTGAAAGATATCCACTTATACCTTCTGATGTGTCTACGGTTCCTACTGTAGTTAATGTGGTACAAGACAATATATCTGGTTATTTTTCTCCAAATTATAGCAACAAAGAGAAATCAGTTAGTTGGGAGCATCATGGATATACTCATGGAAATCGTGATAGCTCCATCACATGGCAACCAATGTTTGATCAGATTGAATTAAGCGGAGCAACATGCTCTATAATTCAAAGAGAAATCAAGAACAAAATTAAAGATAAAAAAGTTGAATATGCTCAGAAGAAAAACTTAAAAGAAAAGTGGAAAGTATATCGATATAGTATTTGCTGTGATTATACTGTTTTAGACGAAGATCAAGAGGCTGCTATACTCACCGATGAATATAAAGTTGTTTCTGCTGGTGGCTTTAGTGATTTAGTTAACTATAAAAGATCTGGATTTACAGCTGGACTTACAGCTGGGTTTACATTAGAAACTGACGAAGTTCCAACATTCCCAAACGGATTAACACTAAGTTATGACTTTGGAATAACTGGACCATTCAGTAAAACAATTGGTGAATTGATGTATCTGAGAGAAACTCCAGATATACAAACAAAATACTTATATGATTTAGAAGTGAAACGCATAGACATAGCAGAAGATGTTATAAGGAATTCAATAACGAGATTAGAAACTGGTAAATCCATTGCCGAAAGTTATCCACTCTGTAGTGAAATACTAGAACCGACAACTGGCCTTCCACTATCTGATTACTATTGTGGTGAATCTTCCGGGGGTGGTACAGGATTTGTAGCCAATTGTTTTTGCACGAATGAAGACAAACAAACTTTTATAAAAAGTACATACACAGATCCAATTACTAACCGTAAGGAACTATTAGCTTCTCCATATTTTAATAATATGAGAAACATAATAGAGATAGAAAAAACAAGGTTTGCAACTGTATATGAAGAATACACAAAAAGAAAAGCATTCTTTGTTTCTAAAGAAGTAGGGTTTACTGCAAATTCTGCTCCATTGAATCTGTTTAATGTTAAAAGCATTACTCGTATTCCTATTCGTGGTAGTAAGTATGAAAAATTAGCACACAAAGAAGTTCTTAAACAATTACTATATGGATTATCAGGTGCCACTGCTAATTTGGGATTATCAGGTGTCACTGCTAATTTTAAGGGGTTTTCTGCTGGTGTGACTTCGTATTACCCTTATGATATATTTTATGATAATGATAAATCTATAAATCCTAAAATTAAACATCCATATTATGATTCTGGATATAATTTTGATTTAGGAGCTGGAGCCAATGCTTTCTTCTCTTCATTTGATCCAGCTGGTGGGCCAGACTCAGGTGCAGCAGGAAATCCAACAGGAGTGTTTGAATACTTTATAGCATTCCAAGCAAAGGTAAAAAGAGTAACAAATACGTTGCAACACATAGCAGTTTATGATCCAGGTATCGATGGTAACGGCCCCGGCAATGATGGCGGAGTTGACGAATTCGGCACCGATGGCGTTGACATCCCCCCCAGTTTTACATGTGAACCTCGAAGACAAATTACAACAATAGAAGAGAATAAAAATTTCACACAAAAAGATATTTTAGTAGAAAATTTAGAACAAAATAAATTAATAAAAAATATATTAGTTAATGAAGTTTCTGGTATCAATTTAACATCAGACAGATATTCTAGCACCAATGTTGAATACATTGGTAATAATACAGTAGTTGTAACTTTAATTTCTCCACCTTTAGATCCTTTAAATTGTAATAATCGAGAAGATATAACAACCATCACAATAACTTGTGATATTGCAGAGATATACAGCGACAATAAAAATAGTACTCAATTACCAACTGGTATTTGTGTTGTTCAGCCATTCGGATTAGAGAGAATTCCTGATTTCAATCCGATTGAGTATTTGAATTCTAGAAATTTTACAAACATTCAAGAACCAGATGCAGGTGACGAAGCAAAACGTCCAATAGAGAACGTATTAGAAGAGCTTGAAAGTTTTGTTCGAATTGAGTTTATTCAACCAATTGGTGCAAATACTTTATACGATTTCCCAAAGGGATTCTATGATACTCCGGGATCTGAATACTATTTGCCATATCATGTAATGTTAACTACAGGTCCATTCGGAGCAAAGTCTGCAGATTATAATATCTCAGTACTAGGACAAGATCCATATGGATTTGACGTTGCTGTTAAACGAATCCGTAAAAAGAAACAAAGTCTAAAACCAGAAAATAAAGCACTAGTAAACAGTACAGATTATCACACGGTTACTGCTGGATATTTAAAAGGAATCAACACCTATGATAGAAACGCGACTTCTACTTCAACAAACGATATAAACGATCAAAAGCAAGTATTAGATTCTCCAATATCGTATGGTGAAAATGCCAGAATTTCCAACACTGTTCGAAACGGTGTAATTTTCAATAATATAGTATCTAATTATGGAGTATTGGGAGCTATCAATACGGGAACTTCGCTCAACAATACATTTTATCTAAGCCAAACTTCTATTGCGAATTCTGATCAAACTTTAATAGTAAAAGATAATGTTGGAAATGTAAGAACATACACTCCTAATCTTTCCGAAAGAATTTTTAATCCTGGAACTTTAAATGAAATATTTTATCACGATTTAATAAAAAGAGCTACTAGAATAAATCCACTAGCATTACCCAATTCATATTTTGAATTTAATAATGTAAGACCATATGGAGCAGTTGGTCAGTCATCTTTCGTAGGAGGATCGTACGAAGGAACTTGGATAACTAATCCATATAGTTCTACAAGTAGTAGCACAGGTTATTACGGAGATGGATCTAGTTCTTCTATTGATGCTACAGTAAGAAATGATATTTACGATTTATTAATTCCCGGAAATGTCTTTATGTATGTGCAAACAGTAGGTGTGCAGGCACTTCCTATCGACACCGAATATTTTAAGTCTTATGCGTCGTATGATCCTGGAGCTGAAAGAACAGGTTCATGGGGAGCATTCTTTGAGGTAGATTTACGGAATAGAAATGCTAGAATTAAACCAGAAGATGAAACTACATTCTTTGGCTATTATTATGGAGTATCTGCCTGGAAACATCCAGCAGTACCAACTGCATTACTATCAACAGAAATACAGAAAGCCGTATGGAAAAATGATATTTCGGGAGAAACTGAATATGGAATAGTTGGACGAGTTTTAGTTCTAATTATCCTTGTGCAAATCCATTTCCTCCGGATAACTCATCATGTCCTCCATCCAACCCACTATGTAATTGCCCATGCCCGGAACTTAGACCGGATAAGCTGCTGGTTGGGATTACCGGACCAGAACCGACAAATGAAGAATTAATTCAACTAGAAAAAGATATTAAGGAATGTGATCTTATTGAAAAAGTTCTAGGAGAAGATTGGTTAGGATGTGTTTGGGCAGAACCAAAGAGTAATTTAAACTGTAGCTGTCCTTGTTTGGGTGAAAATTTCTTGAATTACTTAAAGTATTCTCAAACATATTGTTCTTTCTGGGAAACACCACCAGAAAGACCACTTCTTCGAAATGCTCAAATGATGCAAATTCTTTCAAATAAAATTATGATAACTGTCAATGGCGATCTTACTTTACGACCCGGTAATAAAATTAGAATAAATGTACCAGGCAAGAGGTATTCTGGTTATTGGTTGGTTTCTGCAATTAATCATAATATGGGAATGCTTAGACATCGAATGACAATAACATTAATTAGAGACTCTGAATCTTCAAACCCCGATATAAGATCCAAAGAATTACAACTAAATACATCTAAGGATGATGGTGGAGTTTCATCGCTTGCTCAAATAGTCGCACAAGAACGGGCGCGTAGTGAAGATAATAGACGATTCGGAAAATTCAAACAATGAAAAACAGAGATCTCAATATATTCTTTACTAAAAATACAGACACGGGGGACATAACCCTCGCCACCGGAAATGCAGCTATTATTCAGTCAATTAAAAATATAATACTGACTAGATTGGGTGAAAGACCGTTTAATTATTATTTTGGAACTGGTATATTGGACTTATTGTTTGATCAACCATCTTCGGCTTCTTTGTCGTTTTTACAGAGTGACGTAGCAGAAAAATTACGCACTCTAGAACCCAGAATAACTATAAGAGACGTTGAAATAGAATACCCAGTTCTAAATGAGATAAATACTGATGCCAGAGTGAATATAAGATTTATTTTGAACAATTCACCAACAAAAGCACAGGAACAAACCGTATCAATAGCGGTAAATCTATAAATGGCACAAATAAATTTAACAGAACTCGACTTTGAACAAATACGAACATCTCTTCGCACATATCTGCAGAAACAAGATACCGTAAGAGATCTTAATTTTGAAGGATCCGCTGTCAATTTTCTTTTAGATCTTTTGGCGTACAATACTTTATATTATGCACATTATGCCAATATGATCTCTGGTGAATGCTTCTTAGACTCTGCACAGCTAGAAAAGTCGATCATCTCATTAGTAAAGCCACTTGGGTATGTTGTTCCAACTAAGACTAGTGCAAGAACTAGAATACAGCTACAGAATGTTACAGATCCTGATATATTAACCATACCATACTCTGTGAGTGTTCGTGGTAAAACTCCAGAAGGAGTTGATTATCAGTTTTGGAATATTGACAGCATTTCATTACTTGATGGTGTCCCTAATACTACTGAGTATTTTTCGATGTATGAAGGATCATATGTGTCACTTAGTTATGGTGGTGATGGTTTTGATTTTCCAGATCAAAAAATTCTAATTGCAGACTTAAATATGGATATACAGACTCTTAGAGTTTCTGTGAGTAGACAAAATGCTGATTTTGTCTATTGGAAATTATTAGATACTTATGGTGGATCTTTTGTAAGCGATTCTTCCAATCTTTACTCAATAGAAAGAACTTCTTCTGGTTTTGTTATCAAATTCCAGACTACTTCCAGCAACACTGCGAACTTAATAGGAGGAGATATAGTAAATATTGAATATCTTTCATCTAATGGTTCTAATGCTAATGGAACATCAATATTTACTCCGATTCAAACTCCTGATTCTAGTATTATAGTAAATAATCAACCATCATTTGGTGGATTAGATGCTCCAGATTTAGATGAAGCTAAACGTGTTGCACCATTAGTATTTTCTGCACAACAAAGACTTGTTACTAAATCTGATTATTATGGATTTCTTGCTCAGCTAGGCTATTCCGACAATGTTAATGTTTGGGGTGGTGAAGATAATTCTCCTCCAATGTATGGAAGAGTATTATTTTCAATTGCAGCAATAGGAACAGACGATAATACCGAAATTCAAAATATTATATCTTTAATTAAAGAGAGATCTATTATAACCGTATTGCCAGAATATATTCCACCAAGAGCGGTGGTTGTATCTTTAAAATTAAATGTAAACTTCAATAAAGACACTGTAGTTTCCGATCCAGTAACAACAGTTGAATTGATAAAATCTAAACTTAAAGAAGCATATTCAACCGGTGGATATAATAATTCTTTAACAACTTCGGCAATAAAGACAGTGGTTGAGTCATTTCCTGGATACAGTTTGAATACAGATATCGAGAATGACTTAAAGTTAGTTGTATTGGTAGCTCCATCTACCGTTATATCTACTATAAATTTAAAAAATAGAATTACACAAGGACCCACTACAAATTCTAATGGTACTGGATTATTTTCTTCTGAATTTACTAGCCCATATTACACACAAGGTTTAGTTAGTATTCGAGATAAACCAATTAAATTTCCGGGAGCAGCGAATCCACCACTAATTGGTAAACTAAAATTATACACAATAAATTCTGATGGAGAATATTTAGATTTAGATGCTATTGTTGGAGATATAAATTATAAGACAGGTGTAGTTACATTAATTCCAAATATAACATCAGAAGTATTTACTTTAAACGTAAATCCACTTAATCCTGGGAAAATAGAAGCAAAAGATGAAATTTATCTAAGTCTCGATATTACCACAACAAAACCAATATCCATATAATGCTATTACCGTTTATAAAACAACCTCAAACTGCACCAACTGAAGAAGTCAATCAGTCAGTTGTTCCTTTTTTAAAGCTTCTTCAGGGGTTACCAACAGAAACTGTAGGAGAATCATATTGCACTTCTCCGCTTGACATACAGAGTCAACTTCCATTTTGGATAAATCAAAATTATGGATCAAATATTGGTGAGCAGTATTTAGTATCATTTTTACAAGCATATTACAATTGGATGTATTGTGGATTTAAAAAAGAAGACATAAATCTAACTCCATATGATATAGAAGAATTATTAAATATTGATTCGGTTCCGGATATATTTCTAGATGAGTATGTAAAAGTATACGCTCCATTTATTACCCCCGCTGCAATTAGCCCAGAAGATAGACAAAATCTTAGAAAGTTTTTGCGTTCTATTAAGACAGACTTCTTAATTAGTAAAGGTACAGAAAATTCATATCGCTATTTGTTAAAAATTCTGTTTAATGTGTCAAATGTTACTATTGATTATCCTAAAAAATACTTAATGAGAATGAATGGTGGTAAGTATATTGATATATCTTGGAATATTTCTGGAGAAACTGGAATAATTGATCTACCATTTGGATTTGATCCGGATGCTCCGGTTGATGCCGCTGGTATTATTGCCGGGGGTGTTGGTTATAATATAGAAAGTCGCCCCAATCTATTTGGTGCCGCATTAAATGAAGCAGTTCTGCCTGATGATTATTTCTGGCAAGAATACTCATATCTTTTAACATCAGATGCACCAAATACTGGTGATATAACATACAAAGACACATTATTAGCAGGAGCACATCCTGCAGGTATGTTAGGATTCTTTGAGCAATATATTCCATTAGTTGACACTGACACTGGAGTGGATAACAACGGAGATGGTGTTATTACTAGTGAAGCTTCAGAATTGCCTGTGATTGGAAGATATTTATTAATGAATCCGGGAATTACTTTTTCGGCAAATCCAGCATCTGATGTTTTAAATTCTGCGTTTTATAATCAATTTGATTTTAGCGATGCGTGCGATGCTTCGAAAAATTATTCATGCTATTGCTGCACACACGAGTGTGATCCATACGGAGTTGCTGTTGCAGTTCCCCAACATAAAGTTCCGTCGTGGGATCCAGATGTTAGTACTGATGTAATTAGTTCTAGTCTGGCTCATATGAAGATTGGAAGTTTTTATGAGCTAGATTCGACAAATGGAATAAGTCCAAATATTTTATACGCATCCTGCAATAGTGGTGGATGTGCGTTTTGTTCTCCTGGCGTGAATAATCCGGTAGGAATGACTGCATATCAATCTGATCTTAATCTGTTGAGATTCACGGATCAGGATACATACGGATTTATGATTGAACGAAATGAAAATATTAATGCAATAGATTCAAGATATCCAGAATTTCCTTATGTTTCTAGTTCTAATGGATTTACTGCGTTTGGAAATTTATTCGAAATTGAAGCTCTTTCTTCGGATATATCAAGCTGGAATAGTAATTTAGAATCGTTTCCTTTTTTGGGAGGAGCTGCCGGCAAAGGGACAGATAAGTCTGGAGCTAATGAATACTTAACAACAATCCTCGCAGACAATTCCCTTGGCCTAAGAGGTATAAGCCTGGCTAAGTATGTTAGTAATTGGATTCAAACTTCACCAACTGTGGAAGCAGGTCCTTTGAATTCATACTATGATGTTGGAGATACCCAAAGACGAGGGGGAACTTCTTTCAGAATTCAAAAATCAAACATTAAAAAATATCAATGGTTTGATTTTGGAACAAACGAAGTTAAGGGATCTAATGAATATTCAATAGCAGCTGGATATATTGGTGGTACTTTTATAACAAGTAGTGAAAGAAAAATTAGTGTACCAAGAACAGCATATAATAATGATCCAGACAGTCCTACAGCTTCCATTTATAAACTTATTCTAAATACACCAACACAAAATGACATTGATACTACACATCCAACTCTAGGAAATGTGCGAGAAATATTTAATATTGCTAGTCCGATTCAATATAAATCAATAGATCAAAGTAATGATCAAACATTAGTAATGCTAAGCACGACTGGTTCGGTTAGTATATTGTTTTCTTCTGATTTTAGTGCAGAGTCAATTGCTTCACGAGCCGATAGTCCTGGAAATATCTATTTAAAGCGTTTAGTATATTTTGATGCAAATTATGTTGGTGATGGATTTCTTACTGACGATTCCGGAGAAGCAGTCTTTATTGAGAATAAAGATTTTGTTGACATTGCTGCTTCCGGTGGATTATTATCTCCAAGTGAAGACATAATTGTTTGGTGTTTACATAAATCCGGAAAACTATATGGAGTTAGTTTGTATGGTGCTGTCGATATTGTAGATGGTAGTTCTGCAGTACCAAGACAAAAGTTCACAACAGGCACTAAAAACCGACATCCTCTTTTTGGTACAATTGGCGCAAGGGATTCTGCAATCGTTCCAAACTCCGATGGTGTAAACAGAAAACTTAGTTTGGGGGGTGATGAATTTAAACAAAAATACATATGGAATGGTCTTTTTAATACTGGAGTACCTGTTACAAACGGTATGTGTAAAGAAGTGGCATATGCATTGAATTTAATACCAAAAGTTTTAACCGGACCTTCAGCCGGAAGAAGATTTCCGGTTATTAATGTGCGTGGTGGTTATCAAAGTGGAGGAGTTGCTGTATGTGTAGATCCTAATTACACTGGATATCTACCAACCAATGTTGATAATTTTGCACACCCAACTCAGATGTGTGAAGTGGTAAAATTTATGGATTATAATTCTTCTGTGCCATATTTGAGAGATAAGTTAAAAAAGATACAAAGATATTCTGCAGTATATAATTCAGTTTCTGGTACTTGGTCGTACAGTGCTAATATAGATTTTGATAAAGAATTATATGATGTAATTTTTGGTGTAACTATAGTAGTAGATGGTGTGCGGGAATTGATGTATGTTCCGCCCAGATGTGTTTCTATTCTTAGATTCTTTAAAGGTCTTCCTAACACTGAAATATCAGGCGGCGCACTGGGAAGTGGAACAATCTCTATACTAGGAAACAATGGTAATTGGACTCCAATATCTGCAAATGAAACTTTACTTCCTTGTGGATTTAGTGCTGCTCATGCAGTTACTGCTAGTAGTGAAAACTTATCTATTGGTGCTCAGCTTGTAAAAAATAAAATAAATTTACTTGGAGACTTCGGATTAACTGCTGCAAAATGGAATTATAGTCTATATGGAAATAGCCCATTATTTAATGGCAATTATGGATTTGCTTCAAGCGCAAGGTTTAAGTTTGGTGCAACTGGTGGATTAGTTTCAACTACATCTGGAAATACATATGCAGGATTTTTCATTCCAAAACTGGTTCCTGGATTTATTGACAATATTGGTATGTTTGATGATAATATACATTATGTACCACCTTCAGCGCATATAGTAGGAACTCAGATGGGTTGGGGAAATCCTATAAAACTTAATGGATTTTATCATCCAGAATATAACATACCAAAAGAAAATCCTGGCAACACGGGAGATATATACAGCTTTTCCCCATTCGAGTATTTTGGAAATACTGCTAGTGACCTTCAGGCACCTGCACATTTGTTATACGAAAGTAATTATATAAATAATAACCATATTGTAAAAACTATTGGTTATAAGGATGCTTTTGGTAAATTACCTGTTAATCCTGCTGGTGTTCCTGTTAACGATTATGATATGAATGCAACAATAACTGTAATGGGTATTGCAGACGAACAAAAACTAGAAAATCACTTTGCATGGATTCATGCTTTTGCTGACACTGTTATTGGAATTAGATCTAATGGGACTATTGATGTGATTTCTGCCAGATCTGTTGATTATGATGGTTTTGTTTTTGATCCATTTGTTGGTCCTTGTTTTCCTACCAACAGACAAGGTCCTAATGGCATCACTTATCAATTACCAGCTGGCTACACTGCTAACATCGATACAATGAAAAAAGTAGGATCTTATGTAAATGGGACATACGAGACATACAATTATAATCTTCCGTTTATTTTTGGATCAGCATAAAATTTAAATGGTATATAAACCACACAATAAAGTATCTACATATTTAACCGTGTATTAATTATTATCGGTAAACACTACAATGACTACAAAAAATCAAATAAAATCATATACAGCTGCAGCCACGAAAAAAGAAATGACTAATTTTTTTGTATTTATGGGTGGTGTTTCTAACGCAAGTGATTCGGTAGATGATACTGACATTTCCCTCATAAGTAGAATTACCCAAGATGAGGTTTCTATAGTAATTCCACGAGTAAATTGGTCTTATAATCGACAATTTGAACCGTATTATTTTAATTCATCGGGAGAAAACACATATTGTTACAACAGCACAACTGATTTAGTATATTTGTGTGTTGGAAAAAATCAACCAATAGGGTTACTTGGAGAAGCTCAATTTCTATCCACCCAACAACCATCACATTATACTGGAATACAGGCATACTCTGACGGTTATGTTTGGATGGCTTTATATAAGATTGATTTTTCTTTGAGTAAGTTTTTAACCGAGAGCACTCTACCAGTTAATAACTTATACGAATTCACCACACAGACAACATCTGGCTCTTATGCTTCAAGGTATAATTCAGTATGTTCTGGTGGAGCAGGTATATCTGGTTCTTGTTTTTTCTACTATAACGAAGACACCATTGATCCATTAACAGCAACTGTACGCTCTAAAGGCGATTTAGTTTCTGGAATTGGTTCATCAGATTGGATATGTTCGTATTGCCATTCTGTTGGAGATTCGCTTGGGTATAAATCTGTGCATGTAGATTACTTATCGTCTTCTTCAGTTGTAGTAAAAAATCCAATAGATGAATTAACCACTAAATTTTACGCTGGAGATTTAGATACAAATAACAAGTACTTTATTCAATATAACAATTACATCTATGCTCAGAATTTAAATAAAGGTATTGTTTATCTTCATCTGGATGTCTCTTCTCTTTCTATAGAAGATAGAGTACTTCCAACTCCGACTGCTGAAATAACCATTCTAGATCCATTGGGCATTGGTGCTCTTGCGAACATCACAACCTATTTTGATATACGAAGAAATGCATTTATTGCAAATGGTGTTACCCTTAGAGCATCTGGTTCTAACTATGTGAATCCCATCTTTAATATACCAGCTGCAGTCAATACCAATTTAAGAAATGCTTTGAAGACGGTTTTAATACCAGATATAGCAGATCCTTCATCTTTCCTACCAGCACCAAAAGTGTTAGTAATTAAACAATTAACTAAATCTACATTGGATACCATTGGAACAAATCAAACTTCATTTGCCAAGGTTGGAATAGTAAAAAATATTACTACTACCGACAATGTAAATCCACTTCTTAATACTCAACCAAATCAAACTATAAATGGAAGAATGACTACAAAGATACGAGTAGAGCCTGCACCCGGTGCAGTACCCGCTCCTGTTATATCTCCCGGTAAGGTATTTGTTGATACTAAAACAACTACAGTTGTAATATCCGAGAATCAAGCTACTGCAACTTCCAGTGACTATGAATCTAATGTTGTGTCAATAACAGAGGTATATGATGAGGAAAGTTTAGATTTACTCGGAACAGATATAGAAATTGCTGGAGTAGATGAACTACTATTTGATGAATTAACCAATGCTGCATTTATTTCTATAAATGCAGTAAATTATACAGTAGTTGCACTAGATGGCATATCCAGTCCCGATTATAAGGTAAATAAAATTGAATATGTTACCACAAAAACACTAAATAGTAATATAGTATTCGATACTACTACCGGCTCAGAACCTTCAACCAAGATTTCATTCTTATTATAAAATGGCAACATACACTATATCATATTCACAAACCCATCCAGATTTTTCTGTGCCTGGTTTTGGTAAAATAGATTTTGGTTCTGCTTCTGACGGAGTATATTCTGATGGCTATAAAATGGTTGCATTTGAACCCGGAAAGATTTTACAAGCTCAAGAACTGAATGAAATTCAGTTTCGAATGAACGTACATCAAACATTGACTATGAGAATGATATCCAATTGGTTGAGTACTATTGTATTTGCTGGTACAGAAAATTCTTCTGGTCCTGGTTGGGATGGCGCAACGCCACTAGATCCTAACATGATAACTGTAACTTCTGATACTATTAATATAGAAAGAAACAATTGGTTTTTATGTAAAGCACAATCTTCTGGATTGTTCTTTTGGGTATATTTCAAAGTAAATGGTCTTCCTGGTCCAATTCCTATTGAGCTGAGTTCTATTCCAGAAAATTCTTATATTGGTTTTGCACTAAACACCAGCGCAAATGGAGAATTTACCGGGCAAATTGTTGACTGTAATACTATTACAGATGATGCACAACAAAAGCATGAGTTGCAAGTTAAAGGAACATCAGTATGTGGTTCCTCTAGATATTACCTAAGAATAGTAGACATTGTAATCACCGATGATCTTACCACAGCGGCTAATGTTAATAGTTTTGTTCCAATTGCACAAAAAAGAGCTGATGGTATGTACTTCTTAAATAACATAAAAATAGAAAGCGTAGTCTAAAATGGCAGATTTTGTTGATATAACCGAATTAAGTTTAGGAACCACATTTGGTGGTTGGTATGCTAAAAATAATATCATGATTCAACGGCTCAATGCGCTGAATGTTGCAAACATTGTTGGTGGAGACGGAATAACCGCATCACCACATACTGCTGCAAATGGTGGTTATACATTAAGTCTATCAGGCAATGTTACCAGAGATATGGTATTTAACAATGTTACGGTTAATGGTACTCTGACTTCTAACTTCGCAGGTGATATTTCTGGAACAACTATAGTTCTGCCTGCAAACACTGGGGTTACTGTTGGAAATATCGTATATGTCGATTCTACTGGTAAAGCACAAAAGGCATTAGCAGACGATGAATGCACAGCTGAAGTTGTTGGTATTGTTACAGGATTTACTGGTGACAATGTTCAAGTTGCCACTACTGGTAGAATCAGTGGTTCATCTATCATTTCGTCATTTACTGGTACTCCCGGTGCTACTCTACAGAAGGGTGTAGTTTACTTTCTGAGCGGTGGTGTCTCTGGTGCGGGTACAACGCTCGAACCTGATGTAACTTTATATGTTTCTAAACCAATGCTTCTCGGATTAACAGGAGATAGTGGTTTAATTCTTCCGTACCGTGGATTTATTGCAACAGAGGGTACTCTCGGAAACACTACAATAGTACAAGGTGTGTCTGGTGGTTCTTTTGATGGAGTCTTTAATGGAGTCTTGAGTGTTAACGGCTTGACTGCTTCTTTATACTTAGGTACAGATAATGAAGCTAATAGAAAAACTACTGGTCATATACATGCTGTTAATAATATTAAGTATGGTGATAATAATGTATTTGGTAATTTAACAAAAAGTTTAAATATCAATCCAGAAACTCCCTCATATCCATATACTACTTCTGGAGTTTTTCAAGTCCCTGCTATATACGGCAAAAGTATAAAAACTGTAGGAAGTGGACAAAGCGGATTTGAACATATAACTAAGCATACCCCTGATAATAAAATTTATTTATCAACACTAGGAACTTTAGATGATGTATATAGATTACATCAAATTAGAATAACTCATATAAATGGGGAAAAACCGGTTAGAACTAATTTTGTAATAAATAAATTCTATAATAATATTGCAGCATCAAACTGGACATCTGAATTTGAACGAGGCGAGACTCCAGTGGAAGGAGAATGGACTCAAACATACACAGAATATAGAATGAAAAATGTTGCACTAATATCAGCAAATATGGATGGTGGTGGTGATGTTAATAATAGAAACTTTTTACAATTTGAGCAGCTTGGTGTAGGTACTCTAGCTCCAGATCAGTTCACTCAATCTAATTATATAAATGCATTTGGATTGGGTTCTTCTCGTTGGTCGTCTATTGTAAGTACCATTACACCAACAACTGATATAATGACTCCAGTAATTCGTCTACCTTACGGAACAACATTGAGTGGATCTTTGGGTATAACTGCAAGCACTGCTATTGGTGGTTTAAGCAGTAGTGGTGTATATCCAACAACATATATCAAAAATGATTATAATCTTAGTTGGAGTCGTGATATTAGCATACGGAACGAACGTCATAGAGTTTATGGTTGGAAATTTAATTCGGTTATTCTAACCGGATCAATAATTTCTGGTTATATAAACACAATTGCACATGCAGCATTGTTTGATGTTGCTGATACGAATGGTTATACACTAGACACTTCTATATTAGGTTGGAATGCAACTACTGGACCAATTCCAGAGACTGTATCTATAGCTTTTCCTTCTATTGATAATTATTATGCGAGTAATAATACTCCCGGACAATTTGGAATATCTACAATATTAGAAGTATATAAGTACAATCCAACAACTGGAGTAACAGGACCCATAATAATGATCCAAAAAGATTTTAGATACTTTACTACTACTAGTTCTATAACGGGATATGATAGCACTGAGATAGGACAATCATGACAACTAATAACTTAATCATAAACGGTAATTTTGATCTCTGGCAAAGAGGCACTACATTTTCTATTCCATATAATGCATTTTTCTCAAATATAGGAAAAGATGGAACAACATATACTGCTGAGAGTAAAAAAATAGCAGATAGATGGTATGTTATTGATACTCAAAAACGATCAGAGGAAAGCAGTGGTGTAATATCAATATACCAAGAAGCATTTAATTCATCAGAGCCAGAATTTGCACTTTCTTCATATTATTTAACAGTAGCTAATAACATCACAGCTGTAACAAGTGGTTATTGCTATATTGAAAATAAACAAGCAAATTGTAATATAGTTGGTGGTAGTACTTTACGTCTTTCTTTCTCTGCAAAGACCACCGGAATAACTGGAACAACTATGGCTTGTTATTTTAGACAAGCTGTGAATCCAGGAATTTATGAATTCTCCAATACTAATGAAATAGTAACAGTATATGAAACTTGGCAAAATTATTCAGTAACTTTAAATCCACAGTTTGTTGGTAACCTAGGAGTTTCTGGTGATCATTACTTCTCTGTTGGTTTTAAAGTATTACCAAATACTCAAATTAGTATTGCCAAAGTTGGTTTGAATTTCTCTGGTGTGTCTAGTGAAACAGTTACAACTCCAGAAGAAGAAAAGAAATTGCAGGAAAAGTATTACTATACCTCATACACACACCAGACCTCTCCCGGTAATATTACTCTATCTTCTGGAAATGATGTTACAGCAATTAACTTTACAGTAACTCCAAGTTATAGCTACACCCATAAGTTTAGCATTCCGCAATATAAAACTCCAACAATCACTCTATATTCACCAAAGAGTGGAACTGCCAATGATGGATATAATAAATCTGCAGATAGAGATATGAGGCTAACATCTGGCACTCGTGGGTGGAATACTACTGCTAGATTTTCTCCAACTGGAGCTGCTACTCTAACAACTAGTGGCAATACATATGGTGTGATATTTAATGTTGCCAGCGGTGCAGTAATTTTTGATGATATTTTAGTTCACATGGTAGCAGACGCAGACATAGACCCTAGTCCATACGACAGAGGTCTAGAAACAACGACATAAGGAACATAGATGCCATCTTGCACGAATAACTCCATAATCTCAGGAATAATTGTTGGTTCTGTTGATTCGATCAATGGAAGACGATTATCATTTCAACAAAAGACGGACACTAATTGGGATCCAACTATTGTTGCAGGAAATGTTATTCGTTATGATGTTGATGCTGGTGTATTTACTCAATCTATTGCAGACCCAAACTTCGAAGGTGCTGCAACAGATATGTCATTGGCTGAAGTTGTTGGAATTGTAGAATCTATCGCTGTTACTGACGGTATTACATACGCAACTGTGGTGACACATGGATTAATTAATTATCCAAATTTGATGTCAACTATAGCTGGAATTTCTGCTACTAGTGGAGGTGACGGTGGTACTGATATATTCTTCCTAAGCCCAGATATTCTTGGCGGCATCACATACGGTTTGATTGAAGATAACGGTTATATCGTAAAACCTATTCTTCAGGTATGCCCAGTTTCGGGTGGTGACTTTAATTCAATCGTTGTAAACTACATTGGATATGAATCCTCATCATCCGCTAATGCATCATTTAGATCTTCTGAGGTTAATATAGGCGAGATAAGAGTTGTTGATGCAGCTTCTGTTGTTCCCGATGGTTGGGTTGATACTAGTTCTCCAAAATTTTTATCAATAACCGAGTACCCAGAAGCATATGCAACTTATGGAAATTCATATGGAACTCTTGAGAAATTATATGTAAATGGTTCTTTTTCTTTTGTTGATGCTCTTGCCCAAAAATCAATAAGACCAATAAACCCACAAACAAATAAAGGAATTGGTTTATATTCTTCTATTGTGTCTGTCGATACAACAGATAATTCTATTATTGTAGAACATACGGATGTCAATCCTACATTATGGAAATCTAATTATACAACTTATCAGATATCTGAAGCTGTATTGGGTCTTAGTAAAGTAACAGTTACATCGGGAGCAGTAACCGAGTTTAAAACTCCACAGATTCAGACAAACATTCAAGCTACTGCTAACGTCAAAGATCAAATATCAACATTTGCAACCAAAACAATAATCAGAGTGAAGAAAGATAATGTAGTATCATACCTGCCGCAATATATCTCATTCGTTAATGCAACAGTAAAGGGAGTATTAGCCACTCCAAACTTTGTAAATGTTGATAGCACATTAGTTTCTCTGGAGTCTAGAATACAAGCACTAGAGCAAATATTAGGAATTAGTTAACATGCCTTCAATTCGTGGTACTAGCCAATTTAAGGCAATAAAAGGAATTACCATATACGGAGTTATTGGTAATACTGGACCACAAGGACCCCGTGGTGATGATTTCTACGGCAATACTGGTGCTACCGCATCTTTTAGAATAACCGGAATTACGCTTTCTGGATATACTCTTATATCATCATTCAGTAATGGAATAACTCGCGCTGCTTCCGGAAAACTGTTAGGCATAACAGGAAATACAACTGTACTGGTTGGTGGTATAACTGGTTCTACTGGAACTGGTTTTGTCTTTGTTGGATCTACTGATGAGAGAAACATCACTCTCAGAAAACTTCGTGGTAGCACTGGGTTTAAATCATTGGTAGGAATTACTAGCGATGCTGACACTATAACAATAACTGTCGATAGGTATGATGGTGGTTTTACACTTAGCGTCGGAGAGCTGAGTGAAATCATTGCGACAGATTCATCTGGAAATCTTGTTGGTGCTACATTAGGATCTGCTAAGTATGGAAATGTAACTGATACTGTTAGAATCAACAAAGCAAATGTCTTTGAGCATGTTCGAGGAGCCAATCAGATTAACGATGTTGTGAGTGATGGTGGATCAATTTCTGGTGCTGGAGGTTCTAGTGGACAGCTTCTAATTTTTATACAGGCATCTAGTGAATTTACAGATTCTAATAACAGATCAAAAACTAAGACACTTGTTCTAGATGTTTCTAGTTTTAAACCTGATTTAGTAGACCCCGTAAAATATAATATAAGTCTTAGTCCTCCACCAAAATATCAAACTGCATTTAGTTTGTTTGTGACTGGAGCCACAGGAGATGGCACATTTTTAAATGCTAGTTGGGGTCCTAGTATAAAATGGCCATTAAACAAATTACCATGTTTAACAACTGGTGAATCTCATCTTATACATTTTATATCAGGAAATGATTTTTGGTATGGATATATTTTTGGTCAAGGTATTGGATCTACTGGAAAATATTTCTGTGATAATAATATCCAACAGTTCAGCGCAACATCAGAAGGACAGATTGCATTAGATTTTTTCTCAGGATTGACTGGAGCTTGTTGTTTAGGTAATAATTCTTGCACTCTTTCTACACAAGAAATATGCACACAAAAATCTGGATTTTTCTCTGGTGTTGGTACTACTTGCGGCACAATTGATTCTACTAGTGTATGTACAGAGTCATTCGGAACATGCTGTATCAAAAATACAATTGATGGTAAAATAACAACTTCATGTTTAGAAAATATTTCTCCGATAGATTGTCTATCTCTAAATAATGATTCAATAGAATCTATATTTTCTGGATTTAATACCACATGTAACGAGGTTGATTGCAATAATTCATTCAATGCTCTTGGTGCATGTTGTGATGGTGCTGGAAATTGTGAACAAGTAACAAAAGAAGATTGTATTCTTGGTGGTGGTAGTTTTAATGGAAGAGGCATATTATGCTTTTCTGATAATAGTAATCCAATATGTTCGACAGGAACTGGTGCATGCTGCACACCAACTGGAATATGCACACAAACCACTGCTGAAGTTTGTTTGAGTTCTGGATCATATTATCATGGTAATACAACAACATGCGCTGGTATCACTTGTTCTTCATATCTCAAGTGTGGTGGGTTCCTTGGAGTCTCATTACGACCAGGAGATATAATTGGCGGTGGAATGGTTGTTGGTGTATATAATCCCAAGTCATCTAAACTTCTTGGCGGCTCTCATGCATTTTCTAGACACGGAAGCACTGCAGACTTCATATATGGTGGAGAAACATTAGCAAACTATTATCAGAGTGAAACTGATTATGTTGGTTATGGAATCACTGGAGAAAGCTGCGAAGTGCTACTCAATAACGATGTAGATTCATATTACATTATAGTTTCTCTATATCCATCATCAATAAATGACGCTGGAAAGTTTGTAAATCCAACAGAAGAACTTGCAAAGAAAGATACCTTTCCTTGGTATGGACCTGGAATAGCATGGGGTCCACTTTTGGATTTAACCAAATACAAATACTCAGATTTTACATATTTGGATAAACGATATGATTCATCATATTTACAATATGGTGAAGGATACTACGGTGTAACTGGAGAGTCGTTAGATAACATTAAATCTGTTACATTCCAAACATGTTATTCCTCCAGACTAAATGGAAAAGATCCTGTTGCTAGATTATTTACTAGAAGTGTAAAAGCATCAAATGGTTTGTGGAATAGAAATTGGGGAATATACAACACCATTCGTATGATTTCCGCAGACAATGCTCACTATATTAAATTGTCGGTTTCTCCATATTTTACATACAGTGAATTTAATTCAGGTATAACTATGTCTGCTGTTCGCGCTCTGTCTGCATTTAATAATAATGATTTCACAAACACACACGGATTGACTGCAAATCCAACTGCATTATCTGATTGGTTTATTCCTAGCCACGACGAGTTGGCTTTCTTAGCAGCAAATTCTATAACAGACTCTACAAATCCCTATTATGGATTTGATATGAATGCTGCATTACTTAGTAATAGCGGAATACCATTATATGATTGGCACTGGTCATCAACTGGATCTTTTGATACCACCACGGATCAAGGGGTTTATACTTCAGGAAAGCCAGAACATGGATCTGTTACTTGGGCAATATACTTTGATCCAAATGGAGAATCTTCGCAGTTTACGGTGAAGAAAGAAAATCGATCTGCAGAACTAAAAGTTAGACCTATCAGACTTATGCGATGTGATGGTAAAACTCCACCGATTAATTCAGAACAATATAAATTATGGAAGACACCAAAGCTTTTAAGGAATAGTCAATAATGTCATTCGGTTCATCAAATATACCAAATATTCTAATCACTGCTGGTGTAAATTCTGTAACAGGAGCTACAGGAGCAACTGGACCTACAGGTATTACTGGATACTCTATTACTGGTCCAACGGGATCTGATGGTATTCAGTTTGTTTCAACACAAATTGTTGGAGCTATATTAGGAATCACCTATGAGAATAATACTGGATTCTTCTTAACTACTACATCACCTGCTGGAAGTAGTTCACGAGATCCTTTCCCAAACTTTACAGTTGGAGAAACTGGCAGCGCAGAAGATACTAGCATTTATGGTGGATTCACTGCTGACCCTTATATGTTTATGTTTAAGACTATAAAGTTAGTTGGAGAAGTTACTGGTGGAATTAGTCTATCTTCTTTTTACATTTCAAGTCCGGGTACTACTAATTCTGCAGTAGGAACCACAGGAAGTTTGATGTATGTTACTGTTGGAGCTAATAACTTTGGAACAGCTATTGATGGGACTAACGATGCAAACACAAAATATTTTAGATCTATAATTACTCCAACAGCTGGAAGTTTTAAAGGAATAACATTAGATACATTTAAATTCAAAATTAATCAACACTTTGATACTGAATTTAAAAAGGGATACACCGGAAATATAAACTGGATAAATGCACTTACTGACAATGTATCTAATGTATTAAATGAAATAACAGTTAAATCTTCACTTGTGTCTGGTGGTTTCGGAATAACCAGAACAGATCAATCTGTTTTTATAACAGTTACTGACGAAAATCGTAACTTATACCCAAAGGTGTCGTTTAGAACTGAAGGTATCACATATGCTGTGGATGGAAGTGGAGGACGTACTGGTTCATTTGAAATGAATATTATAGGAAAAGGAATTACATATTCCAACGAAACCTATAAAAATCAAATAATTGGTTCTTGCTGTTATTGTAGCACAGGTACTTCTTCAATAGTAAACCGTAAATGTTTAGACTATGCTACCAAATCTTTCTGCGATTCTATCGGTGGAAACTTTAATTTTAAATCATGCAATATTAGATATTTGTCTGATGATTGTTATTCTGGTGGTGCATGTTGTGCCAATGGCACTTGTTTTGAAACTAATGATGAATTGTGCGATAAAGCTCATGGATCTTTTTATCCAAATGTTAGATGTAGTGAATTAGAAGATGGTTGCCCTAGTAATTGTCCAATCGCTGCATCCTGCTGTGTTAATGGTGATTGTTATGATCTTTCCGCCAGTGATGCTTCAGAAGAGTTATGCAAAGAACTTGGGGGAAGATATAAAGGAGTAACTTGTGGTGAAAGAAATTGCTGTGTGGAAGGATTTATAGGAGCTTGTTGTTTTGGAGTCGATAATTGCAAGGATGATACAACACCAACAGAATGTGCGGCTGATGGTGGTGTGTATCAAGGACCAACTAGTTTGTGTTCATCATCAATATGCTGTAAGGATTCTGACACATCTCCTTCATTAAAATTTGCGGCAATAAGAACAGACAACACAGAAGAAATTCCAACAGATCTTAAAATTGGAGATTCGTTTGGTGGTGGAATTGTTGCTGGATTTGTTGGTTATCCCCCTGCTGCGTTTGACAATGATGGTTACTTTGCTAAAGGAGAAGTAATCTCCGAAATTGAAAATAACACAATCAATTCTGTAAAAAGATATGTCGCTGTTAACGGCACATACAATGGATCATTGAGATGCAACTGCTCTAACTTCTCACCATCCAGATATGTGACTCTGAATGAATTAGGTAAGAGTAATGGTAGAGTATTGACATCAGATATTAAATCTCTTTCTGGTGTTCGTGATTACTTGGATCTAACTTTCTACAATCGACTTTCCGATACTTGTTTGACAACAGAAAATAAACCATGTAATGAGAAATCCGTTGAGAATAAAAAATACGGATATAACTCAGTGTTGGCATATAGACAACTTTCGAAGCAGATTCATGGGGATAACATTCCAAACGCATGGGTTCTAATTGTAGCTGCTGAAGATTTTAATACAACTAATGTTTCGTTTGGTATGAGTATGTCCGTAAATGCATTTACTGTTTCTTCGGAAATGAGTAATTATAGTAACACACTGTGGCAGAATAACATATTGACTCCATATGGAACAACGGTGTTTGATGGATTATTAAACACCAGAATGTTTGATGACACTTCTATTGAACGTAATACTTGGTTCATACCAAATACCTACACAATAGCTGGCAAGCTTGAGACAATTGATCCTCTTGCGTATGATAGATTTAAACACAGTCGAGTTAGTTACTGGCAATCTGATATTGATCGAACTCAGATCTCCAGAAGCAGCAATTACTTTAAATCTAAGTACAAGGAAATGTGGAATGCTATAAACACATCTTCGACTGCTTTATATCACATTAGCGAGAAAAATAAAGAATCATATAATGGTTATTCAGATTGGTATATTCCCAGTGCTTTGGAATTGAATATAGTATATTACAATATTGATGCCATTAATACTGGTATAATATATCACTCTACTGGTTCCTCCGTTACGCTTTCTATAGATTCCTCATATTGGTCTTCTACTACTGGCGGAAAAATGGTAGATTCTAGGGCAGCAGGAACTAGTGGTGGTAGTGTTAAAACCTATCAACAACAGAACTATAGTTTAGAAGCTCCAATATCACTATCTGATCCATCAACAGATTCGTGGAAGAGTTATAAATTAGCTCAGGCACATCGTGCATATGCACAAGATTTTGGTACAGGAAAGATGATATCATCTCTTAAGACTGACAAAGTGGCTAAAGTTAGAGCATGTCGTATGGTTCCTATATATTTTAAAGCTAAAGATCAGCAGAATCAATTTGAATTTAGCTTTAAGTCTTTAAACACATGCACTTCCTGCAGATAAGAGAATAACTAATGGCAAATGAGATTGGCTTCAGTACAATATATCCAGGCAGCGGGTTAGGTTCAGCTGGACCCATAGGAGCAACTGGTGCTACTGGAGCAAATCAAACGGTTCGTGGATCTACTGGAGCCACTGGCTTAGATTCTAATTATATTACATCCGTACTTGTAACCGAAGAAGGAGTAGTAGAATTTGGTTTATCTGATGGAAATAACGTAAGCCCAGGAATTCTTAAAGGAGCAACCGGAGTATATGCAGGAGTAACAGCATTTTCTCTTGGTTCAGAAACATCTATTCTAAAAGGTGTGTGTGGTGGTATTACTTTAGATTTTTATAACTTTAGAACTGATGGTTTATTGGGAATAACATACAGCACAGATGGTGCTTTGGTGTTTACAATATCTGCCAATAGTGGAGCTGGTGGAATTTCTGAATTTGCAGAGAATAATAGAATTGTGTATGCACAATCTAAAACAGCAATCATGTCTACGGATTTGATTCCTGAAACTTCCCTTGGAACAAATCGAGTTGAACACATCACTACCTTCAATTATGGATATGTGAATTTCGGAGGAGAGACAGCTGGAAGAAATATAGTTGCTGATATTATTGAATCATCTCTCTCTGTTGGTCCAATAGAACGTGGTGATTTTACAGTAAATCTCTCTAATTTCTATATCGCTGGAGTAGAAGGAATTACACTAGATGTTTCTAGAGCAACAGTTTTTAACTTAATTACTCCACTCGGAATTAAAGCATTCACTACAAGTAATATTATTGCAATTCCTGACGGACAGGTCATGTCTGTCACCTTGATTGTTCATGGAGAGGATATTTGGAACTTCCCAGAAGATGTTGTATTTGATGCAGAAAGTAAACCAATATTTTATCCTGGCGTTAATATTCTTCACATGTGGAGAACGAGTGAAGACGAAGTTTGGCGTGCAAGTTTTACTGCAAGAGGAATTGGCGCAGAAAATATTAAAAATCCTGGTGTTCGTGGTTCCTGCTGCTACTTCGATGTAGATGGAACAAAACACTGCGATGATTATGTCACACAGACATACTGCACAGAACGAGATGGAAACTTTGAAGGAATAGTTCCTTGCGATAAAAATTCATGCATAGTAGGAGAACAAAAAGAGTTTGATGGAGTTTGTTGCACAGAAGGAAAATGTGTTTCTGATATAGATCCAACTCTGTGTCAAATTATTGGTGGCTATTTTATCTCAGGTATAACATGTGGTCAAGTTGGATTTTTTCCAGAAACTGACAACACGGATAATATAGGAAAACCTGCAGCAGTTCCTCCTGAACCTTCTGGTCTATGTTTTAATAAATGTAAGACTCCTACAATATGCTGCAAAAACGGAACATGTTTAGGACAACTCACAGAAGCGCATTGTGATTACTTAGAAGGAACTACTGTTCTTGCTCCTAATTGCACCAGTGCAAATTGCTGCGATCATATCATTGCTCCGGGAGCATGTTGCATACAAGAAGAAGGTAATATTTATAGATGCGAAAATGTAGATACACCATTCGCATGCAATGATGCGGTTGATGGGCTTAATGGAATTTATATGGGTAAGAATACAAAATGCCCAATTGATGTGAATTTAGAGAAAGATATTTGCTGCACAGTTCAAAATCAATTAACTTGCTATGAATGTAACCCAAATGGCTCACCATGTGGTTGTACTGAAATTATTACTACTGGAAATTCTTGTTCCGAAGTTAATATAAACTTTTATGAATTTCAGAATACTTGTGATAATAAGTGCATATCTAAAACATGTCATAGATGTGACGGAACACAATGTTTACAAGAAACAACACTTTGTGGTGCTGAATGCTCCGTAGGATTCGAACCAGGACCTTGTGTTGCTGATCAAACATGCCTAACCAAGCCTTGTTTCAAAACGTGTGTAGATAATAGCTGCGGAACACCTTTTGATTTTGAACTTACTAATGGTGATAATAGCTGTGCTACACTCGGTGCTGGAACTGATTTTAAGTTTGATGAGTGTAATTGCATACCACTACCACCAGAAGACCCTGAATATGCTGCATGTTTTTGGTGTTTTCCTATAATAGTGAATTCAGATCCAACTGTATTAAATACCGATGGAAATCGTAGCATAATACCTCCTAACGCTCCCCCATCACCGTCTAATAGCGAGTTTGCCGAACAAGTAGCAGGATCGTCTCAAGCTCCATTTAGATCTGTATTTTCAGTACCACAATCTAAAGCTATATTATTAGATGCTGCAGCTGGGTATGTAGAAAACGATTTTAGTATACTACCACTATTTAATGCTAATGCTTCTATTATTGGTATTACATTACCGGCTGGATTAAATCCTGCTGGGTATGCTTTATCGCGTGATAATAATATATTATACTATGATGAAACTAATACAAGTGCATTCGCTCCTTCCTTTATCGGAACAGCGGTTCCAAATAACGTAGGAGAAGTATTAAATGCTACTGTTGGTTTAGTTACCTCTGCTCCTAGTACACTTATTAGTACAGATATTAATTTTAGATGTAATTATGTTGGTTCATATAAAACAAGTAGCAATAAAGTAGAAACTAGAGAAAACTGTTTAAAAAGATATGGATATACAACACCAGAACAATTAACTAATTGTTTACTATGTGATCCAGTTAACGATAACATTCCATATACAGATTTGTCAAACGAATTACCAAAATTTGTAAATAAAATAGAGCCATATCAAGATAGAATCAAAGCTGGATTATATGCACCATTCCCACCTCTGTGGGGAAGAATAACATACAAATATGGCCAATCTACTTGCACTAAAGCTTTATATAAGAAAAATACTTATAATCTGAACCTTTTTAAAAATTCTAATATAAAGGACATAGTTCATGAATTTTTATTACAACGAGGAAAGACTTGGTTAAAGACATTTTTAGACAGGTATGATAGTACACCCATAGCGAACAGAGAATTGCAGGATGGATTGGCTGCAAGTATAGACAGTAACTTTATTGGCTCAATAAGAAATAATCCAGTAAGTCCAAATGAATTTTGTATGGGAGGCCAAAATAATCCTATTGTCTTTACTTACGATCCATATCAACTAGGTGGTTTAATAAATTACGGCACTGCATATGTGTGGCCATCTCCTATAGGGGACGGATGTTGTAATAATACTACATCATCATGGGCTTTACCAGAACCAAGTTTTGATCCGATAGGACCTCCAGCACAGGGAGGTGGTCCTCCAGATATGTACTACCCACCAAATAATATAAATGGTATTCAAAAACTTGGAGAAAGATATTTGAAAAAACTCGCTAGTGATACTACTACACAGATACAGTATGTTAGAGGAATTTTTGGTAGAAATCTTCGATATAATTTAGATTCATTTAGAACATCTACTGTGTTTTATCATGATGATGGTTCTGGCGCAGTCACCACTACTATGAAAACTGATGATAATATGAAGATTCCATTAGCTTATCAGAATGGATTTGAAGGTCCTGATTCATGTGCTCCTACTGGTGGTGGGGGTTCAGTAGATGCTCCGTTGTGTATTGCGCAAGACACAGAATGTGAGGGTTTGTGCGGTTGTGGAGGAGGGTGTGTAGAAACATCTCCAGGTGTCTGTTCAGGTGTGGGGTTATGCCCCGAGTATAATGATGGTAGTGGTGGTGATCCTAATAATTGGCAAGGATCTGGTGGTCTTATTGCTCCATCCACGGTAGAAACACCATCTCCATTTACAGCACAAGTAGTAAACAAATCTCAAATAACTAGTAAGAGAGTTTATATAATTCCGGGTGTTTGTGTTGATATGCTATGCCCTAATTGTAATTCATACGAAAGCTGCTAATATGTCGGTTCAATTTAGAACAAGATCACAAACATCAGTTGATTATTCGCAGTATATTGCAAATTCTGGAATAACTGGATGTTGTCACGTTATAACCGAAGGAACAGTTAATCGTACTGCCAACACAAGTTTAACCGAATGTAATAGTTCAGGTGGACACTTTATTGCAGGAGATTGTGATAATTCAATAACTCCTTCGACTCTTGGATGCTGCTGTGCGTGCAAGTCAACAACATCAAGCAAGTTACAAAAAACAACATTATGTGAATGCGAATCTCTTAGTGGATTATGGAAAGCAGGAGATTTAGCAACTTGTACGGAAACTCAAACAGATTTAGGTATAAAGGATGGTTGGTGTATTTCTGGATCTGCTAGTAAGTCTAATCAAATAGATTTTAGAAAAAAGAGAGCATGTTGCCATCCAGAGTTTTTAGATGATGGTACAGTAGTTTCTAATTGCACCGATTTATGTTCAGAAAAAGAATGTGCTGAATTGGCTGCATTTCCATACACATCAATCTTCTACACAAACGGAAGACAGTGTGATACTCAAGTAGGAGCAGCATTTCCTGTTCGAGATGAATGTGCGCTCTCTATAAGTAATGATAATGTAATGAATTCGTGTAGCAATGGTACTAATTTGTTTTGTTGGAATCTTCCAGATTCCAACAGATGCGGAACAAAGTCTTGGTATGACTCAAGATTCATGGGCAAGTTTATTCAATCAGTAAATCAATTTGCTTTTCAAATAAGAAATGAAACTGTTCCATTTTTATATGATGTTATATTAGCTCCAAGACACGAAAATCAAACTTCTATAGACATCACAAATGAAGCAAAATCATTAGTTGGTGTTGGAGTAACAAAACTATGTCCTGGTGCATATTCAATGAATTTTGATTTACCAGAAAATGAAATATGGTCTAATGGATATTTTGCAATACTAAATGAAAATTCAGTACCTGTATATTTTGCCTCTCCTAAATTCAGTGAAAGTTTTACAAATGCATCAGATTCACCAGTACCAGTAACACCACCAACTCTTCCTGTAAAAGATCTAATAGCAACCAGAACATTCAGTGCTAGTATAAACAATACAAGTGAGAGAGTAAAAATAACTGGTAGATTCTATAATGGAAAAACTAATCAGTATAGAACTTTCAACAATAATACACTACCAATTGATCAATTAATTAAATTATATCAACATAATGTTTATGATTTTAAGGTAACATCTTTGCTAACAGATCCTACTGGTGGTGTTTTATTTAGCGTATCAACTCTAGGATTTGCTGTGCAAAAAAAGGATAAAAGTTTTGACTATTATTCTCCATTTAATACCGCAACCGTTAATAGAATTAAATCAATAGTAAGAAGCTTACCTGCAAAGGATTATGTTAGAGTTTCATTGGGTGCTTATACAATATGCGGAATTGAAAGTAATGGAACCATGACATGCAGTTCTGAAAATTCTGAGTTAAATATTCCTGTTAAAAAATATAAACTAGTTTCGTGTTCTAATTCTTTATTTGATACTGAAATTAATGATTACGATCCAAGTAAAGAATTTTGTTTTGCTGTAGATGAAAATAATGGTATTGTCAAAATTTCTAGCGATTCTGCTGATTTTGATAATCAACCAACTAGATCAATTACAGATATAATAGATTTATCGTGCATCAATACTAGGTGTTTAGCTGTGGTAGAACCAGATGAAGTCATCTGTAGCTCTCAAATACTTGGAAGTTGCTGTGGTGATTTTGATACAAGGAATTGTATTTCAACCACCGAAGGTGCTTGTGATCGGGCAGGAGGATTTTTTCAGGAGGGTCGTATATGTTGCATAGACTCCCCAGATTTGGAAAATTGCGTCAATTGTGATGAAATATCAAATAGAAGTCTTCGAGTAAATGCCTTTACTGCTCCAGAAAATACATTACCAACCTCTGATTTAACTTACTACAAGAATGGATTATATGTTGGAATATTTGAACCAGGCAATCCTGTAAATACCATAGGTTCAACAGTAACAGGTAATCCTACAACTGGTAGTGCTTTTGCATACAAACCATCTGTGGTTGGATATGGTACTACTAATAAGAAATGGGCAATTGTTGTTGCATCAAATGATTACACTATGGATTTCTTAAATGATGAATTTGAAAGCACCGAGGTAATTCCACCATCAATGTATGATGGTATGTGGAATACATTTGGAGATAGCAATGTATACTATGGCATACAATCTAAAGCCATGGAAAAACTAAGAGAGCATTCCAGACTTTCTGGTTGGTATTTGCCATCAAAGAATGAGCTTGAATTTGTTAATAACAAATTGAATCATGGATTTTTCATTCCAGAAGCATTCAAATCTATGAATAGCGGCATATATTTGACATCTACACCATATTTTAAAATGCAATCTAGCACCAAATTTGATTTAGATTCTCAGATATTTAAAAACCAAGCATTTATGTTTGGACAGAGTTACAGCAAGAAAGATTATGGATCTATATACTTAGTACCAAGAAGAACTAAAGTTAATGTTCGTCTTATTCGAAGGATTGAACTGGAGTAATTATTATGAGTGATGAAAAAACGTGTTCTAGTAAGCCAGACCCAATAAAATTCAGAACAGTGACTGTACCAGATACTAAAAATATTATTTCTAGAAAAATAGGAATGATACAGAGTTTTGCTATGTCTCTTACTTCTAAGGGTCTAAACGAAAAGAAGATAAACAGAGCAACAAAGCAATTGAGAGTTCTCAGCTGCTTCGGAGATAAGCACCTGAACGGCGTGGTTCCTCCCTGCGAGCATTTGAAGGAAAGTAAGACAGATGGACAGTATTTCTGTGGCGGATGTGGCTGTGGGGATCGTGCTGGTACTTGGTTAGTTGCAAATGGTAATGATTACAGCAAGCTAGACTATCCAAAGTTGAACTGCCCAATCACCATGCCTGGGTTTACTAACTATGTCGCTAGCAAACCAGACGAAGCTATATCACCGATCACTCGAAAGTATTATCTTGAGAATATAGCGTTCGATGATCTAAATAAGATGCCAGTGACTCTTCCAGACATGCCTGAAGCTATGCAGAAAGCTATGGATGAAAGAGATGCAAAGATGTTACCTAAAGATGAAACTACATTAAACACACAGCAATTAGGGTAATTGGTTAATGCCATAAATACCTTTAAGGAGATTTTATGGCAGCACCTAATTCACGACAAACTCTTATCGAATACTCATTGAGACAGCTGGGAGCACCAGTTGTTGATATTAATGTAGATTGGCAGCAATGTGAAGACCGTTTAGATGATGCTTTGCAACAGTTCTCTGAAAGACACTTTGACGGAGTAGAGAAAGCTTTCTTTCTTTATCCCGTTACTGCACAAGATATAGCCAATGAATATATCAACACCGATACTCTTGGTCCGGTAAATGGGTTTGGTGGCGATGGACCAACCGGGATGGATATAGTCACCGTAGTCAAACTATTCCAGTTTGGCCCATTTGGTAATTTGTCTATGTTCGATGTTAGATACCAAATGGCTCTTACCGATTACTTTGGTATTAATACCAACCTCATGTCCAGCACAAATCTGGGATTAGCTCAATATGACAGCACCAAGCGTTATATTAATCTGATTTCGGATATGTTTCAACCAGAAAAAACTATACGATTTAGTAAAGTAACAAATAAGCTACATGTCGAAATGAATTGGCAACAGGAATTAGTTCCAGGAGCCAACATCATGATCGAAGCTTATGTTCTTCTAAACCCAGACAAATTTACGGAAATCTACAACGACAGATTACTCAAGAAGTATCTGACTGCTCTGATCAAAAGACAATGGGGAATGAATATGGCTAAATTTGGTGGAGTTGTTCTGCCAGGTGGAGTCACTCTTCGAGGTCCAGAGATTGTAGCAGAAGCTCAGAACGAAATTGCTCTCATCGAACAACAGATCCAGCTAGAGTACGAACTCCCCATAAATTTCATGATCGGTTAATATGGCAAAGAATCCCTACTTCAAAGACTACTCAGGCGAGCAAAACATAATTGAAGATCTCTCTATAGAGATCATCAAAGCTATGGGTAGGGATATGCTTTATATTCCTCGCGAACAATATAATAAAAATGTTGAATTCGGAGAAGCTCAATATAGATTTAGTAAATCGTTTCCTTTAGAAATGTATATTCAATCTGTTTCTGGTTTTGAAGGAGAGGGAGATATCATCTCGAAGTTTGGATTAGAGGTAAGAGATAAAATTACTCTTATTATTTCTAAGAAACGATTTAATAAAGAAATAGCAGAAAAATATGATGGAATAACAAGACCAAGAGAAGGAGATTTAATTTATTTTCCTCTCAGTAGTGGATTGTTTGAAATTAACTTTGTAGAACACGAAAATCCGTTTTATCAAGCCGGTAAGTTATACACATACTCACTAATCTGCGAACTAACTACACTAGAAGATGGTGATGAGTTTGCAACAGGTGAAACTGATATTGATGCAGTAACAACAGAAAATAGAGCAGAAGTAGATTTGTTTAGCATATCTACTCAAATTTCTACTGGTAAAATTTTCTACGATGGAGAAATGGTATATCAGGTACGCGGAATCACTGGTGCTACTGGAGGAGCATATGCAAATGCAACTGCAGAAGCTCATTGTGTTAAATTCTATCCAACTAGTAACACAATGGAAGTATATGGAATTAGTGGTTCGTTCCTATACAACTCACAAAGTATTCGAGGAAAAGAGTCTGGTGCCGAATATTATGTTACAGGTATAACTGGAACTAATCTCATAATTCCAATATCTCCGATAGATTCTCTCTCCACAGGTGATAATGAATCCATTAAATATACTGAAGATTCACTTGATGTATACAACTTTACCGATATTGATCCATTTTCTGAAGGAATATACTAATGTTTCAATACTTTTATAATCAAACATTAAGAAAATTAACATTAGCGTTTGGTGGATTGTTTGATGAAATTTATATTTCAAAAGACACATCAGATGGCAAAATAGAAAGAACAAGAGTTCCTCTTACATATTCTGGTAAAGAAAAATTTATCAGAAGAATTAACGAATCAAGTTCTATTTCTAGTAATGTTAAAATCGAAACTTTGCTTCCTAAAATGGCATTTGAGATGACAACTCTTCAATATGATCCCACTAGAAAAATAAACAAAATAAACAAAAAGTTTAAAAGTTCATTAGTAAACGGAGAAACGTATACACAACAAGCATATTCAGAAGTTCCATATAATGTGCAATTTTCTTTATATTGTTTCACAAGAACCGTCGATGATAATCTACAAATAATGGAACAAATACTTCCATACTTCTCTCCAGAATTTATAGTTACTCTTAAGATGAATGACGTAGATACTAATGTTGATGTTCCAATAATACTCAATACAACAAACATGACAGAACAGTATGAAGGAGATATGACAACAAGAAGATCTGTTATTTCTTCTTTCTCATTCACTGCTAAAGCACATATATTCAGTAGAGTAAGTGACTTTGGGATTATTAAAGAAATTGATGTCAATATACTTGAGGACAATACCCTATGAAAGAAAATATTCCAAAAGTGTTTGATACTATATCCGAAAGTCTTGGAGTTGATTTTTCTGCCCCAAAGAAAGAATTAAGACAAGTAAAAGTAGCAGAGGGAATTCCTGCAGACAAAAGAATGGATAATGATTTTGAATATGCAAGACTTAATCTGAAAGAATTAATAGACAAGGGTAAAGATAGCCTAGAGAATGCAATATCACTGGCAGAAAGTCTAGATTCTCCTCGTGGATTCGAAGTTGTTTCTAACTTTGCAAAACAGCTAGCTGAGATGAACAAAGATCTAATGGGTCTATATCAGCAAAAAAAAGAAATTGAAAAAGAAAAAATCACAGTGAATAATAACACAACAAATGCGATATATGTTGGTTCTACGAGTGATCTGCAAGATCTTGTAAATCAAGGTCGAAGTAGAAGAAAGGCATTGGATAATAATGAGGAACAACAATCCAAGTAAGAGTTATCTCGGTAATCCCAATCTAAAGGGGCCTGGTGTAAAAATTGAATTCACCAAGGAACAAGTTGAAGAATATGTAAAGTGTGCAAATGATCCAATTTATTTTATCAAGCATTACATAAAAATTGTAACTCTAGATAAGGGACTTGTTCCCTTTGAGTTATACGATTATCAAGAAGACATCATTGATAAGATACACAACAATCGATATGTGATTGCTAAACTTCCAAGACAGTCTGGAAAGTCTACTACAGTTATTGCATACATTCTTCATTACATTCTGTTTAATCAAAACATGAGTGTTGCTATTCTAGCGAATAAACAAACAACTGCTAGAGAAATGTTGTCTCGTCTAAAGCTAGCATATGAATATTTGCCAACATGGTTACAACAAGGAATTCTGGAATGGAATAAAGGATCAATTCAATTAGAGAACGGTTCTAAGATTCTTGCATCATCTACTTCTGCATCTGCAGTCCGTGGTGGTTCTTATAACATGTTGTTCCTCGATGAATTTGCATTCGTTCCGGGAAATATCGCAGAAGAGTTCTTCAGTTCCGTGTTCCCTACAATCACCTCCGGTGTGAGTACTAAAGTGCTGCTGATCTCCACTCCAAATGGTTTGAACATGTTTTATAAACTATGGAAGGGTGCCACAAAGAAAGAAGGAGATCCGGGTAAGAATGAATACATTCCCATAGAAGTACATTGGACAAAAGTTCCAACCACTTCGGGTGGTATGCTGAGAGATCAAAAGTGGAAAGAGGAGATGATCAAGCAGACATCGGAAAAGCAATTCGAGTCTGAGTTTGAGTGTAACTTCTTAGGATCTTCTAATACTTTAATATCAACTTCTAAACTAAATGTAATGGCATGGAAAGAACCTCTATATTTAACAAGAGAGGGTCTTACTGTATACGAAGAACCAATAGAAGATCATTTATATTTTATTACAGTTGATACCGCAAGAGGACAGGGAAAAGACTATAGCGCATTTTCGGTAATCGACGCAACCGCATCTCCGTATCGGTTGGTGTGTAAGTTTAGGAATAATCTGATATCCCCCATGCTTTTTCCTACAGTCATAGAAAAAGCCGGATACAAATACAATAAAGCATATCTGTTTATTGAGATCAATGACATTGGTGGACAGGTTGCAGATATTCTACATTCTGATCTTGAGTATGAGCATGTCCTGATGTCTTCTATGAAGGGTAGGAAGGGTCAGGTTGTCACCGGAGGGTTCGGTAGGGGTGAAAGCACCTTTGGTATCAGAACCACTAGTCAGGTTAAAAGAATTGGGTGTTCGGTTCTCAAAAACCTAATAGAACAGGATAAGTTACTGTTGGAAGACTATGACATTCTGACAGAGCTAATGTCGTTTGTTAGCAAGTCTCAAAGCTTTGCTGCAGAAGATGGACACACAGACGATCTTGTCATGTCTTTGGTGATGTTTGCATGGCTTTCTTGTCAACCATATTTCAAGGAATTGACTAATTTGGATACTCGACTTGCTCTATATAAAAACGAGATACAACAGCTTGAAGAAGATTTGGCTCCGTTTGGGTTTCTTACCACCCACGATGAGGACAGCATGAAGACATTTACTGACGGAAATGACTTGTGGAACGTAGATTCTTCTAAAAATCTATTTTGATAAATAACCCTAGAGCAAACCACATCTCTAGGAGAATAAAAAAATGGCACTAAGACCAAATGTTACAGTAAGCGTAGTTGACAATTCATTCATAGTTGCGACTGGAGAAGATTCTGGAAGCCATGTTTCTGCAATATATAACACTGGCTTATCCGGTGATAATTTAGTTGATATATTTGGAGTAACTTTAGAAAAAGATAATGGGTACATGACAATAGAATCTGCTGGTGCTTGGGTTTCTAGACTCAATGGAACCACTTTATATGGTGGTGTAAGCGGATCAGGTCCAACTGGTTCTTGGAAAACTGACTGGTATTCTGCTTATAATTATCTTCTCTATGGTGGTTTACTACGCATTACTAATAGTCTCACCAATCTATATGACGAAAATCTAGTTCTAGATTCCGTATTCACCTCAAATATAAGCACAACTCAAGTTAGTTGGGTTGAAGCTATGTGTACCCAAAGAACTGATTTAGTTGGTATTGTCGGTGTAACTTATGACGGTTACACTGGTGGAAGTGTTCCATCTGGATTGGCTGGAATAACTGGCATATATCCAATAGCCGCAAACAATCTTTCATCAAGTAATATAATGTTAGTTGGTGGTGAAAAAGTATCACTAGCACTTTCAAACACCGGCGTGGAGAATTATGTTGACATTCCACTAGCATCAGATGTTGCTGGTTGCTTTGTTAGAACCGATAGAGAAACACAAAGATGGTTCTCTCCTGCAGGAGTTCGCAGAGGTCGTGTCTTAAATATCATAAGACTCAAAAAGAATCCATCTGCAACAGAGCAAGATAATTTATATACCGCAAAAATCAATTACATGCTTGGTGTTCCGGGATCTGGTACATTCTTGTTCGGAGACATAACCAAAGAAGCTAGAGATACTTCTACTCTCACGAGAATTAATGTTGTTCGTCTAATCAACTACATCAAGAAAACTGTTAGCAGAACTGCTCAGAGTGTTCTTTTTGAACTCAATGATGAGCTAACCAGATCATTGTTCACCAATGCTGCTGTGGGTTTCTTACAAAACATTCAAGATGGTCGTGGTTTATATGGGTTTAAAGTTGTATGCGATGCATCAAATAATCCAGCTGCAATAGTTGATTCAAATCAGTTTGTTGCAGATTTGTATATCAAACCAACCAAATCTATTAATTATGTTAAAATTGTCATCACCAACGTAAATACAGACACCGTATTATAACAAATTAGGAGAATTATCACATGCCAATTCATAAACTTTCAACTTTTATTGACGCATTTAAAGGCGGAACTCGTCCAAATCGATTTAGAATTTTCGGAACTAGTACAGTTCCGGGTACAGCTTCCCCCCTCGGTTTGTTTCGCGAAACTCATTGTACTGCCGCAACTCTTCCAGAAAGCATAGTTGGAATTATTCCAATTCCTTTCCGTGGCCGCGTTTATAAATTTCCAGGCGATAGAACATATAATGAGTGGAATGTAACGATGTTGGATGATGTTTTAACGTCGGCCACATGGGAGTTTTTCCATAATTGGTCGAATCAATTTAATAACCATGATACAAATGTAAGTGTAAGCAGAGAACAGAAGGATCAGTTTTGTCAAGATCTTACAGTTCAGCTGTTAGATCACCAAACTGATAATGTTATTAGAACGATGCAGCTTCTAAATGCATGGCCTGTGCAGGTTGGTCCAGTAACCCTAGATATGAATGCAGCAAATCAACTTGGATCATTCCAAGTTCAAATTGCATATTCACATTTCCTTTTAGGAGCTAAGGTAGTCGCTCCTCCTCCTCCGACACTTCTTGCTGCTCCGTAACAAGTAACACCTTAACAGAAACGATAATTATATTATGGCAATTGAAGTCTTTGGTTTTAGTTTTGGTAAGAAAAAAGATCAGGATGAAAAAACTCTGGAATCATCACAGATTCCAGTAACTCCTGAGCCTTACGATGGTTCATATACATTTGAAACCGGAGGAGTCTTTGGCACGTCCATTGACTTCTCCGGTTCCATTAGGGATGAGAATCAATTAATTGGTCAGTATCGCGGCATGGTTTTACACTCGGAAGTTGATGCTGCGGTAGAAGACATAGTAAACGAAACAATCGTAATGGGCGAAGACAGAAAGCCTGTTAAATTGAATCTTGATTACGTTAATCTACCAGACACAATTAAAACAAAAATGTATTATGAATACAACCATGTTTTAAAGCTGCTAGACTTTACCAACAAATGCCATGAGATTTTTCGCCGTTGGTATGTTGATAGCAAAGTGTTTTACTATAAAGAGATTGATAAACAAAACCCACAACGTGGATTGATTTCTCTCATACCAATTGATCCCATAAAGATCAAGAAGGTTCGTAAGATAGAAAAAGATAGAACCAGAGTTGTTGGTGGTCAGATTATTCCTTTTATCAAGAAGATAGAAGAATACTATGTCTATGTCGATACCGACAAAGAAGCAATGTATCCAACCACGCCTTCTGGCTATAAATTTACAATAGATAGCGTTACATATGCACACTCCGGGGTTGTTGATTCTGTGACTAAGCGTGTCGTTGGTTATCTTCAAAAAGCCATACGTCCGCTTAACATGTTGCGACAGATTGAAGACGCAGTAGTAATCTATAGAATTTCTCGCGCTCCTGAGCGTAGAATCTTCTATATCGACGTTGGTAATTTGCCAAAACAAAAAGCAGAACAATATCTTCGAGAGATCATGAATCGCTATCGTAACAAGATTACATACGATTCTGCAACTGGTCAAATTCGAGACGATAGAAGTCACCAGCACATGCTTGAAGACTTCTGGCTACCTCGTAGAGAAGGTGGAAGAGGAACTGAGATTCAAACACTCGACGGGGGACAAAACCTCGGAGAGATGGAAGATGTTATGTACCTACAGAAGAAACTCTATAGGTCTCTTAATGTTCCAATTTCTAGATTGGAAGCCGAATCCGGTTTTAATATGGGAAGATCTGCTGAGATCACAAGAGATGAAGTTAAGTTCTATAAGTTTGTAGAGCGTCTTCGTCTTCGATTTGCATCTATGTTAGTAGACATGCTCAAGACTCAAGTGATTCTCAAAGGAATCATGACAGAGGATGAGTGGAGTAAGATTCAGCACGACATTACTTTCAAGTTTAATAAAGACTCATACTTTAATGAATTGAAAGAAAATGACATCATGCGTGACAGAATGGATATGCTAAATAATCTTACTCCATATGTTGGAAGATATTATTCAGATGAATACATTCGTAAATCTATACTTAAGCAAACTGATGAAGAAATCATTGAAATCAATGCTCAAATTGCAACTGAACAGCAGGAAGCTATGATTAAGCAAGTAGAGCAACAGCAACAGATGATGTCTCTTGGAATTCAACCGGAACAACAGGATGGTGGTCAACCCCCACCGCAGCAATAATGAGCATTAAACCAGAATTTGTAGCACTCATGATGAGCGACAAGGAATTATTCAAGAAGGAACTATATTCCATTCTTGAAGACAAGATGTCCATTCAAGTCAGCAACAAATACATTGATGAATCAGAAAAATTGTTTGAACACACTAGGATTGAACCAAAACCAGTAATCATTAAAGAAGCAGTTATAGAACCTAGCAAAAAGGTCTATATGCCAATTAATGAGGTAAATAGTGCAATAACCACCAATAGAACTCATTGGATGACAGCAAGAGATGGTTCTAGTTTAGAACTAACTCCACAAATGGCTAAATACCTAGCAGAACTATATAATTCTCTAAATAGTTTACACAAAGACAAATTAGTAAATCTAATTCAGGAATCTGAATATGGGTTTAAAAAAGCAGTTCAAACTGCAGAAAAGTTATACGGGAGATAAAAATGGATACAAACAAACTAATCAAAAGCGTCATTCAAGAAAACATAATTGAATCCAAGAAGATTGCTACCGAGATTCTTCTGCAGAAGTTATCTGAGCGTCTTCAGTCTAAGTTCCAAGAGTATGCTCCTGAGACTTTTCTAGATGAAAAGAAGGATGAAGAACTTGATCCAGTAGGCGAAGAAGATGAAGATGTTGACAACGACGGAGATTCAGACGAGAGCGATGATTACATAAAGAATCGTCGATCTGCTGTCGCTCGTGCTATGAAGGACGAAGATGAAGGTGACGAAGAAGAAGAGGAAGAAGAAGAGGAAGAAGAGGATGAGGATGAAGGCGACGAGGGCGACGAAGATGACGGTGAAGAAAAAGGCGAATATGGTCGCTCACCCGAAGAAGCTGGAGAGAATGATGCAGAGAAAATGAATAGAAAAGCATTCTTTCCAACCAGCATGAGCGAGAGCAAGAAGTTCAAAGGAAGAAAAGCCAACTAATGAAACTCATTACCGAAACTATAGAAGACATTAAGTACATTACCGAAGGCACCGATGATAAAAAATCGATGTTCATCGAGGGTGTGTTCATGGTATCGGATGAGATGAATCGCAATGGTCGAGTATATCCATTCGATACTCTAAACAAAGAAGTCGGTAGATACATTACCGAGTTTGTAAATAACAATAGAGCATTCGGTGAACTCGGACATCCAACTGGTCCAACGATCAATCTTGACAGAGTTAGCCATAGAATTACCATGTTAGAATTTCGTGGCCCAAAGTGCTACGGAAAAGCAAAAATCATGGAAAGCACTCCTATGGGCAAAATTACTGCAGAACTCATTAGAGAGGGTGCTAAGCTCGGTGTAAGCTCTCGTGCGATGGGTTCCCTCATCGAACAAAATGGTAAGAAGATTGTTCAACCAGATTTAATGTTATCTGCGATTGATATCGTTGCAGATCCTTCTGCTCCCGGTGCTTTTGTAAATGGCATCATGGAAGGTAAAGAATGGGTTTGGAATAATGGTTCATGGTACGAACAAGATTTGATGGAAGCAAAACGCATCATAAAGAAATCATCTACTAGAAATCTAGAGAAAAAAGCACTAACCCTATTTGAAAATTTCTTTAGAAAGCTTTAATGTTTAAATTTAACCCATACAATTTCACTATAACAATAGACGAAGCTATACAGCCGCCTGGAATTCCTGCGGATTGGGTAAATAAAAACGGACTATGGGTGGCGCCAGGAGATACTAAAATTCTTGGTACGGGTGCAAACGCAAGAATTCGTCACAGAGATGCAGCCGGGGAAGAAACTGTCGCTAATTTTAACGATACAAAAGCAGAACAACAAGCACCAATTCAGTTTCGTGTGGGTAGAGCTATATTAGCAAATCGACAAGCTAATGCTCCAGTGACTCCAGCACAAAGACAAGCAATGATGGCAACAGCTCTTGCAAAGCGTGCAAGGCAAAATAAAGGAACTGGAGCCAATCCTGGAACACCTCCGGTATATCCACCACCACCGCTTCCACCGCCACCACCGCCCGCGCCGCCTGCACCTCCACCACCAGCTACAACTTCAACTGGAATTTCAGCTAGACGACAAAAAGCCGATACGGTTGTCGGTGGCCTTGCTAGTGCCTTTAGTTCAATTGGAGGCAGTGCAAATAGAAGACCAGATCGATTTGGTGATCCCGGACGACTTATTCAAGGTTTATATGATGCTGGAAAAGTTGCATACGATGCCATGAAAACACCGGGAACTCCAGGATCTGCTGCAACAGCAACATCACCAGCAGTTGCTGCAACACCGGGCAGATTTGATCCACGCGGAGGAAGTAGAATGGCACGAGCAGGTGTTGGAGCAATAGCTGGGACTATGGTTGGTGGCCCAGTTGGTGGACTTATAGGTGCTGGTATTGGTGCTCTTACAGGAAGAAGAAAACCAATTCCAGAAGAGAGATACTATAGAGTGTATAAAATGATATCACAGCATGACCATCGGTAAACGACCTAAAAACAAACTTTTACTAAATAACTTTAGCTCTTAATAAGAGGATAGGAAAAATATGGAACAGAAAAACAATATGGCTATGGACGCAATGACTTACACCAAAGATGCATCTGGAAAAGGTGTTCAAGTAAATCCTTTTCAGAACTTCAATCCAAATCCTGCTGCCAATCAAGGCACACTTCGTCCCGGTAGCGTTGCTCCAGGACCAGGTGGTGAAGGCAACTCACTAGGAGGTGCTAAACCAGCAATGGCTAAAGAAGGTGATGAAGAAGAAGAAGACGGTCAAAAAGAGATGCAAGAGCATCTCGAAGCTCTCTTCGATGGTGAATCATTGTCTGAAGAATTCATGACCAAAGCTACCACCATCTTTGAAGCAGCTATTAATCAGCGCGTCAATGTTCTTCGCGAACAAGTAGTTGCTGAAGCCGCTGCTGTTGTTCAAGAAGAAGTCGAGACTGCAGTCAATGAACTAGCTTCTCGTCTTGATGACTACCTAGGGTATGTCGTTGAAGAGTGGATGGAAGACAACAAACTCGCAGTCGAGAATGGTGTTCGTACCGAGATCGCAGAGAACTTCATGGCTGGACTCAAGGAACTCTTTGAGACTCACTACATCGAAGTTCCAGAAGAGAAGTATGATGTTATCGATGGCCTCTTCGAAGAAAACGAACAACTCGAAACCAATCTCAATGAGCAGATTCAGTCAAACATCGAACTCAAGAAACAACTATTGGCATACGAAGCTGGTAACATCTTCGCTAATGTCTCAGAAGGTTTATCTGATGTCGAAGTTTCAAAATTCGCATCTCTCGCTGAAGGCGTAGATTTCGAAAGCCTTGATCAGTATCAAGAGAAACTCAACATTCTAAAGGGCAGTTATTTCAACACTGTTCCTACCACAAATAATATGCTTGTCGAAGAGACAACAAACAAACAAATCACTCAGAATATTAGTTCAAGTATGAACGCATACATGAGTACTTTGGATCGTATTGCTAAACAGAACAAAATCTAATTCCACACAAATAATAAGGAGATACAGAAATGGATTTTTCAACTACATCGTCGTATGACGTACTTACCGAGAAGTGGGAACCCCTACTTTCACATGACGCACTTCCCGTAATCGGGGATAGCTACAAGCGCAAAGTTACCGCTGTACTATTAGAGAATCAAGAGAAGGCTCTTCGCGAGCAATATCTTGTCGAAGCACCTGCAAATGCAATGGGTGGTAATTTTCAAACTGGTCAAGTTGGTACACCAAATTCAAACCTCGCTGGTTATGATCCAATCTTAATTAGCTTGGTTCGTCGTTCAATGCCAAATCTGATTGCTTATGATATCGCAGGTGTGCAGCCGATGACTGCTCCAACCGGTCTTATCTTTGCAATGCGTAGCAAATATAACTCCCAAGGTGGTCCAGAAGCTCTGTACGCAGAAGCCTTCGCTAAGTTCGGTGGTTCTGGTAGTACTTCTACTAACGCACCTTTCTCTGCAACAGGTGGTATTAATCCTGTTGGTACATCTGGTGGCGTTCAAGATGCAAATACCAGCCCAGTCGTAGGTATTCGCGAAAGTACCTATGACATCAGTGCATTCCGAGGAATGTTGACTAGTACTGGTGAAAATCTTGGTGCTGTTCCTGGAAGCTTCCAGGAAATGGCATTTAGCATTGAGCGTATTGCAGTCGAAGCAAAGACTCGCGCTCTCAAGGCTGAGTACACAACCGAGTTGGCGCAAGATCTCAAGGCCGTTCACGGACTTGACGCTGAGAGTGAACTTGCTAATATTCTTAGCACCGAAATTCTCAACGAAATCAATCGCGAACTAATTCACACCATCTACCGTGTTGCTAAGACTGGTGCAACTCAGTCAGATCTGACTGCTGCTTCAACTGGTGGCGTTTACGATCTCAACACCGATTCTGATGGTCGTTGGAGTGCTGAGCGTTTCCGTGGTCTCATGTTCCAAATCGAACGTGAATGCAACGTAATCGCTAAGGAAACTCGTCGTGGTAAGGGTAACTTCATGATCTGCTCAAGTGACGTTGCAAGCGCACTCACAATGGGTGGTTTCATGAATCTTGCTCCTGCTGTGACTGCAAATCTTGATGTTGATGATACTGGTAACACCTTTGTCGGTGTTCTCAATAACAAAATCAAGGTTTACATTGATCCGTATGCCAAGCTTGGCGTTAACTACTGCGTAGTTGGTTATCGTGGTACATCACCATACGATGCTGGTATTTTCTACTGCCCATACGTTCCGCTCCAAATGGTTCGTGCAGTCGATCAGAACACCTTCCAGCCAAAGATCGGGTTCAAGACCCGTTACGGTATGGTAGCCAATCCGTTCGCAGAGAGCACCAACATCAATGCTCTAGCTTCTAATCAGTACTACCGTATTTTCCAAGTAACTAACCTACATGGTAATACCGGTTTCGGACTCTGATTCTAAGTAACTAAACTGGGGAGAAGATCGGGGAGAGTCGAAAGACTCTCCCCTTTCTATTTGGATAAATACTAATATGACAATAGATACCGATTTTCTAACAGACACAAGTAGACCAGCTACACATAATTACCTTAGCACTAATTATTTTAGATTGGCAATTAGTAGAGCACCAACGGTATCATACTTTGCTCAAGCAGTATCTCTTCCTTCTATTAATATCGCAGAACTAAGACAACCGACAATATTAAGTACCAATATTCCAGTTCCCGGAAATGCTTATACGTTTCAGCCATTACGAGTGCAGTTTTTAGTAGACGAGAGTATGCGAAGTTGGCAAGAAATCTATAATTGGATTAAAGCGTTAGGCAACTACACAGATTCTACTAATCATTTACCACATCATGACAAATATTCTGATATAACTTTAAGCATAACAAACAGTGCATATAAAGCTAAATTTGAAGTAGTATTTAAAAATGGATACCCATCAGCTTTATCTGAACTTCCGTTTTCAATAACTGCAGTAGACAATGTTCCTGTATTAGCCACTGTAGATTTTACATACACATATTATGAATTCAATGTATTGACTTCTTCTTGATTTGTGATATGATTGAACATTATGACCTTTGATGAATTAAAAGAAATGATCAAAAAAGATATTTCTCTAGACGAGACTCAACTCGATAGGGAATCTGTACGAACACCTCAAATTCATAATAAGTATCTAATTTTCTTTATGGAAGAGAAGCTGTCTTTAACTCGAATGAATACAGAACTAGATAGTCTGAAGACTAAAAAGTGGCTATATTACAGTGGAAGAATGAGTGCAGATGAACTCAAAGAAAATGAATGGGAGCAGTTTGACCTACACGTTCTAAAGCAAGACTTAGATCGTTTAATCGAATCCGATAGCGCAGTGATTCGTCAAAAGATGAAAGTAGAATACCAAAAAGAAAAGGTAAGCTACTTAGAAAATGTTATCAAGATAATCAACAATCGACAATGGACAATTCGCTCTATTATCGACTGGACAAAGTTCACTAGTGGTCAGTAATAAATACTAGTATGTCCGATCTGGTAATTGAAGATCTAAATTCGGTTTACGTTAAAATAACATGCGAACGTGGTATTGCTAAGGAGTTGAATCAATACTTCACGTTTGCTGTTCCGAATCATCAATTTACACCAGCATATAAAAACAAAATTTGGGATGGTCAAATACGGCTATTCAATCTATTCACACATACAATATATGCTGGGTTGGTTGATTATGTTGTTAAATTTGCTAACGATAGAAACTACTCAGTTGAGCATCCAAACCGAGTAGATAAAGACTACACCGAAGATCAGGTAGCAAAATATATCGAAGAGTTCATAAAACCGACTGCTTTGGGAAAACGAATATCTGCACATGATTATCAAATACGAGCCATAACAGAAGCAATACAGAAGGAAAGAACTCTTCTTCTTTGTCCTACTGGTAGTGGTAAATCTTTAATAATATATTGTCTTAGCCGTTTCTTTTTGGATCACATAAAGCCAGAAAAGAAAATACTTATAGTCGTCCCAACTGTCGGTCTTGTATCTCAGATGTATAGTGACTTCGAAGACTATTCAAAAGAAAACAAATGGTCGGTAGGTAGACACTGCTATACTATATCATCAGGCAAAGAAAAAGACACACATAAGCGTGTTGTTATTTCTACATGGCAAAGCATCTATAAGATGCCTAAAGAATTCTTTGATCAATTTGAAATGGTTGTCGGAGATGAATGTCATTTATTCAAAGCAAAGTCATTATCATCACTCATGTCAAAACTAACTGATTGTCCTATTCGTATAGGAACAACAGGAACATTGGATGGAACACATACACATAAATTAGTCATCGAAGGACTATTTGGAAGGGTACTTAATGTTACAACAACCTCTACACTCATTAAAAAGAATCTCTTGTCAGATCTCTCTATTGACTGCCTTCTATTGCAATACACTCCTGCAGATATTGAAGAGTCAAAAAGGATGTTATACAAAGAAGAAATCAAATGGCTAATTCTAAATCGGAAAAGAAATGCATTTATTAAAAATCTGTGTGCAGGGCTTAAAGGAAATACTCTATTACTGTTCAACTTTGTAGAGCTTCATGGTAAGCCACTATATGAAACATTCAAAAGAGATATAACTGACAAAGATATATTCTTTATTCACGGGGGAACAGATGCTCAGCAGAGAGAAGAAATTAGAAATGTTGTAGACAAACAGACTAATAGTATTCTAATTGCTTCGTATGGAACATGTTCTACTGGAATAAACATAAGAAATATTCACAATATTGTATTTGCTTCTCCTTCTAAATCCGTAATACGAGTGCTACAGTCTATCGGAAGAGGGTTGCGTAAGAGTGAAACTAAAACAGGGGTTCATGTGTACGATATTGGTGACGATTTACGTCATAAAAAGTATCGAAACCATTCCCTAAATCATATGGACGAACGCATAAGAATATATACTAGAGAGAAGTTTAAGTACCGAGTAGTATCTCTCCAACTCAAGGAAAATAAATGACACAAATTTTCAGAGTAATAAAATTAAGAAGCGGCGAAGAATTAATCGCTGAAATTGCTGGTTCAGAAAATGGTAAGGTTACTTTAAGTAAACCTATGATATTTAAGACCATTTCTATTCCTGATTCTCACGGCAATATCAAAGAAGGCGTAATTCTTAAGAATTGGTTATCGTTTGGTAAGCAGAGTGAAACTACCATTCCTACCGATTTTATAGCCACTACTCTAGAACCAACTCCTGATGTTATGTCGTATTATCTGTCCGAACAAGATAGAGAAAATCTTCCAATGTATGAGAAGACTCCATTAGCTGATCTGGTCAATCCTAAAGTTACTGATGATCAAGATTTAAATGCTGCTGAATATGAAAATATGATTCAGGATATGTTTGAAAATCTTTTTAACGAAGTAGAGAAAACCAAACTTCCAAAGACTCCTAAGCCTAATAAAAGAAAGCCAAAGAGTAAGGAAATGGAAAACGTAATACACATGAGTCTGGTTTTTTCTCCTCAAGTATTAGCCAATATGATTAATGACGGGTTGATTGACCCCCGCGATATTATGGATATGATTAATCACTTCAATCTTTCTCAATCTAAGAAGAAGAAGAAAAGAAAGACTGGCGAATCGATTAATGAACACCGATACACTGGAGACGAAAAGGATCGGGATGGTTTTGGTAATAAGTGGACAGACTGGAACCCAGACCCACTCTCAGATGAATATCAGTAATACTTAGAGTATATTTAAGATACTAATATCTTTCTCATACCATACACAGACAGTGTAATCATGGTGTCAAGAGAAATCAACATAATTCTTTTGGATTTACCATATTAGTGGTTATACTAGTGAAGTAGGAGTTTATACAATGGCTAAAAAGAAAAAGAAGAAGTCTGTTACATCGGATCCCCCACTAATAAAACGAATAGAAAAGCCAGTAGATCACTACGTTGATAACAAGCTATTCTATATCGATATGGTCGAATGGAAGAAGCTCTGCAAAGAAGCAGAAGAGTCTGACGAAAAGCGACCACCAATAACCAATTACATAGGCGAATGTTTTATGAACATTGCTGAGCATCTATCCCGAAAGGGTAATTTTGTCAATTACCCATATAGAGAAGAGATGGTATCAGACGGCATAGAGAATTGCCTAATGTATGCTCATAACTTCGACCCAGAAAAATCAAAGAATCCATTTTCATATTTCACTCAAATCATATATTATGCTTTCTTGCGGAGAATTGAAAAGGAAAAGAAACAGTCATACATTAAACTTAAAATGACAGAGCTAATGGATGATGGTTCTGTTCATAGGTGGTTCAAAGAGAACTACTTTGAAAAAGACACAGTACAACAAGCCATATCTGATCATTTCCAAATTTCTGATAATGATATAAAGAAGTTTGAACCAAAGAAGAAGAAAAAGAGAAAATCGTAATGGTAAAGAAATTTAAATCTAGGTATGGGGATGACCGAATCATAACAAAGCGTGACGATGGAACATATACCATCGAAGGACGTACTCTGTTCAGCAGAGGGGGCGAAGGTATGTTTGACTTCGAAGGCGGTCCATGTATTATGGTTGGAGATAGACTGCTTAATACTGTTAATGATGTAGATGATGTGATGGTAGAATCAATTACGATTGACAGCACCGTAGTAGAAGAAAACTATGCTCGTATTATCATTACTACGAAGAACATTAAACGAGGAAAGAGTAAGAAGTGAAAATTGCAATCATCAATGATACGCATTTTGGAGCAAGAAATGATTCACCATTATTTCTTGATTACTTTATGCGATTCTTTAATGATCAGTTCTTTCCATATTGCAAAGAACATAAGATAGACACAGTATTACACTTGGGAGATCTTTTAGATCGCCGTAAGTTTGTAAATTTCAACACACTGTCTATTGTTCGAACTCAGTTCATTGAGTGGTTCGAAAACAATAATGTAAGGTTACATTGCATCTTAGGCAATCATGACACATTCTTCAAGAACACAAATGAAGTCAATTCCATCAAGGAATTGTTTTGCACTAAGTACAAATCAATAACTCTCCACGAGAAACCAACGATTCTTGATTTTGATGGTGTTAAGATTGCTATGGTTCCGTGGATCAATAAAGAGAATGAACAAGAGTTTCATACATTTATTAAAAACTGTTCTACCTCAATTATTTGTGGTCATTTTGAGTTAAACGGTTATGAAGTAATTCATGGAGTTAACTTCGAGGGAGGAATGGATGATACTATTCTCTCTTGTTATGAAATGGTCATATCCGGGCATTTTCATGGTAAAACTTCTAAGAAAAATGTTCACTACTTAGGAACCCAGTATCAAATTACATTCTCTGATGCAAGACAAGTCAAGGGGTTTCATGTATTTGATACGGACACACGAGAACTAGAATTCGTAGAGAACCCAGAAAGAATGTATCATGTAATAATGTACAATGATGCAACTGATGTTCTTTCTACTAAGTTTGATCTTTATAAGAACACATATGTGAAGATTATTGTTGTTAAGAAAACTAAGCCAGTAGTATTTGATGAATACATTGATAAGATGGTACAAGCTGGCGTTATCAATATTAATATCATCGAAGATCAAATAGAAACTTCCGAAGAAGTAATTGATATGGCTCAAGATACCATTACAATTATTAACGATGAGATAGATAAACTTGAAATCTCAGAAGATAAAGATAAACTAAAAATGTTGATTCATGAACTGTATATCGAAAGCATTTCTATATGATTATATTTCAGAAAGTAAAATTTAAAAACTTTGGTTCGTTTGGAAACAATTTTACTGAAATAGTACTAGACGCTAGAAAGAATACTCTTGTCTCCGGAATTAATGGCAATGGTAAATCTTTTGCGTTTCTAGATTCTATTACATTTGCACTATTCGGTAAACCATTTCGAAAAATCAACATACCTCAATTAGTCAACTCGATCAACAAGAAAGACTGTGTTGTTGAGTTGTCATTTCAAATTGGAATTGATAAGTATGTTGTTAAACGAGGATTGGCTCCAAAGCTATTTGAGATTTATAAAAATGGAGAAATGATCAACCAATCTGCAAAGAATAAAGATTATCAAGATTTCTTCGAAGAACAGATTCTACGAATGAATTACAAGTCATTTACTCAAGTAGTAATTCTTGGTCGTTCTTCGTTTGTTCCATTCATGCAGCTGCCGGCAGCGGATAGACGAAACGTCATTGAAGACATTCTTGACATCAATGTGTTTACAACAATGAACACCATACTAAAGAGCAGAATGTCTCTGACTAAAAGTATGATTCACACATACGATACTGAAATTTCGTTATTGGGTGAAAAGATAAACCTAAAGAAGAAGTTTATCAAATCAATACAGGCAAAGAGCAAAGAGTCTGTTGAGAAAATTAATGAAAAGCTAAAATCACTAAACTCATCCTGCGAAGAAATAACTCAGAAGAAACAGACTCATGTTAATTCTCTTTCGTCTATTGTGTTAGATGAAACTGTAAAATCAAAGACAGATAAGACGATTAAGACACTAGAGAAGTTGAAGACTCAAATTCAACAAAACTCAGACAATTGCAAAAAAGAAATTGGATTTTTCCACGACAACGATTCCTGCCCTGTATGTAAGCAAGCAATTACAGATTCTTTTAAGAAAACACAAATAGAACAAAAAGAAGTAAAGGAAACAGAATACGTCAAAGCCATTACTGACATTGATGTTAAATTAGAATCAGCAGAAGAGATTCGAAACATTCACGAAAAGACATTAGAAGAAATTCGTTCTATTAAATTGTCAATCTCACAGTTGAATATTTCATATGACGCTGTGATGAAGAATATAAAGGAACTCACTTCTGAATTGAGTCAATCCAATACAACGGAAGATGGTGTCGCTACAGAAACCATAGAGCTAGAAACTATAGAGAATCAGTTGATTGATATCAATACAGGAAGAAAGCAACTACAAGATGGTATTCGCCATATGGAGATAGCAGGAATTCTTCTTCGTGATTCTGGCATCAAGGGAAAGATTATAAAGAACTATCTTCCAATTATTAACAAGACAGTTAATAAGTTTCTATCGGCTATGGATTTCTTCGCACAGTTTAGTCTAGATGAAGAATTCAACGAGACGATTAAAAGTCGTAGTCGAGACAGCTTTAGCTACATGAGCTTCAGTGAGGGAGAAAAGATGAGAATAGATCTGTCTCTATTGCTGGCATGGAGAGAAGTTGCTAGAGTCAAAAACAGTGCAAACTGTAACCTATTGATTCTAGACGAAATATTTGATTCCTCTCTAGATGCCGTTGGAGCAGAAGAGTTCATGAAACTCTTGACAGGATTAGATTCCAAAACTAACATATTCGTAATATCACACCGCGCAGACACTCTTGTGGATAAGTTTAGCACGGTTATTAGTCTAGAGAAGAAAAAGAACTTTAGCAAGCTGAGTGTATCATGAGCCTAATGACAACTGATGATTATTTGGAGTTGATAGCAGATTGGAATGATCCAAACGCTGCTCCCATCGTTCGCAGACACGATAAGTTCTTTGTTGTCCGAGATGACTACATTGGAGGGGGGTCGAAGATGCGCTTCATTGATTATATGGTGTCTAGGCTCCCCTATACGGAGTTTGTTTACGGAAGTTCCCCCGCGACAGGTTATGCTCAAATAAGCATCGCTAAAGTAGCTTCTAAGTATGGTAAAAAGGCAGTAATCTTCATGGCTGAGCGTTCTATGGATAAGTTACATGAATACCAACAAATGGCTATTGATTCTGGTGCAGACATGAGATTTGTGCCTAATGGTATGCTTAGTGTTACTGAGAAACGAGCCAAAGATTATGTTAAGCAATCTCCTTCTACCAGATGCCTAATACCAATTGGTGGTGAGGATGAGACAGTACTTGCCTCTATAGTTAAGGTTGCTCGATATATGACAATGCGACCTAAAGAAGTATGGAGCGTTGGTTCAAGTGGAGTCTTAACAAGAGGATTACAAATGGCTTGGCCAGACGCTAACTTTCATGTCGTGGCTGTTGGACATAAGGGAGATTATGGTAGAGCTAAGGTATATCAATGTGATATTCCTTTTAACAAACCAATAAAGCCTGAAAATGCTCCGCCATTTCCTTCTGCTCCAACATACGATGCAAAGGCATGGGAGTTCATGAAAAAGTATGGCTCTACAGATGCATTGTTTTGGAATGTTGGTGCTTGATGTTTTCAACAAATACGGTATACTAATATCATGAGCAGTAATTTCTATGTAAGAAATGATTACGTTATTTCTTCCAATGTTAATGTTTTATTTGAAGATCTCTTAAACAAGACTCCAATAGAATTTGAACAGTGGGTTAAAGAAATGCGTAAAGAAATTCTTTATGCATGGGATACTTTTGGCTGCCCTCCTCGCACTGGCAAAAGCGAAGCGGATGTAATTGATCAGTTTAACAAGATGATGAACTATCCAGTTTCTCAGTTTACTCACACAGATGAGTTAAATACCGATGGAACTGTAAATGACGTTATAATCAATAAAGCCAGAATTGGTGGAGAAGCAGATCAGTGGTTCTCCAACATGATGAAGACTCGAATCAACTACACAGAAAAAGATACTGGTCATTCTGTGTATGATCTATTTGCAGATGACGCATATCTTGGTCGAGTGGTTAAAGGTGCGACTAGGCATCTTCGTCGTGATTCTTTTTATCGTCATGCTTTATCTGGCATAAAGAATAACACAAAGTATGGAATCATAGAATCAAATTCCGGAGAAGAATGGATTCAAGCCTTTTTTGAGAATCCTTCTATATTCGAGGGATATGATTTTATGCTCGAAGAAGTAATGCTGCGAACCGGATTGAATAGTGGATACTTTCAGATTCAGCAGAGCGACATACTTCAGATCACTAAAGATGAATTTCTAAAGTGGAAACCAAAGATGTCTTACAGGCATTATTCCACATTTGATCATACTAACACAAACACAAAAGATGACAGAGTTTACTCTATAAGAATATACAAAAAAGGAGAACGAGTATTTCCAGCCGGATTTGCTTCGTTTCGAATTGGTTATATTCAAGTAGCAGTTAATTTTCCCCCACTAACAGCAAAGTACATTTATGAAAGATTCACGGAACATATTGAAGGACATGATCGATTGGTTATTTACGATCCCTCTAGCGGTTGGGGTGGTCGCATTCTTGGCGCTATGTCTTTTAGCGATGCTCGTAGTGTGCATTATGTGGGTACTGATCCTAATTCTGAGAACTGGGTTGCTGATGGTTATCCATCAAAGTACCATGCTCTTGCAGATTTTTACAATACCAAAACGTATAGATCAAACACATTCTTCTCTAACACAAACACATACGATGTGTACTCATCCGGCTCTGAAGAAATTCATAAGTTGGAGTCCTTTCAGGCATACAAGGGCAAGTTAGATTTAGTCTTTACTTCTCCTCCGTACTTTAATAGAGAAGCCTATTCAGAAGATGCAGAGCAATCGTATAAGAAGTTTAGTACATACGAATCTTGGAGAGATGGTTTTTTACGACCAACTCTAGAAACCTGTGTATCATATCTGAAGGCAGATCGTTATCTGTTGTGGAATATAGCAGACTTGTTAATTTCTGGAGAATATCTGCCATTAGAACAAGATTCTAAAGATATATTAGAAAGCCTTGGTATGAAGTTTAAAGGCGTATTGAAAATGGGTCTTGAATCCATGCCTGGTCAAAATCGGTTAGACGAAAATGGTGTGCCTAAGTGTAAAAACTATTGCAAAGTCAACGGAAGTTATGTAAAATACGAACCTATCCTCATATTCTATAAACCAAATGATTAAACAAAACGCTGAAGACATTTTCTACGGTAAAGAACCAAACTGGAAGCACTGGACACCGGAAGACTTTAAAGATACCGATAAGGTAACTTGGTCTATCGCTCTTGCTGCCAATTGGTATAATGTTCGCTATACTGAACGCGACTATCGCATTGCTGTGTTAGAGTACGTTGATCGACTCAAGATCGAAGAAGGAGAGTATGTTCATAGGCTAAACACAGACAACTATGAATTTAGAAGCATTGGCGGAAAATGCCAAGCAGCTAATAAAGGTTGTATTCTTCCTGAGCAATTCCAAGACATAGTAGATTCTACTATTCTCACATTGATTGCTCGTGGTAAGTGTATTTCTGTTGAAGAAAAAACAGATGAACCTATCTCCGTGAGAAGCCGTGTTATGAAGCAATCTTGTATATTGGCTTCTGAATTGGAAGAAGAGATCGATGACTATATGGAATATATTCTAGGATCTCGTGATTCCTATAAGAAGTTTGATATGGAACAATGGATCAAATCTGCTGAACCAAGCGGAATGCATTGTGAATTTATGCTTCAGACATTTGATCATCGGACAGAAGAATTGAAGATGGCTCTTCTTGGCGAAAATGAACAATTGCTTGAAGGATATAATTACCTAAGCAAAGCTCAGCTCAGAAAGTTCTACGACTTTAACAAACTAATTTGCGATCAACTAAAACTTCATATGTCAATTATGAAAAGTAATCGTAAGCCGCGCAAGAAGAAAAAGAAGAAGCCAGAACAAGTTGTCAAGAAGCTGAAGTATTTGGTAAAAGATACTGCAAGTGGTGCTGAGTCAATTCTTCCGGAAGAGATTATCGGAGCGTCTACGGTTATTGTATATAATACAAAGACACATAAGGCATCTATTTTCTACGCAGACACAAGCACTTCAGGAATTTCTGTGAAGGGTTCCACCATTATTGGATTTGATGCTGCTCTATCTAAAGAAAAGTCTATTCGTAAGCCAACAGAATTTATTAAGATAGCGAAGAAAGATGGTATTCGTTCTATAAATAATACATGGAAGTCGATAAAGGCAAAAGAATCTATTCCTACTGGTCGAATTAATACCAACACTCTTATTCTACGATCAATTAAATGACATCATTTGATAATTTAAATTTTAAAGGTGCTTATCGCGCATATGATGCCGATGGCAAACTTCTTAAATATAAAATTGGAGATTCTGTAACTTATAAGGGTAGCACATATGTGGCAAACCGAGTGGTTACAGAAACTTCTCCTGCTCACGGAGAGGTTGGTGGTTGGACTTCTCTACAGGGTGGAGGAGTTGCAGGTGTTCGCTTCTATTGGGGCGGCACACGACCAATAAAGGCTAATGTTGGTGATGAGTGGTTTGACCTTGTTACTGCAAAGACATACAAGTATCTCAGCGATGGTAACAGTGAACAATGGGTTAATATCTATTGACATTAGTTTGTGTCTTGCTATACTATGAACAAAGAGGTGCAACATTATACTTTTAGATAACAATCAGATCATTCTCGCAAGTATCTTTCAATCAATGAAGGAATTTCCAGAACTAAATGAAGATGCCATTAGGCATATGGTTCTCAATACCTACCGAAAATACAATTCAGAATTTCGTGGAAAGTATGGACAGCTTGTAATCTGTAACGATTCTAGTAATTGTTGGAGAAAGAAAAGCTTTCAACAATACAAGCAAAACCGAAAAAACAATCAGAAGAAATCTGATATAGATTGGGATGCTGTATATTCTAGTCTTCATAAGATTCGTGAAGAAATTCGTGAAGTCTTTCCATATAAAAGCATAACTGTTGAAACCACAGAAGCAGATGATATTGTTTTTGTATTGGCAAAACATTATCATAAACTCGAAGAGATTCTAATTTTGTCTAACGACAAAGACTTCATGCAGCTTGGTATATTTGACAATGTTGTTCAATATAGTCCACTAAAGAAGTCTTACATTAAGACAGAGAATCCAAAGATGTTTCTATTAGAACACATTATTCGTGGAGATGTTTCTGATGGAGTACCAAACATTCTTTCAGATGATGACACGTTTGTTAATGTGGATAAGTCTCAAACAAGACTAACAACTAAAGTCATGTCTAAAGCGATGGATGATATCATGAATGACCGCATTCAGGAACTTCCATTCTACGACAGAAATAAAACTGTTATCGATCTATCTTGTATCCCATCTGATCTTGAAGATAAGATTATCAGCGAATTTGAAAAACCAATTGTTGGTTCTAAGTCTAAGGTTATGACATATATGATTGAAAAGAAACTCAAAAGCTTAATGGAAAACATCGAGGATTTTTAATGTCAGACTTTTACAAAGGAAAACAACCGGATAATAGCGACTTTCGCCGAACTGTGAAAAAGACAAGAGTAAAGAAAGCTCGTGGAGATAGGCACGACACTCGTCGGCTTATGGATGATTTTAAGCATGGAACTATTGACATTGAAGATATTATGGATAAAATGGAAACTGAGGATGAAACATGACAACTACTAAAAACATTATGAAAATTTCAAAACAAACACTGGCGATTCTTAAGAACTTCACTTCAATCAATTCTAACATTCTTGTTAAGCCAGGAAGTAGCATTGCAACCGTTGCTCCTGCTAAGAACATTATGGCAGAAGCAAATCTTTCGGAAATCTTTGATATTGAGTTTGGTATCTGGGATATGAATAAGTTCCTAGGAACTGTATCCTTGTTCAAAGATCCGGAATTTGAATTCCACAATAAGTTTCTGACATTGTGTGGTAGCAGTAACAAGTCTGTTCTGAAGTATTATTATTCAGAACCGAAGCTTCTTACGGTTCCTACCAAGAAAATTACTATGCCAGATGCTGCGATCACATTTGATCTAACAGAAGCACTGTTCGATGAGATCGTTCGAGCATCATCTGTTCTACAACTTCCGCATCTTTCCATTACTAAGAATGAAGATGGTGATAAGATCATCGGAGTTGTTCGTGATCTTATGGATCCAACCTGCAATAGTTATACAGTAAATTTGGGTGACTGTTCTACTCCTGCTACATTCAAGTTTGATTTCCGTATTGAAAATCTCAAGTTTATGCCAGGAGAGTACGAAGTCAAGATTGCAAAGTCTGCTATTAGCCAATTTACTCATAAGGATATTCCTTTGAAGTATTGGGTTGCACTTGAAACCTCTAGTTCGTATACTGCTTAACTAGGAAACTTTGTCTTAAAGGGACGATTGGGTTTCCAATCGTCCTTTTTTATTGGAGATTTATTATGAGTGAAATTAATCTATTTGTAGAAAAATATCGTCCAAAGACCATTGATGAATGCGTTCTTCCATTGTCTCTTAAAAAGACATTCAAGGAGATCGCTACTAGTGGTGAATGTCCAAATCTTTTGCTTTCTGGCAAAGCAGGAACGGGAAAGACGAGTGTTGCTCGTGCCTTATGCAATGAGCTTGGTGCTGATTGGATTATTATCAATTGCTCCGAGGATGGTAATATCGACACACTCCGAACAAAGATTCGGCAGTTTGCTTCTACCATCTCTTTGTCTAGCAATACCAAAGTAGTAATTCTTGATGAGTTCGACTATTCAAATGCTCAGTCCATTCAACCAGCTCTTCGTGGAGCGATTGAGGAATTTGCAAAGAACTGCCGATTCATCATTACTTGTAACTACAAGAATCGAATCATCGAGCCGATTCATTCTCGATGCACCTGTATCGACTTCAATATTCCAGTCAAAGAAAAGCCAGAGATGGCGAAGCAGTTCTTGTCTCGCTGTGAGTATATTCTCACCAAAGAGAAGATTACATTCGACAAGAAGGTGCTACCACAATTGATTATAAAGCACTTTCCTGACTTCAGGAGGACTTTGAATGAACTTCAGCGATATTCTGCTGCAGGAACAATTGATATTGGTATTTTAAGCGAAGCAGGAGAGTTACGAGTCAAGGATCTTATGACTCATATGAAGGATAAGAACTTCAGTTCTGTTCGTTCTTGGGTGGTGTCTAATCTAGACAACGATCCTCAGCACATATTCCGAAAGCTATATGATGGTTTGTATGAGCATCTGAAGTCTGCTTCGATTCCAAATGCCATTTTGGTTATAGCAGAGTATCAATACAAATCGGCTTTTGTTGCAGATCAGGAGATTAATCTAATGGCTTGTGTTGTAGAACTAATGATGGGGTGTGAGTTCAAATGAAACTGACAGACTACCTGACAGCAATCAATTACTCAAAGGAAAGCCTATTGGAGGGGGAAAACAACCCCAACGAAAAGGAGTATACACCGTATATCATAAATCGGTGTCTGTCGTACTTTCCAGATACGGTTATGCAATGCAATCAGATGAATGAACTTCCTTCCATTGGAAAGAGAATGCATTTCGACTACCTGCGTCTGTCGGTTCGTCAGCGTAAGCGATATAGCAAGTGGTTGAAAGACGAAGAGAACGAGTTGTTGGATATGCTAAAACTTGCATATGACTATTCGCACATTCGAGCCAAGGAAGTACTACCTCTTTTATCAGCAGAGGACATAGAACTGCTCAAAAGTCAGACATTCAAAGGTGGCATCCAAAAGTAGCCATTTTCTACATATCTGTGCCTGGAATGAAAGGGTCAGATTATTATAGAAATGGTTTTACTATGGAACACACGGAAGATATTTTTGAGGGGTATGGAGTAGAAATCAGTTTAGCGCACGAGGATGACTTTCTTAAAGTCAAAGAAACTCTCACGCGTATTGGTGTCTCTTCTCGTGTAGAAAAAAAACTATATCAAAGCTGTCATATCTTGCATAAGCGGGGAAGGTATGTTATACTTCACTTCAAGGAGCTTTTAGCTCTTGATGGGTTGGAGACTGATACTAGCGAAAGCGATATCGGAAGACGAAATACAATTGTAAAACTTTTAACAGAATGGGGATTGCTCACCCCATTGACAGATAAATACAAAGACAATCAGCTGAGTATTGCACAGTTGAAAATCATTCCTTATAAGGAAAAAAAGGAATGGGAACTGATTCCCAAGTATCATATCGGAAAGTAATCTTTATATTATGCAAACTCAAGTGATAAGTTATTTTTGTGATGTAGACGAAAGAACATACTACAGCGACCACGCAAAGCGATTCATCGAAGAATGTACTCGCTTTTCTTTGCCATATGATGTGGTACATCTTGAATCGCAAGGTAGTTATCAAAACAATTGCCTAATTAAACCTAGCTTTATATACTCAAAGCTAATGGAGCATAAAAAACCACTAATGTGGTTGGATATCGACACTTACATATGCAAACCACCTGTTGCATTTGAGAACTTGAGTACTTTGGGTGTAAACATTGCAGTTGCATCTACTGATGTAAACAATTTAGTGCGAATTAAAGCATCTCCTGTTTGGTTCAATTACAATATTGAAACTTTACAATTTGTTAAAACATGGATAGATGAATGCCAAAAAGTCAAAACACTTAAAGGCAATATATTTGATCATGAAACTTTTTTACACTGCTTAGGTAAATATCTCAAAGAAAGAAAGATCGCTATTCTTGGAGAAGAATATTGCCAATGGCCTGGCGCTCAGACTTCTAATACAGTACTCATGATGGGATTATCTGATATGCCATCTAAGAAGGAAGTATTAAAAAACATGGGATATAACGATGAGCTGATTGAATGGCAATCGCCTGGTGATTCTTTCTTACGAGTTAATTCATGAATATTTTATATGGATTGGGATTTCCGTTTGAGCCTCAGCACTCTTCTTGCTCTACGCGCAAACCAAAGAATTTTCAATGGGAAATTCCACCACATCAAAATTTAAATACATTGGTATTAATAGACAATGCAATACCTCATTACGATTTAATTCCTATTGAGGTGAATAATCTATATGGCTGGGTATGTGAGTCTCGTTCTATTGTTTCTGATACTTCAATTTTTTTGGCTAAAAATTATAAAGAATTAGAAAACAAATTTAAACGCATATTTGTCTCAGATAAACAGCTAGTGAGTTTGTCTTCGGTGTTTCACTATTGCTCAGCTGGCAGTAATTTACCTTGGATACCTGAGAGTCAGTATTCAGTATACCCTAAAACTAAATTAGTAAACATGGTTGCGTCTGCTAAACGAATTACTAAAGGACATATGATTCGTCATGGGTATGCAGAACGATTTAAAGATCATCTAGACCTTTTTGGTGGTGCTTGTGGTTCTCCTCGTCTTCCTGATACAGACCCAACTCAACCTTGGATGAGTAAGATGTATGGTCTTAAAGATTATATGTTCTCCGTAGTTGTTGAAAATGACTTCTATGACAACTACTATACAGAAAAGATCACCGATTGTTTTGCAACAGGAACTATACCTGTTTATTTGGGAAGCCCAACAATAGGTGATGTGTTTGATATCAATGGCATTATAGTTTTAGATTCACAATTTAATATTAATAGTTTGACTACTGAACTATATCAGTCTAAACTAAACGCAGTTCATGAGAATTTGAATCGAGTTATGAACTTAGAAATGGCAGATGATACTTTGTGGAGACTAGTGTAATGAAATTTTTAACTCAACTTAATTCTGGGTGTTTGGAAATATGCAAGAATATGTTAAAATCCGCCAAAATTGTCGGACTCAATACTGATGATTTTATCATTGCATGTTTGGACAAAGATTCATATGAGGGATTAAAAACTTATCCCGGTGCGTTTTTATATGGAGATTATGAAAACAATAATCTAACTGGATATCAAGATTGGTCGTTTGATCCTAATAGTAATTTTAGAAAAATAGTTAAGTCAAAATGGAAACTTATTTCCCAGATTCATGAACAGTATAAGTCATTATGCTGGGTTGATACTGACATTGTTTTTATACAAAACCCGATGAAATTCATTGAGAACAGTGACAAAACATTATTTCAATGTGATATTCCAGGTTCTATTATTTGTTCTGGATTTATGGTGTTTAATAACACACCAGCTAGTGAAGCTATAGTTCGTATTTGTGGTAGTAATATAGACGAAGATGATCAAATTTTAATTAATAATATTATTCAAAGCACACCAGAATATGCAAAAGAATGTGCATTATTGAACCAAAAAGTATTTCCAAATGGGTATGTGTATTATACTCTGGGGGAAAAATTAAATGCAGTTATAGTTCATAATAACCATATGGTTGGTATTGATACTAAAATAAATAAATTTAAACAGGAAAATCTATGGTTTATTTAAATAATGAATTGCAAGTTAAAGTTATTAGTAGAATTGGTTCTCCTCGAAGAAACCAAATACAAGACAATTTAAAATCAAAAAACATTTCTTTTGATTTTTTTGATGCTGCTGATAAAACAAATATAACAAGAAATAACAAAACATTTTGTTATAAAGATTTGTGTGTTGATTTAAATACCAATATGAAAATTGGTGATGCGTTTTCTGTGCGGGGATGGATGAAAATAGGTGAAGTTGGTTGTTTCTTTAGCCATTATTTGCTTTGGTTAGATTTAATTAATAGTAATAAAAAAGCATATTTTATACTGGAAGATGATGCTGATCCAGATTTTAGTGGAAAAGAAATACAAAGATTTGCCAATGAAGAAAATTTAGATAACATCGATATGGTAATATGTCAAAGCGTTTCTCCTAATTTTCCAAAAGGGAAATCACAATTTAATAAAACAACAGATAGAATGAATATTAGTATGAAACCTGGAGTATTTGATTGGGAAACAACGGAGGGAACAACTGGATATATTGTTACCAATTCTGGAGCAAGAAAATTAGTTGAACTTGTTAAACAATATCAACTTTTTAATCCCGTTGATAATTTTATTGGCAGATGTATTCAATCTGGGTTAGTTACTTTTCTGTGTCCAAACTACATTCAAGTTAAATTAAATGAAAATGTACAAACTGAAATTCATTATGATGTGCCAGATCAACTCGTTGAATATATTGATAACATTAAATTTATTACGGGATAATTATGTTTACTGATAAATTAAGACCTCCTGCCGTATATCCAGTATATCCACCATATCATACTGGTTTTTATTTGGAAGAATATTTTTCTAATTGGTGGAAAGAAAATAAAACAGACATCGATAGAGAATACATCGATATTTTCTGGACAAATATTTACTGCAATGCAGCAAATGGAGTTGCGTCAATAGATATTCAATCACATTTAAATAGTATTGATACTAATAAAAAGTATTTTACTATATGCCAACATGATGATGGACCTATGGAAAAATTACCAACAGATACATTAATTTTTTCTGCTGGTGGTAATAGGACTCAAGGAAATATTATTCCCATTCCATTAATATGTTCTAGGGTTACTGATAAGTTTATCAATGAGTCTAAGACAATTCTTTGTTCGTTTGTTGGATCAATGACACACCCAATAAGAAATAATTTATTACAAAAATGGGGAAATCATGAAGATTTTATTTTTTCGTTTCAGCAGCATTGGGCAGCAAGTGTTCCAAAAAAGAATTTAACACTATTTAAAACTCTTACATGTAAAAGTAAATTTACTCTATGTCCACGAGGATATGGAAAAAGTAGTTTTAGATTATATGAAACCATGCAATTAGGTTCTGTGCCAGTTTATATTTCTGACTCTCATTATTTACCATGGTCTGATGAATTAGATTGGTCAGAATTTTGTGTATTGATTAAACCAGAACAGATAAATGATTTAGAAGAAATATTGTCCAGCTATTCTGATAAACAAATAGAAAAAATGGTAAAGACTGCACATAAATTGTATAATGAGTACTTCTCGATGGAAGGAATGTGCAAACAAATTGCATGTAGATTACTATGATACCAAAAATAATTTATCAAACTTGGTACAAAAAAGATATACCAGAACCAATTCAAAATGCTATAAATTTGATGATGGAACAAAATTTTAATTATTCATATCAGTTGTATGATGATACTGATATTGATGAGTTTATTAAAAGTAACTTTAATCAAACTATTTATTTGGCATATAAATCACTAACAGTTGGTGCTGCAAAAGCAGATTTATGGAGATATCTTATTTTATTTAAACATGGTGGTGTTTATTTGGATATAGATTCTGTAATCTATGGCAAATTAGATGAATTAATAATCGATGATTGTGCAATTATTAGTAGAGAAAAAAACTATGGAAAATTTGCTCAGTGGTGTTTAATTTATCCACCCAATCATGAGATTTTAAAAATTTGTATTGAAAAGTGTATCTTCAATATAACAAACAAAACAACAAATGATATTTTAGAATTAACTGGTCCTGTTGTATATTCTCAGTCAATTAAAGAATATTTTAAGGATAATGACATCTACACAAAAACTGATGAATTTATCAATCATAATAAAGATACAACAAAGACAAGGGCATATCTTTGGGATTATCATGGATATGTTCACTTTAGGCACCCAGAGTCCGATGTATTATATACAGATAAAAAACACTGGAGAGATGAACAACAAACAAAGAAAGTTATAGATTCTTTATGAAAATGCATGTAGATCAAATCTATGTTTGCCATTATTCTAAACTAACAGATAGAAAACAATTTATACTAAACCAGCTACAAGATCTTGGTATAACTAATTATCAGTTTGTGGAACATTATGATAAAGATACTATAGACAATTTATCAATTTCTATACAATATCCAATGATTAATCATCCAGAAAATAAAATGACATCTGCTGAGAAATCTTTAACTCTTAAACATGTCTGGATAATTAAAGATATGTTAGAAAAGAAGTATTCATCAGTATTGGTATTAGAAGATGATGCAGTATTATGCAAAAATTTTATAAAACATTTTAACAAATATAAGTCTCAAATGGCAGAAGATTGGGATATTGGTTGGGTCGGTAGTTGTTTTAATCTTCGAGAACCACAAGTTCCCAATGTAAATGTTTATAAAACAGACAGAGGTTCTAGATGCACTCATGCTTTTTGTATAAGCAATAGATTTGCACAGAAGGTTTGTAATGAAATCTCAAATGTATATCTCCCATCAGACCACTATTATAACTACCTTGTAAAGAAATTTTCTTTAAACAATTATTGGTTTCAGCCACCCCTAGCAACACAAAGTTTAAATCATCCTTCTTCTTTAAGTGGTCAATATTGGGATGAATCTATTGTAAATTAATTATGGATATTTTATGAAAAACAAAACAAACAGAAATATGCAACCTTTTCAGGTAATGCAAACACATCATGGAAAACTTATTCTTAATAAATTTGATGAATTAATGCCATTTTGGGGCGTTGGCAGTCAAATTATGAGAAGAGGTTATTACGATATGCCCGAAATTGATTTAACTAAACAGATATTAACACAACACAAAGAAGTTTTTGGTGATGGTGTTATTGCTCTTGACTGTGGTGCTAATATTGGTGTTCATACAATTGAGTGGGCCCAATTAATGTCTGAATGGGGACATGTATATGCATTTGAAGCACAAGAATACATTTATTATGCTTTATGTGGATCTATAGCACTCAACAATTGTTTTAATGTTACTGCTAAAAATGTTGCTGTAGGAAAAGAAAATGGAAGCATGAATGTTCCTACAGTTGATTATTCAAAAAATAGTTCATTTGGCAGTCTAGAGATTAAGAAAAGAGATAATGGTGAATGGATAGGTCAAGCCATAGACTATTCGGACTCATATTCAATTCCTCTTATAACTGTTGATTCTTTAAATCTTGAACGAATAGACCTATTAAAAGTGGATGTTGAAGGAATGGAAGAAGATGTGTTTATGGGTGCAGAACATTCGATCAACAAATTTAAACCAACAATATACTTTGAACATTCTAAATCTGATAAAAATGCACTACATTTGTTTTTAACTAAGAATAAATATAATGTTCAGTATAAAGGAAACAATGCAGTAGCAATTCACCAAGATTCTCCAATTTCCATTGACATTTCACAATTTGAACTATAATTTATACATTAAGAAAGATTTATTATGAGCGAAACTAAAAAGAAACTATTTCTGTCAACATCTAGTGGTTATGATTGGAATACAATTAAACGATGGAATATGTCTGCTAAAGATACAGGACACGATGTTTGCAATTTATTGCTAAATTCTAATGATGATGTGATTAAAAGCTGTGAACAAAATGGCACAACAGGAATTGGTTATAAACTACAAACAAATAAATTACCTCACGATATGAGATTTTTGCTGCAGTACAAATACTTGATGTCTGTGAAAGATAAGTATTCTCATGTTGTTATAACCGACAGTAGAGATGTTTATTTTGCAAATGATCCATTTCCTAAACTTCTTTCTATAATGAAGAAAACCAAAAAAGATATAGTATGCGGCAGCGAATCTATATGTTATAAAGATGAAAGTTGGGGAAATGGCAATCTGATGGAAGGATTTAGTTATGTTCATGAAGAATTCAAAAACAATGAAATATGTAATGTTGGTGTTCTTTGTGGCACAGTAGAAGCAGTTGCTGATCTTTGCTTACTAATTTTTACTATGTGTTACCACAACCCTGCTGGCGTTTCTGATCAATCTTCTTTTAATATTATTATGGGAACAAAATTTGGTTCTGAAAATATTGCCATGACTAGACCTTCAGCCGGACTCATGGTTCATTTAGGGACAGTTGGTGTTCATAAATTTAGAGATAGTCTCATAGAAAAACCAACATGGGATGAAACATTAATTCCACAAATTGATGGAACTTCTATTTCAATCATTCATCAGTATGATCGTATAGACACCAGTAAATGGAATTTGTCATGAAAATAGCATTAGTTTTATCTGGACAACTTAGATCTGTATCTGAAGGATACAAATATATCAAACAAAATTTATTAAATCATTATGATGTTGATGTATTTTTTCATACATGGGCTAAAAATTGGGACAGAAATGCTATAGAGTTATATAAGCCAAAAGATGCACTGATCGAAGAAGATTCTATTTTTGATAATTTTCCAAATTACAGAATAGTTTCGGATAGTCATCCTGCTAGAAATACAATATTGATGTATAGATCAATTGCATATGCAGATATGCTTAGAAAACATTCTAAAATAGAATATGATTGGGTAATTAGAAGCAGATTTGATTTTGCATTAAATACCAAAATTGATTTTAACCAATTAGATATAACTAAAATGTATTTTTGCGATACTCGTTCTAGTACACAAGCAACAGAAGTTCATGATCAGTTTGCAATTGCAAGACCAAATGATATGGATGTATATTCTTCTGTATACAACAATATACACTCATATCATTCTGAAGGATGTGTTGTTAATGGTGAAGATCTTTTAATGTATCATTTAGCAAAAAATAAATGTAATGGTATTTCTAAAATAAGATATATTAATCTAAATCCTCCATTCATGAATGGGGAATATAATTGTGGAAAACACTCTCTTATTAGAAATGATATGAAAAAATGGCATTAAAAATTGAAGCAATTTTATTTGATCTTGATGGTGTTTTAGTTGATGCTTGTGATTGGCACTATAAAGCATTAAATTTGGCATTAGCTGATGCGGGATATCCTAT